TGCCGTCCCCAACTCATAGACCGCCGCCGCAAATCGCTTTGGATGTGGCGCAGAAGCGATTTGCGGCGGCGGTCTATGAGTTGGGGACGGCAGGATCATGGAAAGCTGCTTTTGGTGCGTTGGGCAAAACGTGCTTGCGGTTGCTGGGTTATTATATTCCGCATCCTGCAATCCCGTCGCTGGATTCTGCGGATGTGGAGGCGGTGCGGGTATTCCAACGGATGGCGGGGATTCAGGGGGATGGGCGCCCGGGGCATGTGACCCGTCATGAGGTGTTCTCTCGCATGGCCGATAGGGGATTTATCTAATAAAATAAACTATATATAGGGGGAAATGAAAGTTGCATTTTGCATGTTTTATTTGCTTGCATTATACGGCGCAAAGCCGTATACTAAAGGTAGAACCAATCGAAAGGAGAGCGAGCATGAATTTCAGAATCGAGACGGATGAAGGACAGGTGGTGCTGAAGTTTGCAGCGCATAAAACCGATCCGGCGAAAGCCGTGATTAAGGTGCCGGTGAACTACGATCCAGGTATCGCTTACGTGGCACAGTGGTGCCAGGCGCTGGGAGTGACCGAGCTGGGGGCCTCTTGGCCTGGTAATATCTATTGGATGCAGGAGGTGAATCGGGAGCAGCTGTTGGCGGCGATTGGGAAGCTGCTCGGTGGGGAACCATTGCCCGAGGCGAATTTCTTGCAATCAATGGGGCCGGATGAAGCGGATTACCAGGAAGGAGGTTTGGGATCATGAATACGCCAGTCATGCTGAGCGAAGTTCTGGAGTCTGGAAAACGGGCCGTCCACATTGAAGGTCGTCACTTTCTGGACGGGCCGCAAGCGGTCCGTCGGTACGTGACGGTAAAGGTGGAGGGGAGTTTTGGAGGGGATCCTGATGTGCGGGATTTCTTGGTCAATCTACAACGTAGGGCTGAGCCGGGGGCGCTGTTTCCTCGGGATGGTTGGATTCTGCTAGAGGATTAGAGGATTACGAGATGAATGAAACGCACTGGGAGCGCGTGCAGCGCTCCATCGGGGTACTCCGTCTGCAGTTTGCTCGCCGGTTATCTAATCTAAAAGAAATGTCAGAAGCGGAGTTAGCGGTCTTGCTCCAGGTGCTGTGGGAGGAGATGGTTGCGGAGGCGAGAGTCGCTGCCTCGGCTCCGGCGGTGGCGTCTATTTCTCAGGGGGGTGTAGCCTACTACATACCCAAATTTTCTGCGCTGTTGTACGAGTGGGTAACGATCGCGTTGAGGGGGTTGCCGCTATCGTATGTCGGATTGGTCTGCGCGCCAGAGGTCCGGCAATTCATTGAGAGTTATGCCCGGAACGCAGCAATAGCACCTAGCGCTCTGTCGTTTGCGTTGGTGGTCACTTACTTTATGGTCGCTTATGAGCGCGAGGGCAAGCGGACGTATGTGGTCTCACCGGGATTGGCAGAGCAGTTGCGGCACACGGAATTGCGCGGTCTATCTTGCGAGGATCTCCGGTTGCCATTTCCGGCGGTGTATATCGATGTCCCGGTGCAAGCTGACCTCAAAGTCTGGAACCATGATAGCGGTTGGCATCGGCTGCAGGCTATTTACATTGTGGAAGATCCGGACATCCTGGGGGAAGCACAGCAGTTGGATTTTCTGGAATTGGAACGGGAGGCGTGGGGGCTCCAGCCGGGGCAATTGCTGCGTGGATGGAGGTTGATGTTGGTGGGCGAATGCAAGGATCCGGGCAATGAAGAAATGCTGGGCGATGATGCAGTCTATTACTATCGTGTGGCGTTACCGGATGGGTTGGCAGTGGAGGCAGCGATTGAGCAGACCCGTGCGAACGCTTATCGGGGATGCGCGGACGAGTTGGCGCGCGTGGCGGCGCTAGACCCCAGTGAGTCGTGGAAGCAGGTGTTCGCGTGGGTCATGAACCTGATGATGTATGTGATTTGCGTGGAGCCCAATGCGGAACGTTGGATGCTGAACAAAGAGGCGCGGCAGCTTTGGGAGAGGATCCAAAAGACGCCTAAGGGGAGCCCCAAACGAAAGCGGTTGCACGCGGAGTTGCAACAGCTGGATCCACGGTGGCGCTATTCGATTGGCCAAGGGATTGTGGTTCGGCGCGGACGAGAGCGCGCAGAGGCGCAGAGGGGCCAGGAGCGCGGGCCGATGGCGGTGGTCAGTTGGGTGGCGGGGCATTGGAAGCGCGTGGCGCATGGTCCGGGGCGTGCTCAGCGGCGGTGGCAGTTTATTGCGCCGTATAGGAGGGGCCCGGAAGGAATCAGTGAAATCTGGAAGCCGCACCATGCCGAATGACTTGTTTTTTTGGTGGTGGTGGGCTACAACCCTCGCGCACCTGTCGGTTCTTTTCCCTTCAATTTGCGATCGATGAGACCCAAATTAGTCGCGACGGGTGCACTTTGGAGGCGCAATGGATTGGCAGTGCGTGGAGCTGTCCGAGATTCCCCAGGCGTTAGCGGATGTCGAGCGCCGGATTGAGGCGGCTGAGGAATTGATTGTTGCGTTGTACGAGGTTATTGGCAAGCAGCAACGAATTCGAGAAGAATTGCGCGCTGAGTATCGGCGGGTAATTGCTATGGCGGCCAAAAAATATCTGGAACGATTGGTGCGGTACGAGTAGATTTTCTGGAAAGGAGGAATGGGTGGCGAAACATGAAGCTGATTACATTGATAGGGCATTTTTTTGGGCGCAATTGTTGGCAGCAATTTCTGCCCTGGGCATGTTGGCGATTTTTGCCTGGTTGATGGGATGGTTTTAGGCGGCGTGAGCTTACGAATTTTTGGCTCTCCAGTCCCGCGTAAAAGATATGGGTGCGACTTGACATCTACGGCTTTTTGCCGTATATTATAGTAGTGGGGGACAAGGAGAGCGAGATATGGAAAATCAGCAAGATAGGATTGAAGGAGTTGTGTGCGGTACGGCTATTGGGGATGCCCTGGGGTATCCGGTGGAATTCTTGGACATCGAAGCGATTCGCAAGCGCCATGGACGTGTGCTCGGATTTGTCGAGCTGCGCGTGATGCCGGGGCGTCCGGAGCCGGTGGCGCTCTACAGTGATGACACGCAGATGTTTATCGCGGTTGCGGAAGGGCTGTTGCGGGCGCGTACACAATCGAATCTGGATGAGGCCGCATATGCGGTGGCGGAGGAGCTGGTCCGCTGGGCGGATTCCCCGGAGAACAACCGGGCTCCAGGCGGGGCATGCATGCTCGGTTGCCGGAATTTGGCCATGGGGATGGATTGGCGCTCTGCGGGCAAGCGCAACGGTGGGGGCTGTGGAGCGGCGATGCGCTCTATGGCTCAGGGCATCTGGCAGTGGGAAGATCCGTGCCAGGCGGCATACTGGGCGGGCGAGATGGCTCTGATGACCCACCGGTTGCCCATGGCGCAGGCGTCGGCAGCGGCGGTGGCGGCGATTGTGGCTGCGCTCCTGTGCGAGGCGGCGCCTCTGGAGGCGGCAGAGCGGGGTATCCAGGCGGCTGAGCGGTATGATGCGGAGACGGCGCGCATGCTGCGCCAGGCGGTCGAGCGGGCTGTGCGGGCGCGGCAGTTGATGGCGCCGCGCTCGAAAGTGATTGAAGCGCCGACCCTTTGCGGATTGGGCACTGAGGTTTCGGATATCTTGGCGGGGGTGCTCAACCAGTGGCGGGGGTGGAGTGGACACGAAGCGGTTGCAGCTAGTTTGTTCTGTTTTCTGACGTTTCAAGAGAGTTTTTCGGATACGGTGATTGCCGCAGTCAATTCTTCGGGCGATTCGGATTCGCTCGGGGCAATCGCGGGAGCTTTTTCGGGGGCGTATCTGGGAGCCGGCAAGATTCCCATCGAGTGGCGCGAAAATGTGGAAAACGCCACGTTCCTTCACGAATTATCCAATAGGCTTGCGGATTACTTGCAAAAAACAGGGTCATTTTCTGCGCTGGCGACTTAATCCGATGGGGGGATGGAGGCGTGTAATGGAGGCGGAAGTCGCTGCTGGGTATTGTTGTGGCCGTTGCCGGCGGCATTGGGATACGTTTTTGCGCGCGGAGAGCTGTTGCGCAGCTGCCTGCGCGGATTGTGGGGTTGCGTTTGGCGCCCAAGCTGTCCGGTACTCGGGCGACGATGGCCAGGGGCGTTGCTGGGTTTGCTGGAGGAGCTACCAGGAGCGCTGCGAGGCCAAACGGTACGAGCAGGCCATCAGCTGTCCAGCCATAGGCTATGCAGGCCCGGTTTATTACCAGAATCGAGAAAAATTCTATCCTTCTGCTTTGGAGGCTTTTGCCGCTGTGCAGGATGAGGTACTCGGCGGTGAAATCGAACGCGTCCAGGTACGGTGTTACGTGTGCACGATCAAACCGTTTCGCCTCACTACAGCGGCGGTGCTCGCTCGGGCGTTGGAGGAGCACGCACCAGGCTCAGCGTTTGATGAGGAAGCTCGGTTGGTGATGTCGCGTTTTCTGGAATTGTGGAATGCGCGGTACGCTGATCAGGTGGAGTCGTGGATCCCAGATTTTTCCAGAAAAATTGTATTTCCAGATATTTGGGTGGGCAGTCCCTCGGTGGTAGAGGTGGAGGGAGAGGAGGATCTGTGTTAGTTCCAGAAAAACTTTTAGGCGAGAAAATCGAGAGTGAAGATCAGGCGCGAAATTGGGTCAGCGAATTGGTCCAAGACATGAAATTCTGGAGGGCGGAGTGCGATGTGCTTTTCCCGCATGACGCGGCCAAGACCGCCCAGCACCAACGCCGGGCGTGTTGGACGTTCCTGACCAAGCAGGGCAAGGTGGTGGGGGCTTTGCAAGCGCTGTTTCTAGCGGGTAAGATTAGCGAGTGCTGTTATCAGGAGTTGAATCAGACGGCGATTAATGCGCTTGCTCCAACATTGGTGGGCCATGCGCGCTAAAGCCCCGACAGAATACACATACGAGGTACGGGTCATGGTGCCGGGACGGGGCGCCAAGGTATCGCATCTAACTGTGTCAGTGTTAGCGGATTCGGATCGAGCTTGTCAGGAAGAGGCGATCCGACTATTGAAGGCGCATGGCGTAGTCATGCGCTGGGAGAAGATGGCGGGAAATAGTTATCGTTGAGGGGGTGTGGAATGGTTGTTTACGATCCGCGTAAGCAGAAGATCATCGATGAGGTTTCCCAAGTGTACAAGGTGGGCATGGCGCCCGAGCATGGTTCCGATTGGTATTGTGAGGTGCGGGCGTTTTCTTTTTCTGCTGCGGCACTGAGGGCTGCCGAGATGGCGCATTCGTCGTGGGCTTGGGAGGCGACGTGGCCGTTGCAGTTTCTTGTGACGGATGCGGGTGGGCGTTCACGTTGGGTCGTGGTGGAGAGGGAAATCCAACCGCGGTTTATGGTGCGGGAGATGAAGGAGGTCGGCAATTGATCACCATATGGACCATCTATGATCATCCGCTCGATTTCCCAGAAAAATGGGTAGTCCGCGCGCAGGATATTGTTGGCGGGTTGGTGCTGCCGCGGCCGAATTGCACATGCCATGATTCATTGCAGGCGGCGCGGGAGGCTATTCCCCAAGGGACTATCCGCATAGATCGGTCTGCGCAAGATGCTCCATGCATTGCGGAGGTCTGGATATGAGCCCAGAGATTGAGGCAGATAAATATGAGGCAGCGGAAGCAACGGTGAATTCTTTGTTGCGCTATATCAGTAGAGCAGCTGCGGCATATTGGGCGGGGACGGGGAGAGCGCCTAACAGTGTTTATGTTTCACCGTACCTGGAGGGCGTTTTGCGAGGGGCCATAGGAGGTAGTGCGGTCAATTTGACGCTCTCTTTCTCCCAGTCGCTGGCTAATGCGGGGTTGGTTCCAGAAAATTCGGATGGTATTCAAGTGCAGTTGGTGATCCGGCAGGCGCAGAATGCGCAAAGCTATTGGGGTTTTTTGTGCGTTGTTTGCGAGGTGCCGGCATGATGATTTGGGTGGAAGGGCTCATCGGTGCGGGCAAGACAACATTTTGCCATAAGGTCGCAAAAGCGATTCCAGAGATTCGTGTGTTGGAGGAACCGGTGCAGACCAATCCATATCTGGAACGTTTTTATTTGTCTCCCAAACGTTGGGCTTTTCCGATGCAGATTGACTTGCTTTTTCGTCGATTCGTTATCCAGAAATTGGCTGCCTATGAGGCGCTCAATGGTGAGCCGTATCGTGCGGTGTTGATTGATCGTGGGATGCCTGGAGATAGGGTATTTGCGCAGCTCCATTATGCACGCGGCAATATGGATTTTCTGGAGTGGCAGACATACGGTCGAGTCTATAAGATGCTTGCGTGCTCTCTTTTGCCCCCATCGATATTGATCTATCTGCATGTGGATCCCAAACGGGCGATGGACCGGATTTGGGAGCGCAAGCGGGAAGCAGAGTTGGCCTTGGATCTGGAGTACCTTATTCAGCTGCAAAACGGGTACGAGCAAATGTTGTCGGAGCTGGCTGCGGGGAATCATCCCTGGGGTCGGCAAGTCGAAATCTGGAAAGTGGATTGGAATCAATGGGGGATGGCAGGAGCGCTCATTGACGCGCTCCGGGATCGGGTGATCCGTGGATTGGGCCGAGCTGGTGAAAATGGTGCGCGAGCAGAATGAGGCACGGGAATGCAAACTGGATGTGGAGCTGGGCCAATGGGTGCATCGCTTTTTGCCCGGTTCTTGTCGGTGTCGATGCGGCGCATGCGTAGTGCGTCAGCCGGTGCGCAGAGCGCGCATCGGTTGGTACGGCAGGCCGGATCGGCGGCATGTCTAGGAGCGGACCAGGGCCGATTTCTGGAATGCGATGGTGTCGTGGGCAGGGTAGTTTGCACTTTTTGCGGGATGGCGATAGGTTGCTCGTGTAGCCTCCTTTTGATAAGTGCGTTGAAAAACCCCACCGATGACACGCCGGTGGGGTTTTTCGTGAAAGGAGTGGAAATGCCGCAGGAGCGAATTTATTCAGCGCAAAAGATTGTTGAGGCCCTCGGGCAATTTGGCATTGAGCCGAAAGAGGCGGTGGCATTGCTGCATGCGCAGGATATGCCCGCGTTGCAGCGACGATTGAAAGAGGAGTGGCATAAATTGGCTTTCCGGCTCCATCCCGATCGTGGCGGGGACGAGGCGGCATTCAAGCGGTTGTCCGCGCTTTATGATGCACTGGAGAAGCTTCGCCCGGTGCGTGTTGCTGCGCCTCAGCCGATGGATTTTGGGGTAGTGGTGGTCGTGGGCTTTGATGGCGCGACGATATATCACCGTCCTATTTGGGGGTCATCGAGTACCACTACTGGAGTTTGGTAGTGTAGCAGTTCGGTAGGATCAATGCGGAAAGTTGCAGTCGAGAATCGTGCGGGATGCGGGTCATTTTTCACTTGCTATCTACGGCAAAATGCCGTATACTGATTGTAGCACTTGTGAAAGGAGAGTGACCCATGAAAATTACCGCCAAATTTGAAAGCACTTGCCCGAGCTGTGGGAAAACGATCAATTGCGGTGACGCCGTGGAGTGGGAGAAGGGAAAAAAGGCTGTCCATGTTCGTTGCCCTACGGCGAAGGCCACGGCGAAGGCCACGGCGAAGGCGCCTCTCGCGTCAGTAGCAGGAGGCGCAAAGGTGGCCTCCGGGCACAACAAACGTGCGGCTTCTTGTGATCGGTGTGGCGCATGGTTGGCGGCGGGGGAAGGGGTGCTGGTCCGCTGTTACGCGGATACTGGTTGCATGAAGCATTTCGATGAGGATGGGTGGCATGTGTACTGCCCGGCGAACAAGGCGGGGGAATGCAAAAAACAGCGCGAAGTAACACTGGCTGTGCAAAAGGCGGCTAAAGCCAAGGCGGCGGAAGAGAAAAAAGCGAAGGCTGCGCAAGAGGTCGCAGATCGCGCAGCGATCGACAATTTCCGGAAAAATTTGGGGGAGATGGGATACGTGCGGGCGACGGGGGATGTTTTCCCCGAGGCGACAGGCCGAGCGGAAGTGTTTCGGAAAAAATGCGCGTTCGGGACAGTCATATTTTGCCGTCTGGAAGTGAGTGGACAGGAGATTTATTGGGAATCCGCCCATGGGTACGACGACTATCGGCATTACACTTGGGCGCCAGCGCCCATAGTAAATGCGTGGTTGGATCAGCGTATTGCCCAGTACGGGATTACCAAGGGCAGAGCAGCAGAGTGGCTGCAGAACTTTTCTGGCTGCGAAGGCGAGGAGCTATATCGGCGGGCGCTGGAGACTGGTGCGGATGAGGCGGGGGAGAAGGTGGAGTGATTTTCATCTGCTTTTTTCTTCATTTCTTCTTATTTACTTTTCATTTGCGGGGATTCAACGGAGGTGGTCTATGCCGACACTTTCATCTAGTTTTCTGTGCTGGTTTTCTGGCAAGGCATTACAGCGCGCGACGGAGGCTTTTGCCCTGTTGGAGCGATCAGTCGCAATGGGCGAATGGCTGCCCAAGGCATCTCAGCATTGTCGGGCGGCATTTCGGCAAGCCAATGAGCCGCGGAAGATCCTCAACCGCAATAGGTGGATTGAGCAGTTGCGCAATCCGGGTGATACCGATTACCGCAATGCGGGGCGGAGTATCCAGAGGGCGATAGCCTACGGGCAGTGGCAATGGCTGTCCGACGTGGATTTTCGAAGGCTTGTTTTAGATCCGGGAGACGCGACACTCTCAGCGGACGAGCAGCGGGTGGTTGCCGAGATCGCGCGGCTATGGGGAGACTTTCGGCCAATTTTGGCCGCGATGAGCGTGCTCGATCGGACGCGGCCCAGGCCGGTGTTCACTGCCTTGGGGGTCTCGCGGAGAATTTCTGGAACTTTGCGCGATCTAGGGGCGGTCAAGGTCGAGGTTTGCCAGATTGAGTACCAACGGATTGCGACGACCGATGCGAAGGGGGCGAAGAGTTGGCGCTGGGTGGCACGATTGCTTTGGCCGGAGGGGACGGTGCACGGGAGTTCCCGCTATGGAGTTTCTCAGGCGGGCAATCGGCAATGTGAGGCCTGTGGGCACGCTATCCAAAATCCGGGCAACTGGGTGCCGTTGGTAGTTTGGCGCAAAGCCGCCCTTCCCCAGTCGCTTTGGGTTGGGAGGGAGTGCGCCAAGTCGCTTTTTGGGATCAAGATGGTTGGTGACTTTGGGCTGGCACAGGAGCAAGGGGATGCAGCGGTCTGAGAAGAAATATCGTGCGATTCGAAATGAGCTAGTGTTCAAAATTCTGGAATACGGGCATGCGTGCGCGGAAGAACGTCAGCGCACCCCTTGCACGGATTGGCCTTTGGATTATTGGTCAGAGCAGCGCAGGAAGCTGCGCCGAGAGATTGTTGCGCGTGTAGATAGTTTGATTGCGGACGCGCAAAAGCGCAAGTAAGCTGCTCTGAGAAAGGTGGAGGGTGTCGTGCGTGAAAAAGCGCCAAAGCCGCGCTGCTATTGTTGCAGCGAGTCGGCGAGGTATAGCGTGGAGCTGGTCAATCAGGATACGCGGATTTATCTGCCCAATCAGATGGTGCGTGGGCAGGGCCATCCTTGTTTGCGGGAAATTTGGTTTTGTGCTCGATGCATGCGGGCAGTGGAGGATGCGTTGAGGGCGACCATCAATTACCGAATCCGGGAATCGCGGCAAGAAAATGTTCCAGAAAACGAAGAATGAGGGGAGCAGCGTGGTGCGCCAGATCAAATATTGCGCGGATGGGAAGGATGCGTTGGTGCAGAAAAAGGGATTGGTGCGTGATTTGGTATGCATGATCAAGCAGTGCTCGCTTGATAAAGTGGATGCGCATGGGGCTATGATAGATTGCTTTATGCGCGAAGATGCTGCTTATATTTTGGGGAGGATTGAAGGTGCGCAGGTTCACGAGCTGCAAATCCGCAAAGAAAAATTAGAGGCGTTTTTGCGCGCATTGAGTTGGTACACGGATACTTTTCAGCCGAATACGGGGAAAGGGTTTCCAGAATTGTACCAAGAGGGGATCTGTCATCTTGAGCGCATCAATACTGAGATTGCGCGGATCATGACACTCCAAGAGGCAGCGGGATCGGCAGTTGCGCGGGGCAAATGATCGAGTTGTTGCGCGGTTCTTTTTCCATTTGAAATTCCAGAAAAAATTGGGGGCTCTTTTCGCGCTTGACATATACGGCATAATGCCGTATTATGGGGGTATAGGGTCAAGCTGCGAGTGAGAGGAGATCGGCATGAACAAACTCAGGAGAGATGCGAGCCGGCAGACAACTAGATTGGATTTGCATGTGCACACCCGGGGCTCCGATGGTACGGGTTCGCCTGAGGAGATTATCGCGAAGGCCATTGAGCGGGGACTGGATGGGCTCGTCATTTGCGATCATCACCGGACAGTGACTGCCGAGGGTACGCGGGTGATCGAGTTGGGGCGGCAATATGGGCTCATCATGTTGCGCGGGTGCGAGTACAGCACCAAGCAGGGGCATTGCTTGGTTTACGGTTGCGATGTCGATGCGCTCAATCTCGGGCGCTATCCCGAGATGCAGGCGGTGATTGACGCGGCGGAGCGGGCAGGCGGCGTAGCTTTCCCGAGTCATCCGTATTACGGCTACCGCGAAACGTGTGGGGACCATGTGCGGCAGCTTCGGGGGTTGGTGGCATTCGAAACATTGAACGGTCAGAATGAAGTGCGGGCCCGGGAGACAAACGAAAAGGCCGAGGCGGTCGCGCAGGAGATGGGGTTGAGGGGGGTTGGCGGTAGTGATGCGCACAACCCTGAGCAGGTGGGGCTCATCTATACGGTGTTTTTGGGGTTGGTGCATACAGAGCGCGAGTTGGTCAAGGCGCTTCGCGCGGGGGGTTTTCGGGCACTGCGGAATCGGCGGGTGATAGAGGGCACAAAGTTGATTCGCTCGAAAGTCTTTCCAGAAAATTCGGTGATGTCACTTCCGGTGAGCAAACCCATTGATCCTCTGTTTTCTGGCCGAAATGTTTGGGGGGAGGAGATGACTGGCTGGACAAAGCAGCGAAGGTAGGGGATTTTAGCGGGCATGAGCCCGAAGAAAATATCACCCCCGTTTTGTAGCCCTCCAGTGCGAACCCCGGTCAGAGGCCCGGTGCGAACCCCGGTGCGGATTGTTACTACCGCATTGCCCATCCTTGCTGCGAGAAGCATCATCGAGGATGACCCGGCGAGTCTTATCCCGGGGTTCAGTCCCGAGGAGTTGTTGAGTGGGGATATCAATGAGGGGGCGTTGCGCGATGAGCGGTTGCTTATTGAGCGGCTGCGCCGGAAGCTGTTGCGCCTCTCGGACGACCAGCCGTTGGCTGGGATTCCAGAAAATGTCTGTGAGGCGGAGCCGCTGGGTATCGAGCGGATTTTGGCATCCCCTCCAGAATTTGCGGTGACCGAGGAGGAGATTGTCGATGCGGTGCGGGATGCGACTGATTCGGACGATCCAGACCCGCATTGGGAAGAGGCGACTTGGCAGATGATCCGCAGTTCCTGCGCGTTCATGGCGCAGGAGCTTCTCCGCGGTCCGCCCGAGCCGCCCTACAACGGCAAGTTTTTCATCTCAGAGCACCATCAAGAATGGGACAAACTTGTGTACGAGTACAAGCGGCTTTGCGTTCTCGCCAGCCGTGACCATGGCAAAACTTATTTCTTCGATTTTGCGTTTCCGATTTGGCAGATCCTCCGACAGCCGTGGGGGAGCGGTTTCATCTTTAGCGCTACACAGCCGCAAGCCGAGCGTATTCTCGGGGACATCAAGTATGAGATTGAGACCAATCCCAAGCTCCAGTGGCTGCTTCCTTCCAGAAAGGACAGATGGTCGAGCACAAGCATCCGAATGAGTAACGGGCATCGCATTTTTGCGCGTGGGTTTGGGACAAAGGTTAGAGGCGCGCACCCGGATTGGATAGTCTGTGACGACGTGCTCAATGACGAGACGATGTACTCTGAGACGGTGCGGCAGAAACAGATTGATTATTTCTACACGGCCATCACCAACATGATTGTGCCAAGCGGGCAGATTGTGGTGGTGGGGACGCCTTTCCATCAGGGCGATCTGTATGCGAGCTTGCGGGAAAATACGGAGTACCACTTCGAGAAATACCAAGCTCTCGATGCAGAGGGGAAAGCGCTCTGGCCAGACCGTTACAATGAGGAGCTGCTCAAGAGGCGTAAAGCGGAGATTGGGGCCATCCGGTTCACGCGCGAGTTTCTCTGCGAGCCGATAGCCGATGACATGAGCTTGTTCCCGCAATCGCTCTTTCGCGGGGAGCCCATTGAGCAGATGGCGCTGACGCTTGGGCTGCCCAAGGAGTATTGGGATAGGTTGGGAGTGCGGATTTTCATCGGAGTTGATTTTGCCATGAGTTCAAGCGTGCAGGCGGATTACACGGTCATCTTTATCATGGGGCTGGACAAGTTTGGCAATCGGTGGGTCATCGACATCATCCGCGAAAAGGGATTGCCCTATCAGGAGCAGTTGAGCCTCATCAACGGGGTGGGGCGCAAGTATGATCCTGCGCTTATTTTTCTGGAATCGAATCAGATGCAGCGCATCTTTGGAGACGAGCTGATCCGCTTGACGGATCTGCCGATCAAGGAGTTTATAACCGGTGTCCAGAAAAACAGTTTGGACAAGGGAGTGCCCAGTTTACGGGTGCTTTTGGAGAATAAAAAATTTCGTATTCCTCGTGGGGATAAGCGTTCTGTGGAGTTGACCGAGACGTGGATTTCGGAGATGCGGAGCTTTACTTGGTCTGAGGGCAAACTTCAATCTGTAGGGGGTCATGATGATACGGTGATGGCGTGCTGGATTTGCGATCAAGCAGTCAGGCACGGTGGATTTGAATTCAGTTTTGGCGAGGAGTACAAGGCGCTCAGCCCAAGCGAGATGGCGGAGTTGATGAAAGAGTTGACTGGGGAGGAGCCGGCGAAGAAAAATAAGGGCAACGGAAAAGATGCAGAGCCTACAAGCATGCCTGCGAATTTGGTGCCGGATGAAGCGAGTGGCGCAAGCTGGGCAATAACAGACGTTGGCCGGTACTAGAGCTGGGCGGAAAACGTGGATACGGGTAGAGTGAAGGAAGCAACATGGGGGCTGAGCAGCGGAAGGCGATTGTGCTCGCTCTCATCGTCAGAAGTTGCTCAGCCCCCTTTAGAGGGCCAAGTCATGGCGGATATCCATTTTGTGCGTGTGACCATTCAGCCGAGTGGTTGCGAGCTGGATCTGGCTGCACACGATTTACCGGCTGCGCGTTTGATTTCGGAGTACCTCCAGATCAAAGGCGTTGAGTGCCGGATGCAGACCCGGTTTTTTCACGACGGGGAAAAGTGCCCGACTTGCGGACGGGAGATAGCGGAGGGTGTAAATGCGTAAGGGGCAGATAAGTTTGGTGGCGTTGTTGACACTGTTGGCGGCAATGGTTCTTATTTGGGCGATGGTATCCCAGAAATTGGACATCCAGGCAAAGCGATTGGCGGAGATTGAATCACGCGCGTGCAGTTGCCCGCCTGCGTTACTTCCATGACTGCGAGGTGCTGAATGCTGATTTCAGAAGAAGGCGCATGCCAACAGATTCAGGAGCTGTCAAAAATCCCGGACAATTTGGTGGAAGCTGCGCATCGATTTGCCGATCGGTTGTGCTGCCCGCATTGCGAGGGCAGGGGCGGTTGGGCTGCGAAGGATGCTCCGGCAGTGTTGGATTGCATCCATTGCAATGGCAAGGGTTGGTTGAGGCGAAAGACGTTAGAAGAGCGCTTGACAGAGGCGGGGAAATACGTGCCTGCGAATTTCGCGGTGTTGCTTGGGGCGCTTATCGCTCATGCTGATTTTTTGGGGCTGCAGCGCGTGTGGCATTGGGATGAGCAGAAGAGGGACGGCATTGGGTGGGTTGTGACGCTTTGGCCGCGTAAGCTTTGGCGTTACCATACGCAACCGAAGGCATCCATCATCGAGGCAATTCTGGACGCTCTCCAGTATTTGGAAAATCCAATCGAGCCGCGGGGGATCAGTGACGGTTGACATTATTCAGAATTTACTTCGAGTGGTTGATGAACAAGTCACTAACTCCACTTTGTGGCGTGTGGATAAATCCGCGCAGTCTGCGTTGCTGGCCAGGGAAATTCAGCGGCTGCATGAGATGATTTTCCAGCTACAAGATTGGGAGGCGCGATTGGCTGATGCGGAGCGGGAGCTGGAGGCAGCGCGGCGAGCGTTGCACACGATTGGGATCGAGGAAGCAAAGCTGCGTTACGAGTTGGGGTTGATGCGGAGCGCATTCATGGTTTATGGGGCGCATTGCACGCCATGCTTTGGTGTGCCGTGCAATTGTGGATTCGAACATGAGCAGAATCGAGCGCGCGCTGGATTGCTGCGCAACGGCATAAGCGTCTGACCGGTGGGGGTTGTCTTTTCCGGGTTGGGCGCCGATACTGGCATCCAGAACCAGCTAAGAGGAGTGAACGACATGCCGGCGAACGTGGTCCATTCCGCGGAGCAAGAACGTTTGTGGGAAAAAGCCAAGGCCCAGGCCGAGGAGCAGGGACGGGCCAAGGATTGGCAGTACATCATGGGCATCTTCAAGCGTATGGGTGGGCTCGAAAAGAGCTATGTTGTCCCATCGCGTTTCAGGGCATCCACGGTACCCGGACAGGTGCCTAGTCGAGAGCGTTTGGCGGCGATGCGCGAGCAGCGTGATCTGGAGCAAATGCCCCGGCGGCCTGACCTCGTGCAGCTGTTGCAGAACACGGACCCGATGGGTTCTGCATCGAGCGTGGTTCGAGGTCTCGGTTTCGATGCGCGGGCTTCTGGAAGCTGGGAGCGGTTTCTGGAAAAGGCGGCGGCTTCTGCGCCCAATGAGCTGGTGCTGCGCCAGGCCGTTGTCGCGCAAGCGCGGGAAGACCATCTGCAACCGGAGCTGCGCCAGGCCATTCTGGAACGGGCGCTGTCTTTCTGGAGAACAATGCGCAAGTCGATGGTGCAGGTGGTGACGGTTGATGAGCTGAAAAAGGCAGGACCCTACGCAAATGCGGGCATGCAAAAGGCGTCGCCTCCTGAGACATGGACGGTGGAGATCGATTGCTCGCCAGCCGGCGCGCAGTCGCTTGTCAAGCTCATTGGGAAGGTCAAGCAATTGGGCAATCCAGGGCATTCGTTTGGCATCGTTCTCGACCCGGACAACGCCAAAGAGCAGGCGGGTTGGGATGGCGATGGGCCTGAGCGTATTTTCGAAATTCGGACACGCAAATCACAGCCGTTCCAGAAAAGCGATCCGCGTGGCGGCGCTTACCATCGCCGGGTCCCTCAAGAGGGCGGTGGTTATCGTTACATCTACGATCCGGAGAAGTATCAGGCTCGATCGGATGCGCATGTGGATGGCCGCGAAGCGCGCAAAGCGTATCTGCATTCGCGGATCGCCCGCGAGGTTGAAGGCTGTGGGCTAGATGGTTGTGACCCGCAGATGGTGTTGGAAAAATTTTCTGGAAAATTCTCAGCTGAGGAAATCAAGGAGGCGTTCAAGAGCGGTTGCGGCGGAAAGCTGGAATTCAAAAAGGGGCGGTTCTATGTTAGGGCTGGTGCCACTGAGGCCACCGCGAAGTCGGTACAGGGTAAGTTTTGCATAAGGAGATAAGCATGGCGGCGCGGTTTTTTCTGCGGTCGGAGTTGCGTAAAGCGCAGGGCCCTTTCATCGGGCCGAAGGGCGGCAAATGGGCTGATGCGGCGCATACCATCCCCTGGAAGGAACCCGGTGCTGCGGGGGGTGGTGCAGGCAATGCTTTGGTGGCTCAGGGGGACAAGCTCATCAGCGAGCTGAGTCATTATCTGAGCGGCAAGGGCAAAGGCATATCACCGCAGGACTACGACAATCTCGATACGGTAGTGGGGCAGTTGCGTGATACTCGGGATCAGCTCAAGACTGCAACCGATAAGGCGCATCAAAAAATGCAGTCTACTGGGGACCAGGATGATGCAGAGCATGCCAATCACCTTGCGCACGCTCTGCATCGGGTGGAGACGGCGCTGGGGATCAAGAAGCCTTCTGCGTCGTCTGTGCCGAAAGCGGATGTGCCGAAGCCGAAGGCGGCCAAGCAGGCACCTATTGGCAAGGCCAATGAGCACAACATCGATGCGGTGCCGGCGGGCATGGCCCGCGCTTGGCATCAACGTTGGAAGAACGGGATCACGCCGGAGCCAATTTCCGGAACTTTGCACAAGCAGATCGCGAATTATCTGGTTCGCCATCATGATCGGGGGATGAATGCCGAAGACCACATGGCGGCGGCAAAGTTCCATGAGCAGTACGGCGACGATGTTTATTCTGGAGAGAAGCTCCCCAGTCTGCCGCACAAACTCGCGCGCAGTCAGCGGCGGCATTTGCATTCGACGCTTGCCAATCTGCATGAGAAGATGGCCACGAATCCAGATTTTGTGGGCAAGGTCTACGCGATCGCTGGAAAGAAGCCCAAAGTGAAAAAGTCATTTTCAGGATTGGACGGCATACAAGAGTACGCAAACAATTCTCGGTTTGAGGAGGTTGAGATGGGACAGGACTTTTTGAAAAAGGGATTTCCGCCTCCGGTGGCTTCGTCTCCGGCGGCTCCAGCAATGGCGGGCGGCGCTGCACAGGGTGGTAGTTCGATTCGGCGTTGGAAGGGGCCTGCAGGGAAATGGCTCTATGAGCACGACAACCCCGATCACAAGGCAGCTATCGATGCGTCCAATGCTGCCGAGACCAATCCGGGGACAGCGGGAGACCTCATCAACGCGCATCAGGCCGCAGCGGCTGCGCACCTCAAGGCTGCCCAGTCGATGCATCAGGATCCACAGGCGGCAGCGGAGCACGCGCAGGTTGCTGCCGATCATGCAAAGGCGGCGGCTGTGGTGCACGCGAATTATTTCACAGGCAAGGATGCGGCGGGCGCATCCGCGCAACCGGGACAGGCGCCAGTAGCGTCTGCGCCCGGGCAGCAACCGGGTACGGCACCTGCACAGCCTCCGATGCCGGGGAAATCGATTGCTCCGGGACAGACGCCAGTACCCCCGACGGACATGAAGACCACACCCAGCAACCCGGGCGGAGGTCAGCCCCCAATCGCGCCGTCTCAGCCGGGTGGGGCGATTCCGCCCGCAAAGTCGCAAGCAGAAAAAATGAAAAAGTTCCAGAAATCGATCGATGGGATTGATGGGCTGAGTGCATATCTGGCCAAGGCCCAGGGCATGCCTGAGGGTGGCCCGCAGGAGCAGCTCGGTACGGGCGAAGAGCAGGGCGGCAAAGTCGATGGTGTGGGTCAGCAGTCAGGCGATGGCGATTCAGGCGGCAAAGGTTCCGGCGCGCCGGGTGTTGCGCATGAGAAATTGTCAGAAGACGACGAGGAAGACGAAGGGCAGATGAAGCCGCACAAAAAGCCGATCGAGACTGCGAAGTCGATGGCGGTGCCTGCCCATCAGCGGGAGATGGTTGCCCGTGAGCATGCTGTTGCGGTCTCGCAGCTCCAGAAAAGCGATGACGTGGTTGTAGGCTTGGGGGTCGGGCGCAAGCTCCCTCTCTCTGCGCCCGTTCCCCGGGCCATTTCTTGGCGGCAAGGCAAAGATGGTTTTGTGACCTACTCGAATCAAAGCGATTTGGATGTGGAGCGGCTGACCAAATCGGGCGAGTTTTACGTTGGCGATGCTCCCCAGATTTCACGGGTCGCACCACTTGTTGCGCAACAAGTCCAATGCCCGAGCTGTCAGAGTCGGATGGCGAAGTCGCTTGCGGTTTGCCCGGAATGCGGGGAAGGCGCCCAGCGCGCGGTGCCAAGGGTTATTTCGGATGGGGAGAGTGCTCCCAAGAGCGAGTACAACCGCCCGGGTCTGTTGCGGCCGGCGCGTCACCGCGGAGATATTTACTTCCCGGGGAAGTGAGGAAGCTCGATGGGCATGCTCGACAATTTGCAGCGGCTGGGGTGGAGTGCAGCTCAGCTCGCTGCGGCTGGATTCCAGAAAGCGGCAACGGCGCTTGCCCCTATGCCGACTGATGATGGCGCAGATACGATTCCGGGCGGCATGAATGCGGATACTGCGTTGACAAATCCGGTGCCGACCGAGAAGGCGGAAAAGGATCCGAAGGCGTTATTTTTTGATCCTTTCGCTATCATCGAGCAGTTGGGGTTCAAAGACCGTCCTTCCATGGTCACTTATGGGACGCTCAAAGCGATCATGTGGCGCGTGCCGATCGTGCAGGCTATCGTGCAGACGCGCATTCAACAGATAGCGGCGTTTTGCCGACCGCAGCACGATCGGTACCAATTGGGGTATCGATTGAAGCTGCGTGAGCAGGAGAAAGAGCCTAGTCGCATCGAGCGGCAATGGATGACGCAAATGGAAGGGATCATCAATCGCACGGGCGTGACCGATAACCCGCGCGGTCGAGATAGCTTCGAGCGGTTTCTGCGGAAGATTGCCTGGGACAGCATGGTGTACGATCAAATGTGCTTTGAAGTTGTCCCGAATAAGCGAGGTCAGCCCGCTGAGTGGTATGCGGTCGATGCGGCAACGATTCGACTGGCCGATAGCGCGAGCACGTATCTCAATGAGGATCTCGATACGGCCATTCGCTACGTCCAGATTTACGACGGGATGATTATCGCCGAGTATACTTGCGATGAGTTGTGCTTTGCCATCCGCAATCCGCGGACGGACATCAAGCTCCATGGCTACGGAGTGAGCGAGCTTGAGATGCTCATCCCGACGGTGACCAGCATCCTCTACGCTTTCGACTATAACCAAAAGTTCTTCAGCCAGGGCAGCGCAGCGAAGGGCATCATCAATTTCAAAGGCACGGTTCCAGAAAAACAGTTGCAGGCTTTTCGGCGCCATTGGTATCAAATGCTGAGCGGAGTCGAGAACGCTTGGCGGACGCCGATCACAAACTCCGACGAGCTGCAGTATGTCAATCTGCAGCAGTCCAGCCGCGACATGGAATTCAACGCCTATATGGATTTTCTGATCAAGATCACCTGCGCGATTTACACAATCGATCCGGCGGAAATCAATTTCAAGTATGGCAACGTTGGTCAGAAATCAGGCCTGCAAGAGTCGTCCAACAAAGAGAAGGTGGTCGAATCGAAAGAACGCGGTTTGCGCCCGTTGTTGCGCGGTATCGCCCAGGCGATCAACCAGTACATCATCTGGCCGATCAACGAGGAGTTCGAGTTTGACTTTGTTGGGTTGGACGCCAAAACGAAAGATGAGATCGCCGACCTCAACATGAAGCGCGTGAAAAGCTTTTGCACAGTGGACGAAATCCGTGCAGAAGACGATCTGCCTCCGTTGCCGAATGGCGGGGGAGAATTGTTGCTGGATCCCACCTGGCTGCAATTCAACGCGCAGAAGCAAGCGATGTCGCAGGGCGGGATGCCCGGGGCTGGATCGCAGATGGGCGAAGGCGATTCTGATATCTCTCCCGATGGCACAACACCGGGGAATGGAAATCCGATCGACTTCGATTCGCTCATCCGTCAGTATGATCAACAGGGCGCAGATGACGGCGCTTTGGCGGACGAGGCCAGCAAGTCAACGCGCAAGTGGATTGTGAACCTCTAAGGAGATCGATATGCGACTGAGGCACAAAGTTATCGTGAAGGTATCCGACGATGCCGACATGAAGGATTTGCTGTTTGCGACAGATGAGCAGCTCGCCGAGGTGATTATTGACAGTTGGACCAAATCGCTATCGGGTAAGGTTACTGTAGCGATGAACACTGCCGAGAATCTCTGCTTGGGCGATATCGCCTTGGTCAAAGGGATCTACCTCAAGGCCAACAAGGACGTTACGATCAAGCTCAATGGGAGCGCAGATCCGATCGTGCTCAAGCGCTCGGGGACCTCCACCAATCATTTCGCCAAACTCTTTTTAGAAGCTGCCATCACCCAGGTCAATATTGCTGCGCCAGCGACAGAGGATGCGGCGATTGTTTACTGCATTTGGGGTGTGGATAGCTAAGCGCGCGCAGCGCAGGGAGATGTCGATGCGCCTTGAGCTACAGGCTACTCCGGAAGAGATCCGGGAAAAGTCGGGTCAGTTGTTAGAGCGCTTGGGCGAGCTGTTGAGCGGCGACGTTCCAGAATTTACGGATGCGCTGGAAAAAGCGTTGCCGGCAAAAGAGCAAGAGCTGAAGTATCCAGTGCTGCGCGAGCTGGCGGCAAAGTCGCGTGAGTTGTACGCTCATCAGGTGGATCGCATGATCCGAGAGATTGCCGAGGTCATCGACGAGGCAGTGGACATCCAGAAATCGATGGAAGCTGATTTTCTGGAAAAAGGTGGGCCGTATATAGGCCCCAAAGGCGGGAAGTGGGCTGACCCGCAGCACACCATCCATTGGACGGGCGATGAGTCCGAGCAGTCGCGGCAGATGGCCCAGCATTCAGGACCTCCTGAAGGGGTCAAGCCGCTACCCGACGAAGCGGCCAAGGCGTTGCTCATTTCCATGGGTGATCTGCTTTACGGCTTGCAGCATGGGCTGCACAACATCCAAGATGATTCTGGATTCAATCATTACGATTTTAGTTATTGGCACAGTGTCCGCGGAAATCTTTCTGGAATGCGCAAGATGCTCAAAAAGTACAAGGGGCAGATCGATTCGCATCTCGGATCCAAGGCATACTATGAGGCTGGCCTCCACCTGGTCGAAAAAACCACGGGGGTCAAAGTACAGCCCCAGTACCATGCGACCTTTGGTTCATTGATGCTGCCTTTGGATGGGTATTTCAAAGGTGACTTCAAACAGTATTGCAGTGCGGTGAAGGCGTATGGGGCGCAGTTCGACGGCAACAAGAAATGCTTTTTCATCCCCAAGCTCAAGCTCGCCGGTTTTGATTTTGCCGCGTACAAAGCGGACATGGCGAAATTCGGCATCGAGGTAGCCGATCCCATCGGGGTGCCAGCCAAGCCCAGTACGTCTGGGGAAGTTGCGATTCCGCATGCGGCTCCGTCTCCGTCTGCGCCCAAAAGCGTGGAAGAGATTATTTCTGGAATTCACTCCAACCATGTCAAGGACACGATCGTAGTGCGGTTGCGTGAGGATGGGATTTTTGAGTTTCACTCGCCTTACGCACCTGCGTTCAATGCGTTGTTTGCAAACAAGGGCGGGCAGCTTTCTGGAATTACCAAATACAATCCTATCACCCATGCGCGTGAGACCTTCGATCTCGATCTCACGGAAGAGGCCATTGAGAAACTCAAAGCGCTTTTCCCGAAGTGGAAGATTGTCACGCAGGGCGTGAAAGAAGCGCGGATCAAACGCGATCAGGAGATCGCGGAACTGCAAAAGCCTATTCCTGAAGTGCAGGAGAAGTTGGATCCGGCGTTCAAGCTGATGAGTTACCAGAATGAGGGCGTGCGTTTTCTGGATAAGGCAGATGGCAATGCACTTATCGGTGACGAAATGGGGTTGGGGAAAGCGGCGAGTGTGGATGAACGTATCCTCACGCCGCAAGGGTGGAAACGGTTCGGGGATTTGCAGGTGGGGGATGAGGTCATCGATCCTGAGACGGGAAAGGCTGCTCGGGTAGCGGGTGTCTACCCCCAAGGCATGCGAGAAGTTTGGGAGCTTGCCACCAAGGACGGGGAGACCATTGAATGCGATGCAGAGCACCTCTGGCATGTTTACACTGCGATGGATCGCTACAGAGAGAACGGCGGGAAGGTGCTCACTACCGCCCAGCTTTTGGCGGAGGGGGTGCGCACGGGTCACGGTAAGGGGCAGTACCGCTGGTATCTGCCAGTAGCGGTGGCGCAGGAATTCGAGTTTCGGGGGGCGCTGCCAGTGCCTCCGTATGTGCTGGGGGTGCTCATCGGGGATGGAGCGATAGCGCATTCGGCAGTGGGGTGGACGAAACCGGATGTAGAAATCGTCGATCGGGTAGCGTCCCTTCTCCCAGAAGGTTGTGCGGTTGCGCCGCATGAAGTGGCTCCAGATAAGTGCCCGACCTGGGGCATTTCTGGAATCGGGGGGAAGAACGCGATACTTGATGGGCTGAGGGAGCTGGGGTTGCAGGGATGCACGTCGCTGGAGAAGTTTATTCCAGAAAGATATTTATTCGCCTCGATTGAAGACCGCAAGCAATTGCTCGCAGGCCTGATGGACACCGATGGGGATACACCAGTAGGGGCAACGTGCATCTATAGTACCTCGTCCAAGCGGCTGGCAGAGGATGTGATTTTTCTCGCCCGGTCATTGGGGTGTATGGCTTCTCTTTCCACCAAGAAGGCTCCCCGCTACCGCCACAACGGAGAGGTGCGAATCGGCCAACCGAGCTACCGGGTCAATATTCGCGCAGCGTTCAATCCGTATTTTCTGGAACGTAAGGCTGAGCATTGGGAGGAGTCCAGTCTGGCGCGGCCAGTGGCAGACATTCGACGCACTGATCGGCAAGTGGAAATGCAGTGCATTGCCGTGGAATCAGTGAACAATACCTTTATCCTTCACGGCCACGTCGTCACGCACAACACCATCCAGACGCTTGCCTGGGCGGCGAAGAACAACAAAAAGGTGCTGGTGGTTTGTCCGAAAGTTGTGCGTAAGAATTGGCTGGAAGAGGCCCATAAGTTTTTTCCTGAGCACTTCAAGGGTGCCGAGCTTGTTGCTGCACAGCTCAAGAAAGGGCAGGTGCCGGACCTTTCCGATGTCAACATCGCCACGGTCAACTACGAGTCGCTTTCCAAGTTCGAAGAGGCGATCAAGGCAGCGGGATTCGACACGATCGTGATCGATGAAAGCCACCGGGCAAAAAATCCGAAAGCGCAAGTGACGCAGAATCTCCAGAAAATCGGTGCAGGGATGAAGCACCATATTCTGCTTTCTGGAACGGCGATCAAAAACAAGAAGGAAGAGCTATTCACGCAGCTCGATATGGTCGCGCCGGGGAAATTTACCAAGAATGCGATCAAGACGGCTTCGATCGGCGGTCTGTGGCTGGACATGCATGCGTTCTATCTTGCCCGGGCGAAGGCCACGGTGCTCAAAGATTTGCCTGAGAAAACCACTTCGATCGTCAAACACCCGGTGGTGGGATTGCCTGACATGGGCGATGAGAATTCGGTTGGAGCGATCAGCAAGCTCAAGGCGGAAATCGCCAAGGGCAAGGTGCCGGTGACCAAGGCGATGGTGCAGGAGATCCTGGATACCTCGGATTCGCATGTCATCGTCTTCACCGATTCGGTTGAGGCGGCCAAGCAGATCCAGGAGGCTTTCGGCGATGAGGCCATCTTGCATCACGGGCAGTTGAGCGACAAAGATCGCGATGCGGCGGTCAAAGAGTTCCAGAAAAAGGATGAGGCCGGAAACTTCATTTCGAAAAAGCGCGTCTTTGTCACCACTCGCCAGTCGATGGCGGTTGGCGCGACGTTGACGGCGGCCGATAAGGTGGTTTTCAACGATCTGCCTTGGACTGCGGCGGATGTCAGGCAGGCCGAAGATCGTGCGCATCGCATCGGGCAGAAGAATGCGGTCAATGTTTACTGGATGACCGCTGAAGGAAATCTGTTCGATGAAAACGTGAACGACATTCTCAAGCGCAAGTATGAGCTAGGGCAGAAGCTCAATCAGGGCAAGCAGCTCACTGCGGCAGAGATGGAGTGGATGAGCAAGCCCATTACTGCTGCGGAGTTGCTGGCGCAGATCCACGGCCAGGCGGCGGGTCCGAAAGAAGGGGCAAGTGCGGAGGGAGCAGAGGAGCCCCCCGCTCCTCAGGTTCCAGCTGCGGAGGATATGGCGCACCCCGAGCTGGCTCCACCATTGCCCGAGCCGCAGGAGACGCCAAGTGAGACGCTGCCTGGCTCTGCGGTGGTCATCGACGTGCCGATGCCTGAGCTGGTTGCAGCTGCTCCAGTTCCAGAAAAGCTGAAGGAGCCTGTGCCTGAGCCGGTTCCAGAAAAACCGAAGGAGCCTGTCAAAGTACCTGTTGCGGAACCTGAGCCGGTAGCGGAGCCAACATTGCTTGGCCCTGGTTCCGCGCCGGTTCAGGTATCTTTTGAGACGTTCATTGGCAAGCATGGCGTGAAGATCCGTGAGCATAAATCGGATCCGACGAAGGTGATGATCAAGGTTCCGAAGCACGAGAGTGTGGCATTGGAGAAGCTCAAAGACTACGGGGTGACCGAGACGCCTTTCGAGGGCGGGCAGTATCACTTGATCGCGACATCAAAGCAGAAGGTCAAGGATCTGCTATTCGCCAAGTCGTTTTCCGCTTTTCTGGAATGGGATGTCCCGGTGCAGCTCAATCTGTTCAAAGCCGCTGCGGTCGGTGGCCCGTTCATCGGACCGCGCGGCGGCAAGTGGGCGGACCCTGAGCACACCATCTCTTGGCAGGAGGGCGGCGGGCAAACTCCGGTCGCGGCTGGGCAGCAACCTGAGTCGCCAAAGCCTGCGGCCGAGTCTCCACCCATTTTCTGGAACGCGGAGCAGAATATCGAGCCTTACGTGGGCGCGACCTTCACTCCGGATCCGACGCATGACGCAGATGGGGATGGGGTGGCCGATGCGGCCCGCGTGGGCGTGCCGGCATTCCAGGTTCCGCCGTTGCCCCCGATTGGGCGGTTGCCCAATTTGACCGCGGCTGAGCGCGAGATGGAGGACAAGTTTGCATCGACCTACGAGCAGTACCCGGAAGAAATGGCGGACGCCTTCTATCAGGAGGCGGCAAAAAACAACTACGTCTTTGAGACGGACGCGGCCAAAGCGCTCATGCCTGAGTGGAGTCGTCCTGATTTGCCTCCTGATCAAAAGGGACAACCGATCAATCCAGAGCGCGCCCAAACGCGGGCGCTGTTCAACACGGCGATGCACCAGACGGCCAATGCGATCGCCAAGCGCGCGTTCATCAAGCGCCTAGATGAGATCGCGAAGATGCCTCCCGAGAAGCGGACCATCCTGGTCACTTCCGGCGGGGTTGCTGGCGGCAAGGGCTCAGCGCTGGCTGCCAAGCCAGAACTTGCCCAGTCGGTCTCGGCGACCTGGGATGCCGCGGGGGAACAGAATGCTACTGAGAATCCATGGCTGCTCGCCGAATGCGAGAAGCGGGGAATCAAGCCTGTGTTTCTGTTCGTCGCTGCGGACCCAGCCAAGACTTGGCCTGGGGCTGTCGAGCGCGCCAAAGGCATTGGGCGCATGGTCGATGCCCGGGTGTTTGCGGATTCCTATGCGCATGGGGCGAAGAACTTTGCTGCTTTTCATGAGAAGAACAAAGATCGTGCGACTTTCATCTTTGCGAAGGCAGCGAAGGGCCAGCCGGCACAATTTTTGGACAAGATGCCTCCCGAGGCGCTCTCGACTTCTGCGGACCAGGTTTACGAGGACGCCATGCAGTATGTCGAGAAAAACAAGGCTTCGCTGCCCCCGCACATTGTCACGGGAGCTACCGCGGGCCAGCGCATTTGGGGTGCGGCAGGAGGAGCGAGCGCATGAAGCATGAGCCGCAGAACGGTACGCGAGTAGATGGCTCCACTGTCGAGCAGATCAAAAAGTTCTTCGCTGCGGGATTGGCCGCTGTGGACGCCGATCCGCAGAAGTACATCGAATGGGAGCGCGACCGCGACAACAACACTCCGCCTTTTGTTCCGCCCGGGCAATCGAGCCAGCCGTTGAAAAAGTCGGGGCCCTATGTGGGGCCGAAAGGCGGTCTCTGGGCCGACCCGCAGCACACTCAGCATTGGAGCCCTACGCCAATTTCTGGAACGCTTTCGACCTGGGCGCAGCAGTTGGGCGGTAAAGTCGTGCCGCACAAAAGTAACCCGAGTTTGGTGGTTGTGAAAATTCCCCATGCGCAGGCCAAGGCACTTGCGCAATTCAAGCAGAGCCAAGGGATCGAAGCTCCGATCATTCCTGGCGGGAATTATTTGCTCTTGATGTTACCTACGACCTTTCAACCTGCATTGAAGGGAGCGCACGGTGAACAGTCAACAAAGGCGAAAAGCGTTGCGGGAGAAGTACCATCTCCGAAAGCACCAGCTGGCCCAGATCCGATATCGGGATCCGGATCCGGCGCCGGTGCCGCTCACCCCGGCCATCAAACCCTTGATCACTTCTCCGGTGCAGCGGACTCGCTGGCAGAGGCTCATGCTTGGGTGGCTGAGCGGGCTCCACATTTGGATGTCCATTATCCAGACTTGGCTACCGCCAATGCGACGAACAAAGCCCTGAGCGAGCAGCATCCCGAAGTGGTTAAGCATTTGCGCTTTCTCGGCACCCCGGAACAGTTGCACGTTTGGGCAAAAAAGCATCCAGAAGAAAACCAGATTGCGCTTTCTGGAAATCATCCGATGGATTTGACCAAGAGCAGCCCGCTTGCGAGCGCATGCATTGCGCTTGCTCATCCTTACGATCAAAAGCCGTACAAACGCTCGGTGATGTTGGTACAACCGAAATTTTTCAATGAAGGGTACGCTACTGCGACCAAACTGGATAACCATTTCACTGTTGGGCAAGGGCTCATCTCGACTATTCGCCATGAGTGCGGTCACGTTGAGGCATTTGTTCTTCGCCATCTGCGGCCAAAGGGGGCGAAGCTCTCTTGTTGGGAAATCTGGAAAAAGCATTGCGTCCCTCAGCTCAAGCAGAACAAGAAAGCGCTCATGCAATCGATTAGCGAGTATGCTGCGACCAATCCGCATGAGTGTTGGGCAGAGGTCTCGGTAGCGCGACGGAGTGGATTGCCTTTGCCCGAATGGGTGCACAAGGCCATTGCCGAGATGCAAATCGATAGCGCAAAGTGGCATGAGTTGCGCCATGAGTGACACTCCAGTGCATTGCGCAGATGGCTGCCCGGCATGGGTTGCTGAAGGTTACGTGCCTGGATGCCGATTCTGGAATACGGTGAACCGTTCAAATGCTACAGTCTGCAAGATGCGCGACGTGATGCGGGTGATGGAGCAAGGATTGAAGGTGCTCCAGTTTTTGGCTGGTGGAGAGGAGAGCGAGTTATGCAAACAAGCCAATGTGGCAGCTGTGCTAGATACCGTGGCGCGCTTTCGTGCGATCGATACCCCACCGGTATCCCCGAAGACATCTTGACCGGGGCGCAATCGGACGATGAAGGGTATCTACCGATCACAAGCTTGGAGAAGGCTTTCGAGGATTTCACGATGCCGATTGTCGAGCGAGATGGCGCGCTTTACGCGCGGGTCAAGCAAGTGCTTTTGAATTTGGGGTACCAGGAGAGTGATTTTCTGGAAGGCGGAGTGCTAGAGGGGTTTTCGACCAACCAGCTTCTGGAGATTTGCGACAAGGCGCGCGACGCGAGGTAAGCCATGCTATTGACCCCCGAGCAGTTGCAGAAAATTTCGGCCATTGTGGAAAAGTACCACAACGCCTTTATCGTCTCAGCCATTGGGCCCGAGGCCGTTCCGCCTGAAATTTTGCAAGCGTTGGAGAAAGAGGGGCTCATCGAAGGGCATCTCAATTCGATTGAACAGGCTTATCTTTATGGCCAGATTTTGGGGATGATCCAAAACAACGCCACAGCCAAGATGGGATTCGATGCTTTCCAGAAATATCTGCGACAGCATCCGGTACCGCTCTCGGAGCCTGAGCAGCGGGCGGTGAAGTTTGCGCAGCTTCAGGCGGCGGGGTACATCAAAGGCCTGGGCAACAAGGTGAGCCAGACGACTGGGCAGTTGCTGATCAACGCGGATAAGGCGCTAGAAGCAAAGCTCCAGAAAATTGTGCGTGATAAAACCGCCGAGAATATCGCCAAGCGGGAGACGGCCAAGCAGCTGAAAACGGATCTCGGTTGGGCCAGTGAAGACTGGACCCGTGATTGGGACCGAATCGCAGTGACGGAAAAACAGAATTCCATGCAGTTCGGCATGGCTGATCATTTGGCGAGTCGCTTTGGCCCCAAGGGATTGGTGGCCAAGCGCACCATGCCCGACGCCTGCAAGCATTGCAAGCGGCTCTACGATGGACCCGACGGCAATCCGCGCATCTTCCCGCTGTCGGTGTTGCTCTCGAACGGCACCAACGTGGGCAAGAAGGTCAATGATTGGCAGGCGGTCATCGGAACGGTCCATCCCCACTGTGCGGTCATCGGGACGATGGTGCAGACCCCGCATGGCGAGATTGCGATTGAGCGTTTGGCGCCGGGCGATAGTATTTTGACCCGCCACGGTGTTGGCGTGGTGAGCCACGCTTGGCGATCGTGGTACGAGGGGCAGATTGTGGAGCTGACGCTTTCGACCGGGCGGGTGTTGCGGGTGACCCCCAATCACCTGCTATTTTGCATGCCCGAATGGCGCGAGGCAGGTTCGCTGAAAGCAGGGGGTGAGTTGCGCGAATTGACCGACAGCTCGATTGGGAAACTGTCCACTATACTCAACACGCGCAAGGTTCCAGCCGGTTTCGACAAATTCGATTCCGCGGCGGTTTTGCATGGCTTTGCTGCGAATGAGGTGCCAGTTACGGTCATCTATCTGGATGGTGAGTTTTATTTGCGTGAAGGCCCGATTGACATGGAGAATGTTGAGTGGGTTGCGGGTGACCGGCGAAAAGGCAAGGAGCTGCGGGTTGCGGAGCAACCTGCATTCCGTTTTCGTTTTCATCCCACCACTGAGGGATTGCGCACGGGGGATCAAGTTTTCTCGCGAGTTTCGCTTTCGGCGCTAGGAAGCATAGGGTGCTTCCAGGAAGCTCTCATCACTTTTTGTCCCGAGTTCTGGGGTGCACGCGATAGCGTAGCCACCTCCCGAGACCTCCAGCCTGCGGCTTATCGCTTGCACGGGGCGCAGCTTCTCAAAGTGCGGATGCAAGAGAGCGGGGATATTGAGTTTGATCCGGTAGGAGCGATCATCTCTGAATTCGGGCCCCATGATGCGGCCCAGTTCGTTCGCCCGGTCGCGATTGCTGACGTTCGCGTGCTGGGCTACAAGGGCGTTGTTTACAATTTCACAGTTCCGGGAAGTCATACCTATGTGACCGAAGGCGTGATTTCGCACAATTGTCAATGTCAGCTCATCCGCGTACCGGATGGCTACGGCTTTGACGAACAAGGTGCGCTTGTTCCGGGCGGCCAAGGCGGCAAGGTGTACAAGAGCGAAGAGGCGCTTGCCCGGGCGTTGCTGCGCGAAGACGATCTCCAGAAATCGATTTCTGGAAAGGACCCTGTGATCGCGCTTTGGGAACTGCCCATCCACATCGAAAACAAGGTGGGTACTGAGCGTATCTGGCATACCCCGGACGGGGGCACGGATTCGACTTTCATGCTTTGCGCCTACGGGGAGATCGTGGGCAGCGAAGGCGCTGATGGAGACCCGCTCGATGTTTTCATTGGCCCGGATCCCGATGCTGCGATGGTCTACATTATCGAGCAGCAAAATCCTGAAACGGGAATCTGGGATGAGCAGAAGTGCCTGATGGGCTTCTCCAACCAGGAGCAAGCCGAGGCGGCCTACCGGTTGCACTACAACCGGCCCGAGCGCTTCTACCTGCAAACCAATCCCATGGTGCTTGACGCTTTTCAGCGTTGGGTGGGGATCAACCGTTTGGCGTCGGCCGAAGAGCGCCCGGCTGTACGGCTGGTCATTCCGTTGGGACCGAAGATGGGGAAATCTCAAGTGCCGGCGGAAATGGGGGCTGCGGACTCCCCAGCCGGAAATCGCGCAGGCGGGCACGGCACTGCAACGAACTATCTGGTCGAGACGCCTAAGCGGCGCGTTCCAGAAAAAGGCAAAACTCCGGGCATCGATCCGACTGATTTGATCCACGATTGGACCGAAGATGAGGAAGTCGGAGACAATCTGAAGCGCGACAAGGAGGTCTACGACGTATCTGAGCCGCTGCGTAATGTCTATCCGATCCATCTTCCCGCTCAGGCAATCACCGGCCAGGATTCGGCGCGAGAAGGGACCGAAGAGCGCAGGCGGTACGTCATCGGCAATTGCGCGAAGACAGCGCTTCGCCCCCAGGATAAGGTCGAGCTGGAGAAGTCATTCGCCATGCACGGGGTTATTGCGACGGGCCCGCGGGGAGGGAAGATCATTGGCTGGGATGGGCCCAATCCCATCTACTATCGAGAGGGGAAGGAGACCAATACCCCGGGCTGGATGCAGCGGTTGGTGAGCCACATGGGCGGCAAAATTGTTCCGCACCTTGAAAACCAAGATTTGATCGTGCTCAAGGTCGATCCCCAGCATGAGGGAGCGTTGGAGCAGATTCGCAAGCACTTCCAGGTTCAAAATCCGATTATCAAGGGCAAGCGCTACACCATTTTGGAAGTGAAAAAGACGGTGTTCGAACAGATGGAGAATGAGGACCCCTATAAGGTATTCCCTGTCACTCCTCCGAAGCATATCGAGCTGTCAAAGTTTGGGAAGGTGATTACCAAAGAGACTGAGCGGCAGGGCGAGTTTGAAGTGGCGGGGCATGAGGCGATCAAACCACCGCCAGTGTTCAAAGGATTCTTGTGCAAGGGCGCGCGGGTTACGTTGCAGGTGAAGGGGTTCGAGGGCGAAGGCGCTATATTCCATGGGAATGATCAATTTGGGCAGCCGATCTTCAAATTGGATCATCCACACGGCAAATTGACGGAAATCATTCAGCCGGATTTCAAAAAGGTGAAATCCGTGGAATCTGGCCCGTCGCACTACAAGCCTTCAACCGCGAAGGTAGCGGATAAGGACATCATCAAACCGACCGCGCATCAGCAGGCGTTGCTCGATGAGCTGATCGAAAAGACTGCGGTAGTTGGCGGTCATGTTGCCAAGGAATATTCCGACTGGCTGTGGAAGCACGGCCGGGAAGGCTACGTAGTGGGTGGCGCTATCCGCGATTTGATTTCTATGACTGCGCCGGGGCAAAATCACGCGGACAAAGACATCCTGGAAAAACTCAAGGATGTGGATTACGTCATCACGGGTAGCGGCGATACCTCCCGCCAGTGCTTGGTGGCGGTCGCGGGGGGAGACATGGGCGACCTGGCTTGCAATGCCGGTTCAGATAAATGGATGACCCATTCGGCGTTATTTTCTGGACCGGGGATCGACATGACGGGCATGGTGTCATTCACGACTTCCGATGGTGAGGGTTGGAAGAATCCGGTCAATGGTCAGGAGTGTCCAAATATTCGGGTTGACCACGAAATCCAGAAGGACACAGCGCGGCGTGATTTTACCGTAAACACCCTTTACTACGATCCGCAGAACAAGGTCATTATTGACGTGACCGGCATGGGCATCGCTGATGCGCAAGCGCATGTGCTGCGATTGGCGGTTCCGATTTCAGAGATGCCTACCACGCATTCTATTTCACTCCGTTATTACAAGTTTCGCTTGCGGGGTTGGGATGGGGATGCCAGTACCCATGCACAATGCCGCAAGCATTTTGACGAGGTTTTCGGCAATCTCCCGACACAAGCAAAGGCGGGTGTTCTGTACCGGACGATTTGCAAGAAAGGTGGAACACCCGAAGAAAATCTGGAAAAGCTCCGCGCGCTGATGAAGGTTGATGGCGATGAGGCGCTGTTTGACAAGCATATTCAAAAAGTCTGGAATGCTTTGCTCGAAGACATAAAGAGTATCACGAGTGAATATGCCAAAAAGGAATCGGATGCCAAGGCCAAAGCGGAAGAAGCAAAGAAGCAGTTGAAGAAGCATTGATCACGGGGAGTGCTATGAACAACGAGAGCGATATGGCGTTGGTGTTGGTCCCGCGGGGCGATGGCAGTTACGAGCCATTGTTGACTGGGGATACGCTGAAGGACGATATTTTTTGGACCGATGATATCATCTTTCCACACGAGGATGAGGTGCCGGTCCACTTCGAGGGCGTGACCAGAAAGCTGCCGGTCATCCGCTCACAACCGTCTGGGCGTGAGCCGAGCTACTACGTCGCGCACAGCGTTGCTTGGAGGTTCATCAATGAAATACGTGATGCCGCTCAAAAAAGCCCTCGCGAAAGCAACTGAGGACAGCGAGGGGTTGCTCACCCCATACGGCATGGCCGTCGCTCACCGCTATGCCCAGGCCTGGGTGACTCGGGGGCTGCGAGATTTGGAGTTGGAGCGTGAACATCCTGAATTGGCAGGTCTTTTCTGGGATATTAGGGTTGACCCTGAGCTGGCTCGCGCACATGCGGTTTGATGGTGGTGTGTTGGTTTCTGGAAAAATCTCATGATTGGAGATAACTCCATGCTTCCTATGACTAAATTTTATTTTCTGGAACCTGAACCATTGATCAAGGCCCTCATCAAGATGAAGCCGGTGAAGGTGCAGCTCGGAAGCTGGAAGGGCCTGACCATTATCGGTATTGGTCCCAGAAACGGGAAGATTGTGGGATACCGTAGTGATGGTAAGCCGATTTACGCTGGTTCTCATGCGGCAGAGCAGTTGGCTCTGATACAAAAACAGAAACATACTTACACTCCCGCACAGCAAGATGTGGAACTGGTCAAGTGGCTCCAGGCGCTCGGGCTGCAGGGAGCGGTGGATGCCGAGCAGGTGCATCTGAGCAAAGAGGGAGCTACGTTGCTCCAGACTGCGTTCGGCGTGACGCCAGCGGCCCTCGGAGGGGGGAAGTGGGGAATTGGCAAGGCTCTACTACTTCCCCATCTAGGAGAGCCTCTAAAGCCCACTGAGGAGCATATCACGGGATGGGCAGCGCAGATGGCTGCGGGAGATCAGGATGAGGTTTTCCCACCTCTGCACACTTTGAAGGAAATACCTGCGGGGAAGTTTGTTGGCTCGCACAACAATCAGTTATTTTTGGACAAGAGTGGGAAAAAATGGGTATTCAAGCCTGCTGACCCTACTATTGCGCGAGCAGAGGAAGCTGCTTCCAGAATTGGGCGGTTGTTGCTGGGCGATCGCATTCCCGCTGCCAAATATGTGGATGTAAAAGGAAAAGGTGGGGTGCTCATCCAAGTTCTGGATGGGGAAGTATGGCAGGAATCGTCGAGCCAACATTCTGACCCACAGTTGTCCTACCTCAAAAAATACGCAGAGCAGGTGGTGCAGCATGAGGTGGTCGATTGGCTGATCAGCAATCATGATTCCCACGCGGGCAATTTTTTGGCCGACGGGGAGAAGCTGGTAGCCATCGACAAGGGGCAGGCGTGGAAATGGATTGGGAACGACGTGCTTGATCCAGCGTATAAAGGGAGCAACCCAAGTTATCAGATTTACAATAAATTTTGGGAATCGGTGAAGCAAGGGAAAATCGGATCCGTTGGGCTCGTGGAGGCCGTAGCTGAAATAGTGAATCGTGCGGAAAAGATTTCTCCCGAGCAGTTTGCGTTACTCGTAGCGCCTTATGTATCGACGTGGGCGGGTGGGAAGGATGCCGACCCACATGAGCGTCTCCAGAAAATGGTTTCCAGATTGACCAATCTGAGGGGCGACTTCGAGCAATTTTTGAGTTCACAGCTTCAAAAACCGATCACACTGCCTAAGCCATCGGCGGTGCAGGTGAATTGGGAAACTCCGCCGGTACAGCCGCTGGGGGAAGAAAAAGGCAAAGTAAAACAGGAAGAAAAGCCGCAACCAGTCCAATTGACGACGCCGGCGTCAGAAAGCCAGCCTATTTTGCAGGAAGTGGAACATACTCCCGTTTTGTCGGCCAAACCAGCGGCGGGTTGGCCGCTGACGAAAAAGGGTGCGAAGACGGTGCAGGTAACTGTGCACCATCCGGGGCAGGTGCCTCCCACCAATTGGCCGGTGGGGACGCCTGGGCCCGCTATGCATCTTACTTGCGGGTACAAAGGGGCACAGTATTCCTTGATGGTCGGGGAGGACATGGCGGCCAAAAAGCCGATCTTCACGGTGACCTATCCCAACGGTGACAAGGCGGATTTTAGCTCGCTGAATGCGGCGGGAGATTCGCTCTATCTGTACAATAAGGGGCTGCCTCTCAATCTGACTGCGACTGAAAAAAAGAAGCAGGGCATCAGCTTGGGCAGCAAGGTCTTTCAGCTCAAGCTCTTTGAGCAGGAGTTGGCCGAAGCTTACGGGAAGAAGGATGAGCCGGTGCCGGTAGCGGTGGCGACCCCCGAGCAGCTCGAAGAGCAGAAGGTCATTGAGCCCGAGCAAAAGCAGGCGACGGCGTTCCAGTTGCTGACCACGGCACAGCCAGCAGGCACGGTGCTGTCGATGTACGATCCAGCGCTGCCGCAGGAAATCAAAGAGTTCACGCTTGCGCATTCTGGCAAGAATCAGTTGAGCGGGGATTGGGATTTGGCGCTCACGCCCGGGCAAGTGGTGATTGGCAAGCACGACTTTTTTGGAGGTCCGGTTATTTTTGCAGCGAGGTTGTCGAAGGAAGGTAAGCCCGAGCTTTGGGGTTGGTGGGAAGGAGTCGAAGGAGCGCCGCAAAGCGGCCAATGGACGGGCGCGACGGCAAAGGTATTTCTGGAAAGTTTGGGGTTGAAAAACAACCCCGCCCTCGCCCAGGCCAAAAAGGAGTACGAGCAGGCGGTGCAGTTTGAGGCATCGCATTCTGACCCTATTGGTTCTCCACCGGAGGTAGTGCTTCCAGAAAGCGCGACAGTTCCAGAAACCGCGCCGAAGTTCACGGCGGGACCGCTTGCCGCGGGCACAACGATCAAGGTCAAAAAGAAGGTTCCGGGATACGACAAAAAGCAAGAGGTCGTGCTCACCGCGCTGCAGAATGGCAAGTTGCTGGTCGAAATTCCGGGGCAAACCGCACAGACTTTTGACACGCTTTCGGCTGCAAGTGATCATGTCTGGGTTGTCCAGAAAGGATACACCGATGCGGCAGATTACAAAGCTCAAAACAAAACTAATAAAGTACCCTCTGGGGGTGGCTGGAAGTTTTGGGGTGTCAGCCCGACGACAGCAACAGTTGGCGCGGGCGATCAATTGGGTGCTGGAGCTGTTGCTGCTCCTTCTGTTGCTGGGAATGATCTACCAGCTGTTGGAGCACCCGCCGAAGTTCCTGCTCCCGCTGGAGTGACGGCTCCTGCAGAGGCCAAAGAACAGGGCAAGGTGCCGTTCGATGCAGCGCTTGGAGAAAAGGACAGCCAAGGCTGGCAGGCGTTGAAAACGGCAACTACCCCAGTGATTGATGCGTTGCCAGCGGGGACAGTTCTTTCGTGGCCGAGCCATTGGCAGCAGGGCAACCACCAGGCCAAGAAAGAGGCAGATGGAAGTTGGGACTTTATTGCTGCGCCAAATCCTCAGATGGGCCCATTTGGGAAGCAGAGCCTGTATCAGCTAATGGCTTATGTGTCCCTATCCGTTGGCGCAGGCCATCAGCCAAAAGTGAAGTTGCCGAATGAAGGCGGGCCGGAAGCTGCATCGGCTGCGCCAGTTCCAGAAAATTCCAAAACTGATCAGCAGGTGGCGTTGGTTGACGAAATCAAAGCCACAGTGAAGTTGCCGAAGCTTGCCGGGTTTGCGAAAACGGTTCAGTTGTTGAAGGATTTGCCCACGGGGATTGTGCTCAAAACAAAATCTGGTCTGGGGACGCAGTACGCTTACGCGAAGCAAGCCGATGGCACATGGTCAGTGAGTGGAGGGCTTACGACCGTTTCTAATTTTGCGATCGATGCCCTTGCGGCTGATTTGTGTTCTGAGAATGAGATTATTGTCGGCTTCACCCCCGCAAGCGAAGTAGCGCCGATTGTCCCTACGAGCGAAAAGTTCCCCACGGACGTGGTGGCGTTTTCTCAGTTGCCTGTCGGGACCTTTGTGCAGACCAAGGCGAATTGGGGCGCGATCACCAAATGCGTCAAAAAAGCGGACAACAAATGGGAAGTCACATTGGAGTCGGGGGAGTCGGTTACCTATAGCGACATAGATGCGTTCAATCTGATCAGCGCTGAAAAACTCGACACCTGGAATCCGAAAGGAGAGGTTTTATTCGCGCCAGAACAGGCGCCAGAATCGGGAGCATCCAACTGGCCATGGTTTGAGCTGCATCCAACAGAGGCAGCGGATAAAGTCAAACCGGATATCGAGGTCGGGGGAAAAGAATTCGACAAGCTGCCAGCGGGTACCAAACTACAGTTTGTGAAAGACAAGGGGCCGAATGCCCTCTTGCACACGGCGGTCAAGAACGACGAAGGAAAATGGGATTTCAAGTTTGCGCAAGGCATCAAAGAGACCTATTCCAATGCTACTGCAAAGATTGCGCTGGGGCATCTCAATGTGGGCATCAAACAGCTTGTCGGGCCGGGCAAAGATTTCATCGAAGATGCAGCACCAAAACTGCAAGAGCCTAGCATTCCCCCAGGTCTCATTGCGCAGGATGTAGCTACGTTGCCATTGAACATTGAGAATTTTGTGGGTTTGCCTGTTGGCACTGTGGTGACAACGATCAGCAACGTGGGCTCGGGTTGGACTTACACCAAAACCGATACGGATACGTGGCAAGCGCAAAAGGGGGGAACAGAGAACATTTTTTCTGGAATGATGAGCGCAACAGTTTTGGGGGATCTGAAGGACGAGCACATATTGACGTATGCCATCCCGTCTGTTGCGGATATTCCTGCCCCAATAAAGCCAGCGCAGAAGCTCGATAGCATCGTGAGCTACGTTGATCTGCCCGCGGCGGCTAAAGACGCTATGACCACAGTGATGGTCAATATTTTGAAGCTTCACAAAAACGATCCGACCAAATTGCAAAAGCCGAGCAATTGGCCGGCATGGGTACCGCCCACAGCGCTTATTCTCAAGGGCGTGATCGACGGCAAAGAGTTTTACGTTTTCAATTCGGCGATGGCCAAGAACAATGACGGATCACCGGCTACGCAATTTCGGTTTTCTGTGGTGCTGCCTGACGGCACTTTTTACACTGGAGTGCCAGATGAAAAGCCAATAATGGCGTTGGGCTCAGCCATGCAGCAGGCCGGAATTACGGCCAGTGGCATCGACGCCAAAGAGGCGCTCGGGTTGTATGGGGTGAGTTTTCCAACGGGCGCGACTGAAGCGGATCCATTTCTGGAAAAAGCATCTCCTGCTATTGGAGCGCTCAAACCGGTAGAGCAGATGACCCCGGTGGAGAAGACCGCCAAAGTCAAAACCAACATGCCGCTCAAGCAAGCGCTCAAAATGCATCCGGGCCTGCAAGCGGGAACGCTCAAGGTGAAAAAGGCCAAGGGCGATGCGATGTATATTTGCTTGGATGGTGTCGAAGGGGCCAGCACCAAACTCTACGAGGCTCTCCAGGACCTCGGAGTGGCGCACGCGATCAAGAATGTTGGTGGCATGCCCAAAGTCAACGCGAAGGGAGCTTTTGTAACGGTCGATAATTGGGTGCTTGATCAGGAAGTGACTGTGGAGACCACAGCGCTTGCTGCTTCCAGCGCGCAACATGCGCCGAGCGATCCCAATTGGCAGACGATGCCCAAAGCCAAAACGAAAAAGCAAACCAAGAAGCAGATCCAAGCGGCCAAAGAAGCGCAGCAGAAAATGGCAGAGGCCAAGGCCAAGGCTGGGCAGATCAAGGTCTGGGGAGAGCAGCATCCGCCAGTTTCCGATGCGGCTGATCTGCAGTTGCTCGCTTATGTGCAGAAGGGATTTGATCTGTTTGGTATCCCTTACGGGGCCATTGCTCGGGCGGGGGATGGCAAGATATTTCTGGGCCACAAGACGCACTACGAGCAGCTTAAGAAATATTTGACGCAGCTCGATGCGGGTAAGGGCGCGGTTGTCCCGGTGAAGACTCCGCTGGGCGAGATGCTCTCGGTTGATCTTGTGCAGCTCAAACCGGCGTTGGAGAGCTTTAGTGGTCTGCCGATTGGTGGAGTGATCAAAGGGCCTGACGGGAAGGAATACCCGGCTGGAACTACGTTCCAGAAAAAGGTGGTTGAGACCACGGTTGCGCAGTTGTTACCCGGAGAGCCGGGATTCTACAAGATCATGGATCACAAGGCTGAGCCCAACGTGCTTGGCTTGATCAAGATTTCTGGGACTGGCGCTGAGCAGATCGCGCAAATGAAAGCGATGATCGAGAAGTATGGGCTCGAAGGGCCTTTCCCGGCGCCGAAGGCTTCAGAGAATTCCATTATTCACTCGGTCTACAAAAAGTCGCTCCAGAAAATCTGGAAGACGGAGGAAGTGCATACGCCTACGATCCCAGAACAGCCGGCGGCTTTTGTCGCGGGGTCGTTGCCTTATTCTGAGCCCGCGAAGGTATGGGAGGAAGTTGGGGATGGGTCGGGGGATCTGGCCAATATCGCGGCGGTGAAACCGGCGTTGTTTGGGACCGTGTTGCGCATTGGCGCTCCAGGACAATTGCGTGATTTCAGCATTCGCTACCGTAAGGTCAAGGATCCCAATGGCAAACTCTACTATGAGTTCACTGGGGATCTGGTGACCTTCAATGGGTTGGGTACGGGATTGCAGTCGGGGACGGTCAAATACGCTTCTACCCAAAACAAGCCGATGTCTGGGATGGGTGAGAAGAGCGTCAAGGTGATGGACTATGATCCAGCCACGGGCGTGCATACAGAAGCGTCGGAAATCGGTGACGGACCTGACCCCAAAGGATTTTTCGGTACCACTGAGGCGGGCAGCTCGATTTCAGTTGTTCCGCCCAGCAGTGATCAAGATACGCTAAAAAACACATTCCGCGTGCGTATCCCGATGGAGTTGGATCCGGTGGCGGAGTTGCGTGCGGCATTCCAGAAAATGGGTAAGGACCCCGATTTGGTGCTGGCTTCGATCAACGAAGACAGTGATCGCATTTTCAAAAAATCAATGTACGTTCGCGGTCTGATGGGAGCCAGTGGGTGGAATGAGGGGCAATTTACTCCGGAATTGATGCACAATGAGGAGTGGCTGGATGCACAGCTTGCAAAATTCGGGGCCAAAACGAAGGCCCAGAATTTGAAAGTGGTGAAAACATTCGATAACCAAGTTTCTGTAGTGGCTGATGATGTCGAGAAGTTCGCAGAGTGGAACTTCGCCTATGTGGGCTCAAAGTCGTTTGGGACAACACTCCAGCTGCTACAAGGTTCAGGCTGGTCCAGTCGGCGCAATCGATTGCTGCACGGAGTCTGGAACGGGGGGCAATCAGCGGGAGCTGATTTCCAAAACGGAGGAGCGAAAGGGACTTTCTTTCGCATCGCAGGTCCGGGGAAAGCGATGCTCAGTTCCTATGAATGCCAGATCATTGTTCATCCACGGGTATTTCAGCGCACTGACTGGTGGCGATACAACCAAGATGGGTACGGCAACACCTCCTCATACAACCAACATGGTGCTCCTGTGGCTAAATCTCCCAAACGGTATACGGGGGAATTGTCCACCACCAATGAGATCATTTTTGAAGGCGGTGTTTCCGCCCAGGACATTGTTGCGGTGGTCGTAAACGATGACACGCAACGCGCGGACATGATAGCCAAGCTCCAGGCGGCGGGGATTACTGAGCTGAATGGAAAACCGCTCAACGAGGTAATTATTCCGGAAGTCTACAAAGGCGCCAATGCATATGGAAACTCGGATGCCTTTGCCAAGGTGTTGGGGATCAAGAAAGGCGAGTAGCTATGCGCACTGATTTGGCCTACGAGGTACACTGTGTTTCCGATCCTGCGTCAGCCATTGGGCGTATCGGAACGATCATCCCGCGGCCAGGTGGAATCTTGCTCGCGACGGATGGTCATTCGCAATTTCTGGAAATAGACGACCCGGATGATCAGCTCATCGATGACGAATCGACGGGATACGTGGAAATCACCACAGCCAAGGGCCGTTATTTTCTGAATGCCATTGATCGTGACGCGGGCGAGGAACTTTCCCCTTTTTTCCAGAACGCTCCGGCCGAGTTTGACAGCGATGAGGCGGCCCAGGCTTTTTACCAAAAATTATTGGCGCAATTATGAGATGCCCGCACTGTGACAATCACCTGCTCCAGAAATCTGGAAGTCGGGTGCGGGTGCGGACACAAGGGCCCATTGAGTTTGAGGGGGCGCATTGTCGGGCAAAATGCTATTGGTGTGGTTCGGCGGTGGACTTGCCGCTCAAAATCCAAGAGGGTGCTCCTATCGCCCGAGAGCAGTTTCTTCTATCTTCACGGAAAAGAGATTGACAGAATTCTGGAATCGGATACGTTGAAATCAATCAGAGAAGCGCGGCGATAGGCCCGTTAAGGTTACTACCGGTCGGGGCGGACGCTTTGCAGTACGAGCGGTCCGCCCTTACTTTTAGGAGCAAAGATGGAGTCATTCGCTTTCGATGTGCCGGTAGATTTTTTCGAAAAGGCCGATGCCGAGCCGGGTAAAGAGCGACGTATTGGCGGCATCGCGACCATCGAGACCAAAGACCGTCAGGGGGAAGTGATTCTCGCCCGCGGCGTGGATTTCAGTGATTTTGTCCAAAATGGTTGGTTCAACGACAACCATTCGAAGCGCACCACCGACATTCTCGGTTACCCCGAGCGGGCCCGGTTTTTTCGCAAAGGGGAAGAGCTGCCCAGTGGAGAGAAAGCTCAGGCTGCGGGGCATTGGGTAGAGGGTTATTTGCTTGCGACCCCCGAAGCCGATCGAGTCTGGGAATTGGGCAAGGCGCTTGCACAAACCAAGCGGCGGCTGGGGTTTTCGGTGGAAGGGAAGATTGAGAAGCGTGTTGGCCCAGCGCAAAAGACCATTGCCAAGGCGTTGGTGAGGAATATTGCCATTACCAATTGTCCTGTTAATGCTGGGGCTCGGATGGAAATTCTGGCCAAGAGCCTCTACCACCTCGGGCTGGACGCGCCGGTGGAAAAGTCACTCGGCATGGGCGTTGTTTCTGGGAATCCTCCGGTTCCGCCGGCGATGATGGGCCCGCAGAGCGGCATGGGCGCCGGACGGGTGCTTGCTGGCCAAAGCCTGGAACACGATGAGATCGATACTGTCTCTGACGAGGACGAGAAAAAGAAAAAACGGCGCATCAAGAAGTCACTGACCGATAGCGAGGCGTATGCGTGGCTGCGCGCCCGGCTGCCCCACGCCAAACCGGAACAAATCGGGCGCATCATCACGCTGACCCGCGAGCGCAAGCGGCGGTAAGCATATGCGAAGGAGATAGGTATGGCAGACAAGTTGAAGAAAGCGCAAGACGAGGAAGAGGAAGGTGGGGGGATGGACAACCCCGATGAGCAGATGGCCGCTGAGGAAGATTCGGAGAAGGGTTGTGGCGCGAAGAAAAGCGCTTGCGGCACAGCCGAGAAGGGTTGTGGCACAGCCGAGAAGGGCTGCAAAAAGTCGGATGAGCTGACAGAGGATGATCTGCAGAAGTCCCTTGATCAGCTCTCGGCATTGACGGAAGACAAGACCATCTCCCGCAAGCAGCAATTGCTTACCAAGGCTCAGGGGAGCGAGCTGAGCAAGAGCGAGCAAAACGAGCTGTTTGAGTTGCTTGGCAAGAGCGAGCAGACCAAGCAGTCGCTCAGCGGTGAAGTCACAAAGGGCTTGGGCAATAATGACACCTTGCAAAAGGCACTTGATGTTTCCGATTTTCTGCAAGAGCAGCACTCCGAGCTGATCAAATCACTCGGAGTGCTGGCTGAGGCACTGGAGAAGAGCGATTCGCGGCAGCATGAGTTCAATCTGGTGCTCGCCCGCGCGGTCTCGGGCATTGGCCAGTTGACGAAGAGCCTGGGTGAGCGAGTCGGCGTCATCGAGGCGCAACCGGCACGCGGTCCCAAGAGTCGCGGAGTTGCTGGCGCCCAGCCGCTGGAGAAGAGTTTTGTCGGCGCCAATGCTCAGGGAACGCAGCTGAGCAAGGCCGCGGTGCTCGATGAGCTGGAAAACATGGTCCAGGAGTCGATGCAGAAATCCCTCGGTGGGATGACCGAAGATGGTTTCGATTTGGTCACCGCCAGCTCAAAGTACGAGCAATTCAACCTCATCAGCCAAGGCCTGCTCGACCAGGTGCAGAAGCGCATCCAGGAGCGAAAGGTCGCTGCCCGCTGAGCATCCGGGCCAGCAAACTTTAGGTAATTTTGCCCAAGCGGGCAGGAGGAAAAATTCATGTTCGGATTGAACCAGGTGAGCTGGAAAGACTATGAGGGCGTCGAAGGTTTTGGCGCCGCTACCCAGCAGGATGTGGACGAGTTGAACAAAGCGCTGACCGCCGGTCAGGCCATCCAGGGCCCGGGAGGCACTGCGGGGGATGGCTTCGCGCTGCGCGTCGAATCGCTGGAACGGACCCTGAAAAACACCACGTACAAGATGGAGCACATTCGGTTCTGGAAGGCCTTGCCCAAGTTGCCAGCTTACAACACGGTCGAAGAGCACAATGAGATGAGCCAGTACGGGGCGAACCCGGATGCGGGATTCATCTCGGAAGGCGATCTGCCCGAAGAGGACGATTCGATCTACACCCGTAAGTACGCAGTGGTGAAGTACCTCGGCACCACGCGGAAGGTCACCCACGTCATGTCGCTGATCAAGCCTGCCCACGGCAACGTGGTCGCGCAAGAGACGGTCAACGGAACCATGCACCTGCTGCGCGTGATGGAGCGGGCCCTGTTCTACGGAGACAGCAGCTTGTCCGCTCTCCAGTTCGACGGCTTCGAGAAGTTGATGAAGGATTTGTGCCCGACAACCAACGTCATCGATCTGCGTGGTTTGCCGTTGAGTGAGGACGTGCTCACCGATTCAGCGCTGACCATTCAGGACGCGCCCAACTACGGCACGCCCACCCATCTGTATCTCAATCCCAAGGTCAAGACGGATCTGGTCAAGACTTTCTTCCCCAAAGAACGCCACGACACGTTCCAGAAACAGGGTGGATTCGTCGGTCTCGACATCAAGGGCTTCACGTCCCCTGCGGGTGACGTGCTCTTCGAACCCGATGTGTTCATCACCGATGGTGGCGGCGCGAATGCCAATGCGGTTGGCGATGCGTCAAAGCGTCCGGGTTCGCCGTCTTTCACGACCAATCCGACCACGCCGGCTGAGACCACCGGGAAGTTCACGGCGGACGATGCCGGTGACTATCGCTATGCGGTGGTCGCGGTGAATCGCTACGGGCGTTCGGCTGCGGTGGCTTACGGTTCCGCAGTGACCGCTCACACGGGAGATAAGGTCACTTTTGGTCTGACCCCTTCGAGCGCGACAACGGGCTGGTACGAGATCTATCGGACGCCGAAGAACGGCGCGATCGGCACAGCACGCCTTATCATGCGCGTTCCCAATGCGGCAGGCGCGGGTGAGACCACCATCAACGATCTCAACTGGAACCTGCCGGGCTGCACAAGCGCGTTCTTGTTCCAGCTCAATCTGGAGAGCATGAGCTTCAAACAGCTCGCTCCCATGGTCAAAATTCCGTTGGCGACCATCGACAGCTCGATTCGCTGGATGCAGCTGCTCTATGGCGTGCCTGTGCTCTACACCCCGGGCAAGAACGTCCTGATCCGCAATATCGGAAGAGCCGCAGGATACGTGGGCGCTCCGTAAGGTTTGAAGCGGCCGAGTATTGATCTGCTGGAAGGGGTACCGGGTTTTGCGGAAATGCTGCTTTTCCTGGTCCCCTTTCCAGATTTCCAGAAAGTGAGAAAAGCATGGAAAATACAATTTCCGATGCGGTGAAAAACCGCATTCCCTCGGTCGAAGAAGAAGAATTTATCCACCAGGCAATGACTGGCGCGCTTTCCGTGTTCATGGGCACCCCAGTGGTGGCGGATACAGATCGGATTGTCACCACGGTGCTGTTCGCCAATGGCACTTTGAGCATCGCCGCTCAGCCCGATTGCCCCCGCAATGTCACTGCGACGTTGACCGATGCAGATGACAGCGTGGTGGGTACTCTGACGATCACGGGCAAGGATCCGATGGGGCGCACCATCGTGGAAGTGATGAGCCCTGATGGCGAGGGCGCCGGCAAGACACTGACGGGCACCAAAATATTCGCCAAGATCGATTCAGTGATGATCAGCGGCGCATCTGGCGGCGAAGCGGATGTGGACATGCTGGTAGTTGGCGTGGGTACCGTCATCGGGCTGCCGGTCGATCTGCCTGCAGATGATGGCGTGCGCCATGTGTTTCTTGGTGGCGCCAGGCAAGCGACCCCTACGGTGGCTATTGGCATCTCGACCAGCGGCATCGATGCGTCGGCTGGGACGTACAATGGCGCGAAGGTGCTGCATGCTTTCGTCCAGCCGATTGCGCGGGTCTGATTCCAGAAAAGGAGAGCGAGCGATGAAGTTGCAAAATATACTCCCGCACATGGCCAACAGCTCGGTGCTGGTCAACGGGCGCACGTATGAGATTGATGGGCACGGCGTGATCTTGGGCGATGTGGTGCTGGAAGATGCCCAAAAGTTGCTTGTCAATCGTGCTGCGTGGCGGGTGGTAGTCGAGCGTCAAGCGGTGGCTGAACCGATAGCGGTACCGCCGGCGCCTGGCCCAGACCCCGTGCTGGAAGGGAAGGAGCCAGCTGAGCCTCTGCCGGTTCCAGAAATCAAACCCGCGGGAGGATTGCTACGTAGAAAAAAGTAGCGTTCCAGAAAAATCCAGAAAGCCCTTGAGGCTGCTAGGAGCATAGCATGGCAACGAGTACCATTCCGAAAAACGCGCAAGAGTACATTCCCTACTTGAAGGATCAGGGAATCCCCAATGTGACCGGCGCCGCGGCAAAGGGCGTCTCGATTCAAGTGCATCAGGTAGCCATGCCGTCTGACGGCATCGTGGTTTTTGCGACCCACGGATTGATGGACATGGCTGATGGGTCCTACGTGGTTCTGATCCACAATCACACGACAGAGGCGAAACAAGGCAAATCTGCTTTGGCGGATCGCAAGGCCACTCAGCTCACCATCGTCGGTCCGGCAGAGGGAGAGATCTTGGACGTGGTGCTTGTCGGCAAGCTCAAGGGCCAAATCGCCTGAGCTGAAAGGAGCCAGGCATGAGTGTCCTGGAGACCAGAGGCGGGGCACCTCATGTGTTCCGTGAGACCATCGATAACAGCACTGGTCGGGTGCACGCTTTTCCGTTTGTCTCGAAGTACCTGAAGGTGCGTGCGGCGACCAACCCGTGCAAACTCTATTTCTCCGAAGCTGACTGGATTGCCGATGCCAATTACGTGGTCGTGCCGGTCGCTGGAACTTCTACTCCCAATGGGGAGTGGGAGGGTCCGGTGGAGGCCTCCGCGGTGTGGCTCAAAGGAAGTGGCGGAAGTAGCGCGATAGAGCTGGTGGCTTTCCAGCGCCGCGGATAGACTAGGGCCAAACCCGATTTCGGGAGGTGTCTAGTGGGTCCGCGCCAATTGCTGCGTCTATACGAGACGCGAAAATCGGAATCCTTCAACGATCAAAAGACCCCCAACGAAATTCAGCTTGCTGAAAGTGCAGCGCAGACCCATCAAGACTTTCTGGAATACATGCTATCGCAGATCCGACAGATCATCGGGACTGCGAGATGGCATGATCCGGTTCCTATTTCGATTGCACAGCTCCTCGCTTCTCAGAACGCTTTCGCGGCCAATTGTTTGAGCGCGGACAGAGTGGGCGATTGCGTTTACTCAAGTGCGCCACCAGCGAGTGGCGTGGTGCAGGTGACGCGCTGCGACCCGTTCAACTACGCAACACTCCCGGCTATCGGGGTCATCGTTTCAAAATCGACATCGACCAATTGCGTGGTGCAATACGGGGGCATTCTCACTGGTGTCTATGGTGGATTGGAGCGGCCATTGCCTGTGTTTCTGGCTTCTGATGGCGGACTCACGCACGCGGTTCCAACCGCGGATGTTGGCCATCCGGTCTGGCTCCAGCACATGGGTTCCGCGGTGGGGGAGAGCGTGATCGCGTTGAACCCTTCTCCTGTGCTGACAAAGTTGGTTCGAGATTGACGTTTGGACAATAACCCCATGCGGAGGTGACAAATGGACGATTTGCGGACTCCACTTCGCCGGCTGGAGCCAGAGGTATCTTTGGTCTTGGGCCAGGACCCCCTCGGGGCCAAAGAAAGCCCAAAAACCGCGGAGCAGGAAAAGGACAGCGGTTTTCGGGAGCGAATCGAAGACCCGGTAGGTGTGCTGCGATTGGCGCTTTTGCAGGAGCGGATGCTGCGCATTCAGGCGGAGAAGCAAACCCGGCCAGCTTGGTATGAGGCACGAATTGCGCAGGCAATTCGCCAATTGAATGAGGAGCGCAATCGAAAAATGGCGGAGCTGCAGCAGGAAGAGGCAGAATCTACTGCCGAAATGAAAATGATGCGTGAATTTCTAGCAGAAAAGCATGGGATTGACCTATCCTCGTACTCATATGACGACGCTACCGGGACTCTGCTTTTGCTTCCGCAGGACTAGGCATTTTCCATTTTCTGGAACCTGGGCAGCGCGTATTTACCTTTGAATTAAAAGAGTTTTGATATTGCTGAATGCTGCGCGCGCATCTCAACCCTTTGCAAAGGAGATTTGAATGGCAATCAAGAAATTCCTTTTCATGGACGGCACTTACGGTTACCAACATGAGCAAGAATCGACGGACGGCCTCAAGCTCCCCAGTCTGGTTCTGGGCGCGGGTTCCGAATCCGCTGGCAATATCCAGATGTCGGGTACGGGAAAGGTAATTGGTCTGGCCAACGGTACCGATGCGGCCGATGCAATCAACAAGAGCCAGCTGGATGCGGCGATAGCGGGCTATGAATGGCAGGCGCCAGTTTCGGTGCTGAAAATGAAGTCGGATGTCGCACGCACACCCACGGGAGCGATCATCGAAGGTTCGGGTGGAACTGGAATCGTCAATCTGACCACGGGCAATGCTTTCACCGTGGCCATCGACGGCGAAACCCCGGTGGTTGTCACTCTCGCCTCTGCTCCGGCTGATGTGGCAGCGGCAATCGCGGCCATCAATTCGCTCTATGCGGCGGGTGGCGGAACGGGTGGAACCATCGCGGTCGATGGCGGTGGCGGACAGATCGACATCAAGAGCAACACCACAGGCACGGGTTCGAGCGTGGCGCTCACCTCGGTGCACGCCAACTGGGCTGAGGTCGGCATCACTGCTGGTACCGACGCTGGCACCAACGATTTGCCCACCGCGGGTGCTGCGGGCGAGGCGTGGGTCGTCAATGGCTGGGGCACTGGCTACAACAACGGCGACATCGTGGAGTGGGACGGGAGCACCTGGAATGTGGTGCTGTCCAATTCTGGTGGGGAGCCCCCCAATGCTACCCGTGTAGCGGTCATCAGCGCCAGTGCGGCTGGCTCGTTTGCGGCTCATGAGAATACCATCGGGACGTACAATGCGACGACCGACACTTGGTCTTTCTTGGCTGCGACGGACGGGGACGCGGTGCTGGTCTCGGGCGAGAACAGTGTTTACGAAAACATCGGTTTCGTATACGACACTGGCTCAAGTTGGGTGGCTTTTACGGGTCCAGCCAGCATTCCGGATGCGACTGGTGCCTCCGGTGGTGGGATCAAAGGCAAGGCGACCTTTGACACTGACAAAGGGCTTGCGGTTGCTTCGGGCGTGGTTTCGGCCAAGCTCGCTGCAGCGGGTTCGGGTACTGGCGGTTTGGAATTCAACGGCTCGGGTGCGATGCAGCTGGATCTGGATGCCAGTGGAGCGCTGGATCTGAGCGCCAGTGGGCTCGCCGTGAAGGTGGATGGCTCGACCATCACGATCAATGGTTCCAATCAGCTGACAGCCGCTGTGGCGGAGTCGGAGCGGACGGAAAAGGATTACGCTGTTGGTGAAGCCATTGCCAAGGGTGATCCGGTCTATTTCTCGGCGAATGACACTGTGTCCAAGGCCGATGCGGGCAATGAGACGAAAGCACGCACGGTCGGTATTGCGCGCATCGCCATCCCCAGCGGCAGCGGGCCCGTGTGCTTCTCGGGTTTGGTCACGGGTGTGCTCACCACGGCTACGGTCAACACCCCTTACTACTTGGCTTCTGGCGGCGGCTTGACCGCCACTCGGCCGACGGGTAACGTCCGCATTATCCGCATTGGGTATGCGGCCAGCGCGTCCGATCTGTTGGTCCAGATTACCGACTTTGGCCGTGGTGTTGCTGCGTAAGGGAGTTGACACCCCGGGCATTGGTTTTGGTGTTCTTTTCCGCTTCCTTGTCCATCTCCAGATAATCGAGTAAGTTGAGGGCATGGCGAAAGATCGTGTGCACCCGCTCAAGCTCGAAGACTCCCCTAGTGGTGGCGTGGAGCTGGATCCGTATCCCACTGGCTTGGATCCCAATGAGGATTATGTCGATGTGCACGGTATCACTTTCCAGGACGCGACTTCTAATGACGAGGACGTTTCGATTGAGCGCGATGATTCTGGAAATTTGGTTTTGACTGACAAGATTTCTGGAATCTGGAAACTCTCCGATTTGAGCGGCGGGGGGCTCACGGAGATAACGCACCCAGCAGTTCGGCAGCTCATTCATTTCGTTGACAATGGTCCGGCAGAGGGCTTTGCGTCTGGAGCTTACCGCGAGATCACAGGGACGGTGTTTCCGACGGCGGTAATTTGGTATGACCAGGCTGGCGTGGGGAAGAAAAAGATTGTTGAGAAGCTGATCACCTGGACGGGCGCAACGCCGACAACCATTGTCTGGAAGGTTTACGATGCTGCGGAAGTTTTGATCGCAACGTTGACCGATACGATTACGTATTCAGGGATGTTCGAGACTTCGCGGGCTCGGACAATTACGGTGGCCTAGATGGGCGAGGGACCAAGCGCAGTTCTTGTCGATCCGGTATCGGGCACCACGTTGGCTGTTGCGACCGATGGTTCCGACAAAAAGTTGGACATCACGACCAAGGTTCGTGATTCGGACGGAGCCGTCATTGACCCGGCAACTGAAGATGGCAATTTGGCGACGCTCGCTGCAGTGGATTTCGCGACGGAGGCAACGCTTGCCGCGATCAAGGATACCGATGGGGTAAAGAAGATCACTGATCCATTGCCCGCAGGAGACAACAACATTGGGAATGTCGATCTGGCATCTGCCATTCCGTCTGGGACGAATGAGATCGGAAAAGCTGCGCAGGGTACTCGCGCTGCGGCAGCGGCCGGGTGGCCGGTTTACGTGGTTGATGACGTGGGTAACAAAGTTGGTGTTGTGCTAGATGGTGCGATCTACCGATTGCAGACCGATACCAAGCTTGTCACCGGGACTGCGGAAATTGGAAAAGTGGCCCAAGGGACGCGGGCCGCTGCGGCCGCAGGGTGGCCGGTTTATGCTGTGGATGCCAGTGGAAATGCGGTTGGGGTCATACTCGACGGCGCGGTTTATCGTTTTGCGACCGACGCGAAGATCAGCAAGGGCGATTCGACTTTGGTGCATCTGGACGCGATCGATACGGCCTCTGGAAGAGGGCGGCTAAAAACAACGCTGTACACGCAAGATGGGATTCCAGTTTCGTTTGGATCCACTCCCCCCAATCCTGAATCGATCAAGAATGCCTTCATCAAAAATGGGACGAATGATTCACTGCTGGTCAATGGCAGTGTCACGCCCGTTGTTTTCTCATACAATGCGGATGCGACCCGTGACATTTCGATCCAAGAGTTGAAGTTCGTCATGGGGGCAAATGGAATTACGTTTGGCACTGATAAATTCGGGGTTATTAATGCATTGACCAATGGGTTGCTTATCGAGTTGGTCTCAGACGGCAACACAGGAACGGTGGCGGTACTCAACATCAATGAATGCTTTGTGCATCTAGCGTCCCCTGGTGGATTTATTTGGGTGGTGTCGTCCAAGGATATGATGGCATCTGCGTACACCATCGGGGGTAGTCTGCGACTCAAAGCAGGCACCAATGACATGGTAAAAGTGACGGTGCGTGACAATCTATCTTCCGCAGCAACGTATTTCAAATGCTGCGTGAAGGGTAACCTTCTGGAAAGCACATGAGGGTGCAATGAGCCCTGTAGCGATTTCAAGTGAGACGCCGATCCCGATCGTTGGCGATGTGCATCAGATGCCGTTAGACGGCCGACGCCACGATTGTTACACTTCTGACTTTTGCAAGAAGGAAACGTGGTGGCAAGACAGCTCGCGGGTGACGAATGAGACGCTGGCTGATTCCGGCGATCACACCACTTATACTCCAGCAACAAGCCGTTACTGGGTAGACGTGATGCACGGCAAGCTTTTCCGTGAACGGGATTTGCGCGAGGATTATGCTCCAGTCATCAAGGTCAATGGAGACGCCAAAACTGAAAACCCTGCAGGGCGCACCACGGGCGATTATTCGATTGATTACACAACGGGAGCGGTGACTTTCAATGTGGCTCTTCAGGCGAACGATGTGGTCACTGCTAGCTATTCTTACGTGCGCACTTCACTGTTCAAGGCCCAGGTCCCCAGTGGTTATACCTGGACTTCGAACACGGTCAAGGTAATGTACGCCAAGAACGTTGGAATGCGGGACAGCGTGTTTTTCCAGCTTTGGGGTGATGTTGGGTACGGGATGATGCCGCTTTCTGATCCGGAAATCTACCAGACATTGGATGATCTGAAAAAGGACGCCTCGCGCATAGAATGGGAAGACGCTATTGAGAGCGGAGGCGGGGGCAGTTACGATGGCTGGCGAATGCCGGCCCAGCCGCGGGTTTTTCTGTACTATGATTATACCGCGCGCGCAGCTAATGCCCTCCACAGTTGTTATTCGATGGAGATTCGTTGCTGGTTGGAAAATGACATTCCCTTTGTGGGCGAAATGGGAGTGGCCTCTTTCTTTGGTCGTAAGGACGAAGAGTCATGAGCGAAAACAAGCGTGAAAAGATGCGGGCCATCAAGCAGGAAATGGATCATTTGATCAAAAATAGTCCAGTTGCTGTGACTGCGGTGCTTTCTACGGCTGCTATGCGTGAATGCTTGCGCTTGAATTGGGCGCAGCAGGATGGGGCTGCCAATTTTGTGCCAACGGAATTGGGCAAGGCAATGATGGGGCGAAAGGAAGATGGATCGTGAGCAAGGTCTGGATCGTATTTGAGCGCGATAGAGGATTTTCTGCTTGGCTGATTCGAGCGGTCATGGGGTTCGAGTATAACCATTGCGCCATCCTCTATGAGTCAGATGATTGGGAGAGTCTATGGGTCGCAGAAGCCACCACGCGCGGGGTGCGCGCGGTGCCGCAAAAGAAGCGGATTTGGCGCCAACGATTCCGAGTTGAAGACCCGAAAATCTGGGAAGCAATGCGGGCTGAGGCTATTCATTTTGGCGAAAAATACGATTACGTGGGATTGGTCGTGTTTGGGTTGCTCATTCTTTTCTGGAAAATGTGCAAGAAGAAATTACGCCATCCATTGCGATCTTTTTCTGGCCTGTTTTGCTCGGAATACTTGGCCATGGTCTTGAAGCAGTTGGGATGCGCTGTTGAGGATCCGCAGTATGCGGATGTTCGCGCCATCTGGAATTTGTGCGTTCAGAATCCGACACAATTTGTCGAAGAGCCGATAACGATCACCTGAATAGGAGGTAGCTTTGCGGGTACTCATCGCCGACCATGACGTTGAGGCCAAGCAGCGTTACCGCGCATATTTGGAGCAGCATCATTTCGAAATTCTGGAAGCTGGAACGGTCGAAGGCGCCTTGGAGCATCTGGTCAATTTTCAGGTGGATTTGTTGCTGGTGGATTTGGGACTGGCGCGAGAAAATCAATGGCAGTTGATCGATTATATTCGCAAGGATCTACATCATGGGCCGATCGATTTGCCGATCATTATTCTGAGCAAGATAGAAGGTGTGGATTTGCAGCTCGACTACATGCGCCATGGGGTCAATGACTGGCTAGGCGAACCGATCCAGCCCCTGGCTCGCCTGCTCGCGCGCATCTGGATTCTACTGGGGGAGAAAGGGAAAGCCGATGCAGCAATCGATCAGCCTTGAGGTGGTGTTGGCGATTGCGGGCGGCGTAGTTACGCTGATTTCTTCTATCGTGGGATTTTTGATGCGCTCGCTCCTCCAGACCCATCGAGAAAAAACCGAGCAGAAGTACATGGAGCTTGGCAACGTGATTTCTGGCCTCATCATTCAGCGCAAAGAATGTGAAGAACGTGAATTGCGGGCGGTTTCGCGACTGGATGAGACCATGGAGAAATTGCGGGATCGATGGGAGCAATTTGTGCGCGAAGATACAGCCATGGAATCAACGCGGGGGCGTAAAGTGGATGCGCTTTTCAACGTTGTCGATCACATTCGCGAAGAGATGCGTCAGTTGCGACCGGCATTGCTGCAGCGCTTGGAAGATCTGCACACCCGCAGCAAACTGGATCTGCGCCAGGAGCTACGCGACTATGTGCGAGAATTGTGCGAAAAAAACGATGCTTGACGCGGAGATCGAGACATCGCGGTATAGTCCGCTGCGATTTCATGCCGAGACCTTTCGGCACATGGATGATTTGCATGGGCAGTTAGAAGATCTGCTAGGAGAGTTACAACGGCTACGCAGCAATGACGAAGGATTGGATCTAATTTGGTACGCTAAAACCATAGTGGACAATTCGAAATGGCACTAGTGATCACTCGCCGCACGGTTTACTGCCCACTCACCCCAGCCCCAGATGGGGTCACTCAGATTTTCTGGACAAGCGTGGAGTATATTTCTGGAACGGTATCGGTCTGGCGAAATGGGGTGCGTTTGGTAGCCAGCTGGGATACCGGATATGAGGAGCTGGGAAATCGCCAAGTGCGTTTCCGCGAGGCGCCTTTGATTGGGGATAGCTTGACTGCGAAGTTCGAGAGGAAACCATGATCACGCTCAAGGAGACTGCCGGCGATACGCTGCTTGGGGCAGTCGATGGGGTCAACACGGAGTTTTACGTTTCTTTCGATTTTACTCCAGAAACGGTGCAGGTGTTCCTGAACGGGCGGCTGAAGATTCGCGATTGGGACGATGGATTTTTGGTGCAGGGTGCGCGCAAGGTGGTGATGAAGGAGCCCCCTCTCGCGGGAGATTCTCTGGAAATCGAGTACGCATCTACTGTGCGCACTGGAGGCGGCGCCGATGGGGGTTGCCCGAGCGCCCCGGAGGCCACTATCATGCAACCAGACACCCTCACGGGCGAGGACACCCCGGGGATGGGCAGTGCGGAATTAGGTTCCATTTTGGCTGCCCAGTCCGAATCAGTGCCGGTGTTGGTGAATCTGTCGGAGCGACCGAGCTTGTTTGTCTCGGCGGTGGAGGATTAGATGGCGGTCATCACGCTAAAGATAGTCGTCGCAAATCTGGAAACAGTGCAGCGGACGTTCAACCAGATCAAAATCTATCGCTCCATCACTGGCATCGAGGGGGTTTACTCTGAGATCACGGGTCCCAGTTCGCGCATCGCGCTGGAGACGGGGAAGATGGTCTACGAGTATACCGATCAAGCTGGGGCTGCGGGCTATTACTACAAGTCGAGTTATTTTCATTCGGTCTCACTGCTGGAATCTTCGCTGTCTGCGGCGCAGCAGGGCGAAGGGGATTTCGCGCTGGACATCGTATCGGTCGCGGAGCTGAAAACCAACTACCTCTATGGGCTCGATCTGACCGATGACCAGGGCAATGAAATGCCTGATTTGCTCTTCGAATGGTTCATAAAAAGCGCAGTGAGTTGGATGGAGCATAGGCTGCAAATTCCACTTCGCCCCAAACCAGTGACATCCGAATTACACGATTACTATGTGGAAGATTTTCGGCAGTATATTTGGATCAAAACTAAGGATTACCCAATCCTCGATGTCGATGAATTGCGCATCGTCATTCCTGGGGTTGGAGGGACTGTTTTGCAACAATTTGGGCGAGAAAATTTGCATGTCGAAAAAGAGGCGGGGCACGTTCAAGTGGTCCCAGGAACTACGGGAGCTGGGATGGTAATGATGGGCTCGGGAGTGCCTTGGGTACCCAATATGTTCGGGTCCCGCCGTTTTATTCCCGGAGCTTTTCAGATCGATTACACTGCAGGTTTTGAGAGTGGCGAGATCCCAATGGTTCTAAGAGATGCCATCGCCAAACAAGCTAGTTTTGGGCCATTAAATCCGCTGGGAGATTTGCTTGGCGGCGCAGGTATTGCGTCGCAGAATCTTTCGATTGATGGGCTTTCTCAAGGGTATACTACAACTTCATCTGCGACCATGGCTGGCTATGGCGCACGGCTTTTCCAGTATGAGAAAGAATTGAAGGCTGTCATTCCTACGTTGGAGAAATGGTACAAGGGATTGCGCATGGTGGTGGCATGACCATCCGGCCGACCAGACCAGTCTTTCCAGTTTCTGGAATTCCGTCGGGAATGAAAGAGACGATGAGCCGGGCGGATTTTTTGACCGACTCTTTCGCTTTTTTGGTCGAGACCAAAGGGTATTTGCTGTCCTGGGAGCGGGCGAGTATTTGCCCCTGTCGGCCGGTGGTTCCTACCACGGAACAGCCGGATCCCAATTGCGCACTTTGTAAAGGAGCGGGCTGGCTTTATTTCGGGCTGGAGACGCCTATCACCGATTTTTCTGACATTGGTGATCTGGACGAAGTGCAGCAGAAGATCGTGCAGCAGAATAACGCCATGGTCATCCGCGGGGTGATTACCAGCATCCAAAACGACTACAATCCTTGGGATCGTTTTGGCAACTGGATGTCTGGATCGATGATGCTGACCGTGCGGCATGAAAACAAGATCGGCTATTACGATCGATTGACCATTCTGGATAGTTCGATTGTCTACGTAGAAGTTCGCGACGCTACCGGCGACAACACTCTCCCGCTACGCTATTTGGCGACGGGGGTGAACTACCTGCGTAGTTTTGATCGGGTGTACAAAGCGGATGTGGATTTTGACATCGTGGAAGGGCACATCCGATTTTACGAGGGCAAGGCGCCATCGAGTGGAGAGCGGTTGTCGATCCATTATATTTGCCATCCGACGGTATTGGTGGTGGAGCACCCGCATGTGATTCGCCAGACCACAATCCAGAAAAAAGTTCAGAAACCGAAAACTGTGCGAGGGGACCCAGCGGGGATGCCGATTCAAGCCATGGTGCGCTATGATTTCATCCCGGAGCCGTCATGAGCGTAAAGGTGCAAATGGTACAAGCGCTCATCCCGCCGGAATTGGTTGCGGGGTTGAGCAAAGGCGCGATCAACACGGTGCTGGGCGATATTGCGGCTGGGGCGCGAGCGGAGTGGGTGCGCCTCGGCTCTGAAATCAATTCGAGCTTTCGCAACGACTATATCCGCGGCATCCAACCGGTGCAGATGATGGAGGGCGTAGCAGTAGTGGCGCTGGTCGGAGCCGTTCCGCATATGCTGGAAGACGGGGCCCCAAAGACTGATTTGCGCGATACGTTGCTTGGCCCAAATGTTCCGATCGTGCCAGTTGGCGAGCGCGGCAAACATCAGAGCAAGCCAAAGGGCAAAAACGAAGAGGGCGGCCCTTACTTTTATCGGGCTATTCCGTTGCGGCATTCCACCCCAGGCACGACCAAGCAAATCGGCCAGCCAATGGGCTCTCCCTACGCCGGGCATGACGCGGTTGTGAATTCGAAAAAACTCGGCAAAACTGTCTATGCAGCGGCGAAGAAGCTCGCGCCTACTACGGGAATGCCGTATGGGGGCACAAGCTGGGGGGAAAAGCTCAATACGAGCGATTTTGGGATTCCGCTTCTGAAGCCCCACCACAAGAGCGATATCTACTCCGGCATGTACCGGATGCAGAAAACCTATGAAGCGGCTACTCAAAATTACTACATGACTTTCCGCACCATTTCGACCCGCCCGCATCATCGGGATAGTTGGATTCGCAAGCCCTTCCCCGCGCGGCATTTGGCCAAACAAGTGGCGGCTTACGTCCAGAAAATCGCGCCAGCGGCTTTCCAGGCATACTATCAGGAGCAAGGCATCAAATGATCCAGCGTTATCTATACGATTTGCTCAAAGAAGGTTTTGACAAGATTACTCAAGATCCGCTTTTGATCGAAGACATCTTTCTGGACAATTTTGGATTGGCGGAATCTGAGGTCAGGGCGATCAAGACCTTTTACGCTGCGCACCCGGTGTACATTGTCAACGGCTACGCCCGTCAGGACAATAGGTATCCTGTGATCGCCATCACCTTGGGGTCCGAAGGAGAAGCGGAGACTGTTTTGGGCGACGACGCTGGAATGATCGATGATCCAGACGATCATTTGTACCAATGCGATGTCACCTCGGCACTTTGGAAACATACCTACTTTCTAACGGTGATCTCTGAGCATCCAGACGTGACAGCCTACTACTACGAGATGGCCAAACCCATCTTGCTGGCTGGTCTGGAATGGTTGACCACCAAAGGGCTTTCAGACTTCAGCCTGTCAGGGGAAGAATTGTTGTTAGAACCAACGTACATGCCGGAGCATTTGTTCCTGCGGCGGCTCATCTTTACGGCTCAGCGCGAGTTGTGGCAACCGGATCGGAAATCGCGGTTGCTCAAGGCGTTCAAGGTGGGGGGCATTGCGGTTGACAAATCCGGGAGCCCGAGTGATGTTGGTGGGGTCAATACCAACGTAATTCCCTATCTTGACGACGGAGATGAGTCTGATGCCGGAGACCAAAGTTGAAATTTCAGATCTGAAAGTTCCTGCCGATTCGGTCGGAGAGTCTGTTGTTGTTCCTACCGCGCCTGAGACTGTTGCGCCGCTACCCCGAGCCGCTGTGAGCTTTGAGGTTTGGGCCCGGTTGTCGGGCAAGCGCTTCGACCAATTGGCCGGATTCCGCAACCACGTCAAACGTGGGAAAATTGGCCCGCTGACCGTCTTGGGGTGGCGTGAAGCGTTCCAGAAATTCATGAGCACCCCCACCAAATAAGGAGCGCGCGATGGCGACCAGCATTTTCTTCAACGGCAGGTTGATCAGCGTCCCGGGCAGCTACTCCCAGATCGATGCATCGGGATTAGAGTCGGTGGGCCTGGGCGCTTCTGGCATCATCGGTGTGATTGGCACGGCTGAAGGCGGGAAGCCTGCCTCGGCGATGACCGAGCCAAATGAATTCTTGCGGCTGACCAAACCGGAGAAAGGAAAGCAGTTGTTCCGCTCAGGTGATCTGCGCGAGGTGGCGGATATGCTGTTCGCACCTTCGAAGGATCCGGATATCCTGGCCGGCGCGCAAGAAGTGGTAGCCATGAAAGTGAACCCGGCTACCCAATCCGCAGCGACACTGATCAACAGCTACGGCGATTCGATCGCACTTTCATCGATCGACTACGGGGCTTTCACCGGGCAGATCAATGTGTCCATCGATGACGGCACAACGCAGGGCAAGCTCATTACCATCACGTTCGAGGATGTGGTTGAGGCCGGGGACGATATCGGCGGTAACGTATTTTGCAAATTGAAATACGTCAAGCCGACCAACGGCTGGGACACGATGACCTCGGAAGTGGAATCGAGCGGGGCCATTGTGGCGAAGGCCACTCGCGCTCAGTTGGGGCTCGATGGCGACATCACCAGCCAGCTTTCCAGCGACACGCTGGTGGATATCGTCTCGGCATCTGCTGCCGACGTGGGGCTCTCGGCCATTGTCTATGGTCTCACTGCAGGTGGTGCGGCCCAGATCGAGACGCTGGTGCTCAATGGCACAACGGCGGTCAACGGTGCGCTGACCTTCAGCAAGGTGCTTGGCATCCGCATTATCGGCACCACGGTTGGCACGGTGACCCTGACCAAGCATACTGGTGGCGCGACGGTACTGACCGTCGCTGCCGGAGCAAACGCCACCAAGGGTTTGGGCAAGTTTGCCTCTGGCTACGTCGCCAATCTACCGGTGACCGCGGTTTCCAGTGGCGCCAGCACCAAACGGTTGCTGCTCATCGGATTGAGCACCTCCGGAGCGGTTCAGGTAGAAAAGCTGACGCTCACCGGCACCACTCCGGTGGTCGGCGCAGCAAACTTCTCCGAGCTGCAATATCTCGCGATGGGCGAGGTAGAAGCGGCGCAAACCATCACTCTTTCGGCCAATGCCGGACGAACTTCAATAGCGGTGCAATCGACGCTCCAGAAATGCGCCGATTACTACAACGCCCGCTACGCCTCCAGCGCGGGATTTGTCTTTACGCTGGTCACGGGAAAGACGAGTTTTTCCCCCCAAAATCTGGACGTGACCACAGGGGCTCAGGGGCCTGTGAGCTGTCTCTCCCCGGCAGAGCCCAGCTACTACGCGGACCTCTGGACTTGCATTGATTGGATCAACACGCATTCGCAATACGTCTCTGCGGCGAAGGCCTCTGGGGCCAAGGGTGGCGCTCCGGCGAACACCACCACTCCCACGTTCTTGGCTGGTGGTGGGGAAGGCACCACTCTCTTTTCGCATTGGCAAAACGCGCTGAACCTGCTCAAAAAGGTGCGCGTCAATTCCATCGTGGTATTGACCGGAGATCCGGCGGTGCATGCTGCGCTCGATGCGCATTGCGCGTATATGTGCGGGATCGGGCGGAATGAACGCGACGGCTTCGTGGGTTTACTCAACGCGGGGCTCACGGACGTGGCAACCAAGACAGAAGCCAAAAGCCAAGCGGTGGATCTGAACACACGGCACATCCGCGCTTTCCCTCAGTCGATCGAGCGTTACAACACTGCAGGGGAGCGAGAAGATTTTCTTCCCTATTTTACCGCGGCGATTGCTGCGGGCATGCAAGCGGGCGCGCCTCCAGGCACGTCGCTGACGTTCAAGTACGCCAATGTCCTTGCGCTGCGCCAGGACAGTAGCTGGAATCCAGTGGATGACGCTGAGGAGATGATCCAGGGCGGTCTTTGCTTTCTGGAAAACATCGAAGGCGTGGGCCGGCGGTTTGTGCGCAACGTGACAACCCACCTTTCTTCCGACAATCTTGCTTTCATCGAAGGGTCGGTGAATGCAGCGGTGAACTTCGCTTGCTTCAATTTTCGGACAAATATGGAGATGGCGGTTGGCAAGCGCGGGTTTGCTGGCACCATCAATGCGGCCAAGGGAGTCGCGCTGAACGCGTTGGGGCTGTTGGTCGATTCCATCGTGTTGGTGGCTTGGCGGAGCTTGGGAATCGAATTGGCGGTTGATGTGCTCGATGTGGAAGTGGAGATAGCGCCCATCATCCCGGTCAATTTTGTCAAAAACACGATCCACCTGGTGACGATCCGCCAGACGACATAAGGAGTGATTCATGGCTGCCAAAGGAAATCTTTTCACCGGTGCAAGGGCTCGATTTCTGATTGAAGGTGTCAAAGTCGGCTACGCAACCAGTGTCGCCATCACCGAAGAGATCGAATATCAGCCAGTTGAAGTGCTCGACAACATCGAGGTGGAGGAACACGTCCCGGTGGCGTATCGAGTGCGATTTTCCGCGCGGAAGTTTCGGATTGTTGGCGAGACGCTCAAAAGCAGGGGCTGGTTCCCTGCCACCGGAAAGAATACGGACGAGCACCTGGCGAACATCCTTGACGCGGGGGTGCTTTCGGCGCAGATTGAAGACACCAAGACAAGCAAAGTCATCAGCTACCTGGATCAGGTGAAGATCGCCAGCCACAATTGGACGGTGGACGCTCGCGGGATTGTGGGCGAGGATGTAGAATTCGTCGCCATCAGGACCAAAGACGAAAGCGAGTTGGTCTGAGACAGAATGCTCGGGCCTATAGTCTGAGCGAGTAAAGGGCCCTGGATGTCTCCCCCCCGCATCCGGCGGCCCTTTCTTTTTTGAGGGATTGCTCTCTCCCAGCGCATCTCGTATTCTCAGCGCAGACCCCAGGAAGGAGAGCGAGCATGGCTGATAAGATTGGAATCCCCCCAGGTACGTATGAGAAGTTGACCAAACCGGAGCATCTTCGTTCCATGATTCCAGAGGAGTTGGAAACCATCAAGGAGGCCATTGGCCGCAGAATGGAAAGCTTGGCAGAAGGCGTTCCAGAAAACGAAAAGGAAGCTGACAATCCACGATTGCAACGCGAGTATACTTTTGATTTTCGCTGGAAGGATGGACGGGGCAAAGTCTGGACAGGGAGCTTTACCAACCGCGTGCTCAGTATCCGTGATCGGCAGTTGATGGGGATCATGCGTTCCAATTTAGGCGCGGGAATATCTCCAACGAATCTTGATGGGCTCACCGCTGAAATCAATCTGATGGTAGCGCATCTATCTTTCAGTTTGGTTTCTCGGCCCAAGTGGGCTGAGGATTTGCTCGCGCTCGATGATGTCCGGCTGCTGCAAGAGATCTACACGGAGGTGGTCTCGCACGAGTCTACCTTTCTCGGATATGCGAAAAGTTCGCTATCGAGCGGAGCGGGAAGTTGAATCGGGGCTGGCCGGACTAAAGCGCTGGTGGAGCGGGAAGTACAAGTTACCGCCCAATCATGCGCTATTTCTGGAACAGAGTGTGTCTGAGCTGAACCAGGAAATGATCGAGGATCTACTGACGCGCAAGCGCGAGATTCTTTCAGCGCTGGAAAACGACGAGTTGTCGATGAAAGAGCAGCAGGAGTTGAGCCGGCAGATGCGCGCGATATTGTCTGCGCTCGGCGACCCAGTTGAGACGGAAGATGCGTTGGTTGATCAATGGGAGCGCGATCTGGAAGAAGGGCGCATACCTGATCTGGAGGCATAGCGATGGCAGGCGAGATCCGTACCGGGGTAGTCATTGCCGCTGAAGCGCAGGGCTTTGATGAAGCGCTCCAGAAAATCCTCAAAGTCAATGAGTCAACGCTCAAGGGCATGAAGGAACAAGCCAAGAGCTACGACGAAGCTCAGGCAAAGATTTTGGGACTTGAGGGCCAAATCGGAAAGCTCGCCAAAACCCAAGCCTCACTCTATGAATCGATGAGTGGGATCAAGGACAAATCTTCTGCGGCCTACAAAGCTCTGGCCGAAAGCCTGAAGGACGTGCAGGGGCAGTCGGCAGATCTGGAAGGGGCGGTCAAAAATCTGGAAAAGGCCTACGCCGCTGAAGCGCGTGCGGTGAAAGAATTGAACCGCGCGGAAGAGCAGTTGGCCAAGACGGAAGAACGGCGCCAGCAGAACGCTGCCAGAGAGCAAGAGCGCGAGGATCAGAAGCGCAGTCAAGCGGAACAGCAGGGCAAGTGGGCTTTCACCCAGGGCTTCGCGCAGACCGCAACCCCTTGGATGGCGCCATTGTTTCTGCAGCGCGGCCCAGGATTTTTGCGCCAAGCCGCGGGGCAGATGACTGGCGCTGCGGTACGCGGGGGGCTGCAGCGCGCCGGGGCTTTTGGGGGTGCAGTATTGCAAGCGCCATTTCAAGGCGCGCAAGGGTTAGCGAGCATGATGGGGGCGCTGCCCATCCCAGGCGCTGGAATTCTCGGCGGGCTGATGGGCACTGCGACCGGATATGCCGGGCGAGCGATGGAGTGGCATCGGCAACGGCTTGAAGCGCTCCCGTATATCGGCGGCGGGCTTGAGATGGGCCAAGGGCGCGGAACGTTGGATGCGCGAACCCAATCAATCCAGAAACAGTTCAATCTGGAATACAATGCCGCAGAGAAGACAGCGATTCGAGCGACAAGTGCTGCCCGAGCGTGGGATAAAATTGGTGGAGCAGCTAGTCTTTTGCCCCTGAACATAAGCGGATCACTTCCAGAAAACATCGATCGGCTCGCAGGGAGAGGGCCTGGGTTTCGTGATGCAAATAAAAGACTGCGGAGCGCCAAGCTTGCCGAGATAGAAGCCAGGAAAAAGTATCCCCTGGAATCATTGTTAGCACCCGTTCGCAAAAGAGCCGAGGTTGGGCTGGAAGCGGTGCGCGCAGAACGCGGGCAGCTCAACGCGCGATATCAAGAGCCTTACTACGCTGCTCAGCGCGAAGGCCTCCAGTTCGGCATGGCCAAAGATCAGGCGCTCCAAGCGATGACTGCAATCATTCGCGGAGGCGGTGGTGGCGGGCGCGAAATGCTGAGCCAAGGCATGCTCCAGACCGGATTTGCCGCGCAGACTCTTTTCGGGATCGGTCCTGAGACTTCTGGCGCGTTCCTGCAAGCGGGGCGTCGTGGAGGTATTGTTGGGGGTCCAGGGAGAGCCGACCAGCTGATGACGCAAGCGCTTGCTGATGGTCTCAAACTCGGGCTGGAAGGCAGTGAGCTAGTCGATTACATGCAGTCGATGGCCGAGGGCATCCAGCAATGGGAGACCACGGGTATCCCGATCGCTCCAGACGCCATCAAGGCCATGGCTACGAGCTTTTCGCAAGCGGGAATTTCTGGAACCCGGGCAGCACAGATGGCGCGTGGGGCGGCAGGTTATATCCAGAATATTGGGGCCCGGGGCCCGCAGGGCGGGCTTGATCTAATGCTGCTTAACAAGATGGGCGGTTACACTGGCGTGGGCGGTGCCGCGGAATATGAGAGAGCCGTGCTCCAGATGGAGGATCTGGGTGGAAAATTGCGGGAAGGTGGAGTAGGTGCAGTGGGAGCGGACAAAGGGTTGAGCGACACCATGCGCTCGATCATGGAGATGGGTGGAGGGGGCGCGACCGGCCGGTTTTTCTTGCGCAGTGTGCTCGGCAAACAGATGGGCATCCAGATGGGGCAGCGTGAAATAGGGTTACTGGAGAAGCAGCTCACCGGCGGGAAGCTCACTCCCGAAGAACAAAAGTACGTGGATGCGGAGGCCGCTCGGCGGGCTGAAGGAGAAGGGCGTGCAGGAATAGTCGGCACACCAGGAGGGCTTATCAAGACCGCAAAAGGTGCCGTTCCGGGAGATTTGCGCTCCCAGGCCGCTATCCAGAATCAACAGATTGCCGCTGGCGAGCAGATGATTGGAATCGTGAACCGCATGGACAAAGCTGCAGTAGATCTCGTCAAAGCATTTGCCAATCTTGCTGGGGATAGTGGGATCATCGCGGATTTGACCAAAAAGTTCGAAAATTTTGGAGAGGCAATCGAAAAGGCGACTGGACAGAGAGATGTAACTTTCGGTGACGTTTGGGAAGCTGGAAAACAAGCGTTGGGACTGAATTGACATGGCCAACGTTTATAAAACTGGATATCAAGGCAGTGAGACCAGCTGGGTGGAGGTCATTCTTTACTCGCATGGCGATGATCCGTTGGTCATGCTGCCGGATGGAATGGGCCGATATCCATTTTCTGGAAAACGCGCAGACTCAAGGCACCCATCGCTGGTCTCGGTATCGACGCAAAAGATGCTTGGAGCTGCGAGCGGCTCTTTTACGATCGACATCAAACCGTCGCTTGCGGCAGCGAACCTTTTTCAACATATCTGCGATGACGACTGGGTGGACATTGTTTTCTACCGCCACTCTCAGCCGTGGCATGTGATGCGCGGGTTGATTGACGAAATTAGACGCAACCGTTCGGTGGGGGGCTCTGGGGCGACAACGCGAAGCTACACGCTCACGGGGCGGGATTTTGCCAAGATTTGGGAGATCACCCCGGTGTGGTTTTCACCTTGTGGTGATAAGGACATGGTTTCTGATGCGTGGGCTACGATGATTTTTCAAGCGATCCCGAGTTTGCGCGGAACGCCGCCGGAGGCAGTCAAAGCGTTTCTCTGGAATTTTATGGAGGCAGTGACGGTCACTGCGGGGGTCAATTGGGAGATGCCTGCAGGCATGCCCAATGGGGGTGGATCATTTTTGAAATGGGTGCAGTTCAATGACAATCACTACTATAACACCCCTGCGCGAAAGTCTTTCAATCCAAATTTTCTGGACCCGAATAACACTCTTTGGGCGACGGCACAACAGCATGCTGATCCAGCGTTTGTTGAGGTCTACGCGGACATGCTGCCGGATGGCGGGCCATTTGATGCGCGCTTGCAATCGGGGGAACCCCTTGCTCCAAAAGATGCGCGAATGACTGTGGTGGTGCGCGATCGGCCTTTTCCTGTGGTGGACCCATTGATCGATTCCTGGCCGATCAGTTGGGACGCGGTGCCGCAGTTCACGGTGTTTCGACAGCAAATCGTCACTGACAATGTGGGGCGCTCGGGATTGGAGCGATTCAATGCTTTCTTTGTCGCTAGTCAGCTTCATCAAGAGGCTTTTGGCCAAAATTCACTCAACATTCTCACTCCGCTGGTAGACTTCCAGTCGCTGCATCGGCATGGGTTGCGACGTTTTGATGTGCAGTCTTCGATGAGCCCTGATCAGCTCGACTTCTCCAAACTTTGTGAACAACAGCGGCGAATTGCAAAAGATTGGCATTGTTTGAATCCATACTTTTTATCAGGAACCATCAATCTTGGTATTGGGAGACCGGATATCAAGATCGGCTGTAAGGTGCGTATTCCTGGTGAGCACGGGGAACGTGATCAAGAAACCTATTACATCGAATCGGTGGGGCACAACTGGCGCTTTGGTCAGGGCATACGCACTGCGCTGGGCGTCACTCGGGGGTGGATGGGTTCGGATCAATCGATGGTAGCAGCTCTCCAGCAAATGTCGGCCCGCTACCAGGAACCACAGTTGTTGACGGACGTTTCTTGGTTACAATGGCAATGAGGTAAGTATGGGTACTGAAGATACATATAAGTCTGTGCGTACTCGGGCTGGCACTTTGTTGCAGTCAGCTGTCCCGAAGCGCCAAATTGGGGCGCTGCGGGCCAATGGGCTGCTTCTGCGTGGGGTGGTGACCGCTACCTATGTCCTGGACGACCCCCACCATCCCTATGCCTCTGAGGGCGCGCTACAGCCGGGGGATAAGGGGGCTACTCCAGTCGGGGTTTACTGCGATGTGCTCCTTTTCCCTTCCATCCCTGGCCAACGTTGGGTTGGGTTGACCAATGTGATGGTCATGCAGGAAGGTGGATCGGGATTGCACGCAGGCAGAATCTGGATGCCCCGGCCTTCACGAGTGGACTTGCATCAAGGGATTTGCCCGACCTCGGACCCGGCGTACATGGACGGGGATCATGTCATTGTCGGATTCCTGAATGATTCTATGGAAATGCCGGTAATTTTGGGCGCTCTTCCCCACCCGGTGCTCGATTTGGGCAGACGAGACGAGGACCTCGGAGTGCGGATGGGGGTGAAGCTGGCTGATGGGAACCCTGATTTGCGCCGGCACAATGGGGTGCACTGGGGCGTCGATGGGTTGGGAAATTGGCTGCTTGATACCCGGAGAGCTGGTGATGGCAGTCTGGAGCAGGATGGCACTGAGAAGCTCTATCCGACAGATGCCACCAAGGGGAATCAGACACTCAATCTGCCCAAAGAGGCCAAGCTGCAGGTGGCCATCTACGACATGGATGATCCAGATAACCCTACTGAACTTGCCAGGTTAGTGTTCCAGAAAACGGGTTTAGAAGTAACTCTGGAAGGAGATCCGGAGTGGCGAGTGGAAGGCAGTGCGGAGACAGCCAAACTCATTCTTGGTGATGGGGCAGTCCAGGTGGCGATAGCTGACCACTTGAAAACACTGTACAATTCGTTGAAATCAAAGCTAGATGCCTTTGACGCGCATGTACACCCACATCCGCAGGGGCCCACATCGGCGACGACTACGCCGATTGCAGCGCCAGAATGGGATGAGGGTATAGAGTCAAATCATTTACTAATTCCAGATGGTTAGCACGGATATGGTTATCATTGCCTTTACAGCGCGGTATCACTCGGTATATTGGAATGACCTTGGTTGTGGGGCCATTCTAGTTGCCCGATGCTGTTTGACACCCGGCGCTGTTTTCCACGGCGGCGCCGGGTGTCGATCGCTTGAGGAGAACGCGGATGGCCTTCACCGACAACATTCCTGGTAGGGCAATCGCCCAATTCAAAGAGGTCGCGCGTCAGAAGCAAAACAAGGACGATTATTTCTACAAACGGTTGCTCTACTATTTCGAGTTGCGCGTACCGACGAGCATTGCGGCGCAAATCGGTAACGAGCCGTTTCTCTTTCCGTTGGTCATTCCGCCGCAAAACTATTCGATGAGCGAGCCTTTCGCTGTGGAGGTGACGCAGACGCAAGGGGGTGGAGTTTACGTGGAAGAAAACGGCATCATCGTGCGCACCATCCGTTTGTCGGGGCACACTGGATGGCGGCCACGAACGCTACCGTTGAAACGGTCTGTAGCGTTGTCGCTGGAGAAGACGGATAAGAATTATAGCCGCGCATTGCAACCCACTTGGGTTGGGGCGCTTTCTGGGCAACGGCATTTCCAGTATCTCCAGGATTCGGTTTTCCGCACTTATGGGGATTTGAAACGCAATCCCGAGACTGCGGCGGACACAAAACTGATCTTCCACAATCCTCGGGATCAGGAAGACTGGGAGGTGATCCCTCAGCGTTTCGATCTGACGCGCACTGCGGGGGAGCCGCTCCTCTATCGCTATGACATTGAGCTACTCGCTGTGGGCCCGGCTGAGGATGTCAAAGCAGACTTTTCGGAAGATCAATCCGTCTTTGACGCGATCAAAGACAAATTGGCTTGGGTAAAGGCGGGCGCTGATTGGGTGCGAGGAGCCGTGAGCGATTTGACTGCGTTGGTCAATGAAGTGCGCTTGTACGTGCAAAACATCAACGTCATCCTGGATTCAGTGAATGCTATTTTGAAAGCAGTGGATGATTTTCTGGATGGGAGTACTGTGCTCATCCAAGCCCCTTACGCTTTTCTGGAAACGACCATCGATATTGTAGAAAACGCGCTGGAGATCGAAAACTCTGCTCAAGAGATGCGGGATGCGGCCGGCGCAATCTCGAATTTTCCAGAAGTTGCACGGCAGAAGCTACGGCAAGTGCAAGACGGGCTGGAACGGTTGGGGACTACGCCAGAAAAATGGGAGCGTGGGAATGACACAGTGATGGAGGACATTCGCAGATTCCAAGAAATGCGCCGGAGAGTAAGCGCGCAGAGGCGCGCAGAGGCGCGCGCGGGAGTTTCGCCTGCGACCTTCAATGATTTGCGCAATTGGGGCAGCAAGCTCACCCCAGGCGAAGAAATCGCGATCGATGGCGAGTTTGTGATCGGCGGGGAGACCTTCAAATTCCGATCAGCTCGTTTGGTTGTCGTGGGCCAAGGGGATACGCTCATGTCCCTTGCCGCTCAGTATCTGGGAGATGCCCGCAAATGGCAGTACATCGCTATCATCAATGGGCTTCAACCGCCTTTCACCAATGCGCAGGCTTCAGCTCCATTGGTTGGAGTTCGAATTTCTGGAACAACCAGTGGGGTAGATGCGGGACCGTTTCCGCAGGCGATAGGTGTTGGTTCAAAGATTCTGATTCCCAGCAATCAGATCTCAGTGATCGATTTACCCGTGCTACCCATTGCCGGGGTCCAGCTCAACGAACCAGCCGAGAATCATCTGTTGGGAGTCGATTTTGCGTTAGAGGTGGCCGTGGGCCATACCGGAGAACGCAATGCGCGGTATGACATCGCGATTGACATCGATATGGGTTCGGTGGATGCCAAATTGGTTGAGGGCAGAGCCAACATCAAGCAGGCTGTTTTTCAGCGCTTGGTCATCGACCGTGGGACTGATACCTTATACAAGAATGTCGGTTTGCGCCGTGTGGTGGGCTTGGGATTGGCCACCGTAGATATCGAGATGGCGCGATTTCGCGTAGTAGAAGCGGTGCGCGCGGATCCTCGCATTGTGGGAGTAGAGGATGTAGCGTTCAATGTTGAAGATGACATTTTCGAAACCGACTTGACTGTCTCGGTGCGTGGTTCAGCCGAATCTATCGCGATCAAGGCAGCGGTGTAGAAGGAGCGGCGATGCCGGTTTTTACTACCAAGAGGTATGAGCAGTTTTTGGCGCAAATGATTGCGAAAGTAGTCACCCGCACCAAACTCTCGGATATCTCAGATACGTCAGTAGTCAAGCATGTGCTGGCCGCTACGGCCCGCCAGCTCGATGAGATCAGCTACCAGATGTATCTTCTGCGCCAGATTTTTTCGATCGACACTGCCACTGGCGATGATCTGGATGAACGGGCAGCTGAAATTCAGCCGGCGCTCATTTCCAGAAATCAGCCGGCAAAGGCGACTGGGCTGTTGGTATTTTCCAGAAATTCGCCCATAGGCACCGTGGTCATTCCAGTCGGGACAAGAGTGCGCACTTCGACAGGCACTGAGTTTGTCACAACGGTTGCGGGGTCGATTACTCCGACCAGCCCAGAGCAAATCAGTGGGCATGGAATTGGTGCCGATTCTGGACAGATTGCCGCGCAAGCGTCGCTGCCCGGTCTTTCTGGAAATGCTGCGGCTAATACGGTTGTCCGATTTGTCTCTCGCCCTTCTGGGGTAGATAGTGTGACTAATCAAACCGCATTCGCCTGGGGCACAGACAAAGAGAGCGACGACAGCTTTCGGAATCGCATCAAACGATTTGTTGCGTCTCTTGGGCGATCTACTGTGGAATCCATTGAGGATGCGGTACGTGGAGTGATTGATCCCGCTACTGGAGCCACCATCCTGTTTGTGAAAGCGGTCGAAGATATCGTCAATCCGGGGCATGTGATGTTGTACATCGACGATGGTACCGGGGCGGCAGAATCAACAGAAGTGGTGGTGGACGAGATCGTGACGGAAGGTCTCGCTGGCCCTCCAGCCGGTTCAGCGGTGGGTGGAGAGACACGGCTCTACTTAGACTACGCAGCGATCAAAGATGCAGCTGGATTCACGTTGGTGAGTAACTACCGTGGAGAGTTGGAGCGCGGGGTAGACTTCTGGTTGAATGCGGCTTCAGGGCAGCTTGTTTTTGACCCCGCATTGACCGCGGGGGAAATTTTGACTGCCAACTACACCCGCTATACTGGGCTCATTGCGCTTGCACAGAAGATTGTCGATGGCGATGCCAATGACCGCGCGAATTATCCGGGGTATCGTGCGGCGGGTGTGTTGGTCATCGTTGCGACCCCGCAGGTGCTGATTCAAACCGTCAGTGCTGTGGTCACAGTTCAGGATGGATACGATCTGGAGGAAGTTCGGGCGGCTCTCAAATCTGCTATTCGCGATTATATCAACACGCTCGGCATTTCTGGGGATATGCTGCGAGCGCAGTTGATCAAACAGATCATGAGCACAGCAGGAGTCTACAACGTAAATTTGGTGGCTCCAGCAACGGATGTTATTTTGCTCGACGATCAGATTGCGCGTGTCACGGACGAAAACATCGTCATCGGCTAGGAGATTTCGATGAGTCTAACCCTATTTTCATTTTCTCCGTTGATTGTGCCTGATGCAGGAGGAGTGCTCGTAGAAATGCGTGGATCGTTTGTCATGGGGCATCGGCATCGCGCGCGTATTGGAGATACTCTGCTCCCGATAGATCCTAAATGTTATTCCGGAATACCCGGGCAAGGAGATATTCTTTACCCACTTACCGAAAATACTTTGCGGGCTTACTCGCCTCGGTTGCGGCACACCGCAGGAGTAGCAGCGCCGTATTCGGTGTTGCTGGTGGACTTGGAGACTTTGGAACAAGGGATACTGATGAATGTGGTGGAAGTATGCCGTCAAAGTTATTCGGATGCAACGTATGCACTTCGGAAGGTTTTGCCGTTGCACTACCTGACCGGGGCAAGAGATATTAGCCAAGAAAAAGTTTGAGCCAATTTTTAGAAAGAAAGGATCCGCCATGCCGGTCAACGTGAGGCAAATCGCAATTCAATTTTCCTGCATCTATCGAGAGACCGATCAAGTCTATTATCCGGATCTGGATTTCGTCGGGGTGCAAGTCGAATCGGACCGGGGAACGCTTTCTTTCCCGATTCAGCTCACCACAGAGATGCGCAACAAAGTATTTCAGGCAACCAATGCCGAGGGAGAATTTGTCCACGATCTTTGCGCAGCGATCAAGGCATTCCTTTCCGGCCAGGAGGGATGAGCCATGGCGTACAAAGGAAAGCACATACTGGTCAACAGCGCTTTGGACTTCAACAAACGGCTAGTCGATTGGCTCGTGAATGAAGTAGGCTGGGCGCATGATCCCAACAGCCCTACCATAGATTTGACCGCACGTACCGCGCAAGACGACAAGCACGCTTTCAAACTCGGCTGGTTTTTGAAATCGAACGGAGAAGACGGGAATCAGAATATTCCGATCCATATTGGTTGGCAGGACATCTCCAATATCGCAACCTCCTATACCATGTGGTATGGGCGGACTGCGTATTTGTCTGCAGGGATAAGCGCTACAGATACTGCTATCACGCTAAAATCGGCAATGACCAATCTGGCTAATGGAGACATTATCCAGATTGGCGATGAGCTGATCTATGCCGGCGTGGTGTCTGGAGCGAATCTTTCATCGTGTGTTCGCGGGTATTACGGCACAACCGCAACAACCCACGATGTGAAAGATGTGGTAGGGAGAATCACGGGAAGTGCGCCAGCGATCACGGTCTTTGGCGTGCGGGATTTGGCGACTCCGCTGCTATCTAGTTCGGGTACGCCAAGCTGGTCTTTCGGAGAGACCGCCACTTCTAGCAACAATCTGGCAGTCGATCTCCCGAGGAACACTTCGCGGGATGCGAGCAAACTCAACCACAGCACATTGGTCAAAATCACCAGTGGCGCTGAATCTGGAAAGTGGCGCTGGGTGACGGCCCAGCCTTGCACCATCACCAATCAGATCGGCCTTACCTACGATGAATTTTACGGAGCGCCGGGTGCGGCATCTTGCGAGATTTATTCTGGTGGGATGCACCCATCGGTATCTCGCCATATGTCTATAGGACCGAATGGCAGTAGCTACACTGCAGCGCTCTACCCGACAGCTTTTGCAAGCCCAAAAGATGTCTGGCTCTATGGATCGAAAAACGGCTTTACCATCGTGCTGCTCGCTGCCAACAATACCTATCGCATGTTCTATTTCGGGCAGTACGCCCCTTACGGCAACATGACGGCGACCACGGCCACTTCTGCAGCTGATGGAGATATCGCTTTGGGAGCTACGCAGATCAAAGTCGCCAACATCAATCTGTTTGCGGTAGGCGGCAGGTACATGCTGCTCTCTGCTTCCCCAGCGCTTGATTACCGGGCGAATTGCAATCAGATCTCAAACTCCTATATGGGAGCACCTGGAGGAGGATCGCCCAATTCTTGGCCGAATTTAGACGGGGATGAAGCATGCTTCGAGTACGTGCTGGTTACCAACGTCAATCTTGTATCCAACGTGATTACCGTTCAGTGCGGCACTTGTTATTCCTATAAAGCGGGAGCACTGATTGGCGAATGCTTGCGCCCGCATATAGGGTATGCTTGCCAATCAGATGGAGCTGCCAATCAGTTTGCGGGATCAAGTCTCGGGGGGTACGCAAATTGCGTCGTATGGCATGCGCATCGCAATAGCCGAGTATTCACTACGCATCCGGCGCATCGTGTGCGTTGGCGATGCTGCCAAAGTGAAAACAACAGTGGGTTCCCAACGGTCAAACCCTGGAATGCGGACTTTGGCCGCAACGCTTACGTGCAGCGCGAATGCGCATACGGGAATCTTGGAGACGGAACAGCTGAGATTGGCGCCTCTCCAGAACCGTATTCGGGATCGGCGATGCTACTTGCGCCAAGACTTCGCGATACCGATCCTGGCAACGATCGATCTGCCTGGGGTGGAGACATGAATCGGCGGCCTGGGTACATTCCTGGTCCGCGCGCAGTAAACAATGTCTGGAGCGCTTTGAATGAGGATCTCATCCGCGTCATGTTCCAAGGCGCTTATTGCAATTTTCGGCTTTTCTACCATAGCGATTCTGGCTATTGGTGGGCTTGCGGTCCCGAGACGGATTAACAGGCGTGATTCCAGAAAACACCACCGGTCGGGAGACGCTGAGCGATGGCAATCAACAATAGTATTCTAGGGCACCCGAGTTTACCCAATGAGCTTGTTGCGTACTACAAGCTTGATGGCGATGCCAACGACGCGCATATCAATGCGCTCCATGGCACTGCCGTAGGCACTCCGACATGGCCTACAGCGGCAGCAAACTGCCGGCTACGTCAAGGCCTCCAGCTCAATGGGACTACTCAGTATATCTGGATGGCGGACAACGATCTCTTTGAGCCAACTACTGGGCTTTCTGCCGGAGGTTGGTTTTGGATTGACAGTACTGGCAGTGATTGGCAACCATTGGTCAACAAATACTATTGGGGGAGTCCCTGGACAAATAAAAGTTGGCAGCTGTATTTTCAGCTCAGCACCAATACGCTAACGGCTAGTATCGTTTGGGGCCCTACAAATGGAGTGGATTATTGGACAGTGATCAAGGGTTCTTTGAGCGCGCTAAAAAATTCCTGGCACTATATAGCTTTTACGTATGACAAGTCTATTTTCATTTTGTACGTAGATGGAATTGAGGTGGCCAGGACTACGGGATGTTCTGGGAATCCTTTGGCCAATGCTACGCCAGTGTATATCGGAAGTTTTTGGGATCAAGACGGTTCCATCCGTTATTACTCCAAAGGGTATTTTGATGAAATTGCCATTGCTGCTCGCGCGTGGACGCCAGCTGAAGTACTTGCATTCTATCATTCGGGATACCCTATTCGCTACGCAGAAGTTTATGCAGACGCTTCAGGTACTGCAGGCAGTAAGGTAATCGAGAATCTCATCATTCACCCAGCACCAGAAAATTACAGAGTGGTGACTCCGCGAGTGCATCCAGATCCGATACCGCGAGTGGTGCAAACCCCGGGATGGGGATACGGCATCAAGGGAAGAGGGTGACATGGGCAATTCGATCATTTCAGATCCCGCATTGGTCTCTGCTCTTCTCGCTTATTATAAGCTAGATGGAAACGCGCTTGATAGCCATGGCAGCAATCATGGCACTGCCGAAAAAACAATTGTCACTGCATCGGGTATGCTCAGGAATTGTATTGTTTTCGATGGCAATGGTGATCCGCCAGATGCACAGGGAACTTGCCAGATAATCAATTGCGGATCAGTGCTAAATACAAGCGCGAGTTTTTCGATCTCTTACTGGGCGTATGCCAACGGTGTTGACCCGTATAATTGTCATCTTTCGATCGCGTGCTGGAATGGAGGCGGATGGCAACAGCCTGGTACTCGTTTGTTCATCCAGCAACCCAATGGTTCCTATATCACTGTAACTTTCGCTTATTTTGGAAGTAGTGGTAATGTTTCAGTGCCTATCAGCGCAGAAGGGGGATTGTGGACGCATTGGGTGATCGCGGTAAACTATAATGTTGGCACCGGAATATCCACTCTCACCATTTATAAAAATGGTGTTCGAGCTGGAACCAATGCAGGATCGGTTGGCGGGCCAAGCTTTGGGCCTATTCCACTGTTGATTGGGGGCGCTTGCTATAATTGGGGTTCTAACTATCGGCTGCACCAGGTAAATGGAAAAATAGATGAAGTGGCAGTGTTCAATCGGGCTCTTACCCCCCTTGAGGCGATCCAACTTTATCATGCGGGTTACCCGTATCGATACGATGAATTCTATGCGGACATTTCTGGAACGGCTGACGCTACACTTTTCGATTTGGAATCGTTGGCGGGTTTGACTTCCGGGTATGTGTTTCCTGCGGCCACTGACTTTGAAGCGATTACCGGTCCAGCGCAAAGGCAAATTTCTCTTTCTTGGGTCAACCCAGTGCACCCTGATTTTCTGGAAGTCACAGTACGCCGTTCAAAAACTGGATATCCACCTTCGATACACGTTGGCGAGACTGCGTATACCGGGACCGGTACTGGTTTTATCGACAGCAATTTGGATCCTGATGAGCTGTACTATTATTCAATTTTTGCCTGTGACACTTATCGCACCTACTCAGTAGCGGTCAATGCTAGTGCGGTTGCAAAAGAACTAAATCGCGCAAAACTTCTCTCGGCTGTTGCGATCGCCAAAGACAAAGTGCGGGTCACCTGGGACCAAGAGCTGCATTTGGGTGAGGGGGATGCTACAGACGCGCTTGTCCCGGCAAACTGGACCTTCGAGACGCTGGCGCATCCAGTAGCAGCACAAGCAATCAGCACCCATCAGCTCGCGCCAACAATTCTGGACATTACCTTAGATGAGGAAGGGACTGTTGACGCGGACTATACCGCAATAGCAGCGGCTACGTTGCAGGCGGCGGATCTGCGCACCATCAGCCCTACTGATCGTGAATTTGAGTTCACTGGTTTGGGCGAAATGCCGCAAGTGATGTTTGCGCAATCGATTGGGCTTTTTTACGCTATCGTACAATTCTCCGAGGCGGTGCTTGGCGCTGAGGACAAGGCCAACTACAATATTCCCGGTTTGGTCATCGCCAGTGTTTCTGTGTTTGATCCCGTGCTCTACAAATACCAGCTGCGTACTGGCCAGCAAGCTTTTGCGGCACCTTATTTGGTGGAGGTGTCTGGGGTCACCGATTTGGCGGGGAGCCCCATCGATCCAGCGCACGATACTTACGCATTCACTGGATTCTCGCCAGAAAGTTCCAGCGCGGTAGAGCCTTCAGATCTAGGATTGATTGCCGCATTGACTAGCGCCATTGGGGAAGCTTGCACTGAGATGGCGGGGCTTGTCTCCACTCGGTTGAGTGAGCCTGTAACAGAGGGGGAAACGGTCTTTCCCGTCGAATCCACAGAAGGATGGTCAGATGCAGGGCGTTTTGCGGTAGAGGGCATCCCGTATACGTATACTGGCAAAGGCACTGCTTCGCTGACTGGGGTAAAGCACATACGCGGTGGGGAAGAGCAGAACGGCGCGGCCATGCTCCACCATGTGGAAGCTGCAGTTACTGATATCGGTCGAAATCGAAGTTATGCAGAAAAGCTTCGCCGAGCGCTGCTACTCAATTACGCTGAGGGCGAGGATCTGAATGTCGTCGGGCGCAATTTTGGGCTCATTCGTCATCCATTTTTTACGGATGATGCAGTTTACCGTGAAGTCATTCGGGCCATGGCTTACAGCCCGAAGGGGACGATGCTCGGATTAGAGCTTGGGCTTTGCGGGATGGTAGGGGAGGGGAACTTTGAGATTTATGAAGACCTCATTCGCTATCCCTGCCAAGTGTTTATTCGGCTAACGGGAGATGCGCTCCAGGCACAACAAACGGTGGTAGGCAAAGCCTGGATGACCGAGCTGTACTGGGATGCGCTGCGCACTACGGCCAATCAATTGGATCTAGGTGCTGCTCCACTGAGTGTCTATGGGGTGCAGCTCAAACCGCTGCAGGAGGTTTTTGATTTCCGTACTCTCAAGCCCAGTGACGTGACCTATCCATATTACCCAGGCAGCACTCCACAAGCTGCGTTTGGCTACGCGGGCACGCTCGTGGAGGGGGATTCGGTCTTGGTCGCTGAAGGGCAAACCAAACTCACCTGCGGCAGCGTGGGCACTATTTTCTATCGCATGCTCGATACCCAAGGCGCCCGCGTGACGCCCGCGTCTGATTGGGTAGTGTCGATGCTGATGTGCATCCCAACCGGAGCAAGCCTGAAGCACGGAGAGCTTTTTCAGGCTGGGCTTTCCGTCTTTGACGGTCAGTACCGGATAAGCTGTGGCCTGGAAGACGATCTGACTTTTGGTTTGATGGCGACTTCTGGCGGAGGGTTCCTGGGTACGACGGTAACGCTTGCCCGAGATACGTACTATGCAGTGGAACTTCGTCGAGCCTGGGGTGACGTGATCGAGTTACGGGTCAACGGACAACTTGTTGCTTCTGTGGCTCGATCGAACTTTTCTGCCGCGCCGACTACCGACCATCAAATTGAGTTTGGCATCCGCGGTACGCCAAATTCTGGAATGGCTTTTTGGGGTAAGCAGTTTATGGCGTCAATCACGGCCCCAACTGATTACTGGAGTGGACGCGGGGTGGACGGGGCGACCAATGATGCAGCTCCCACCCAGCTCATTATTGGTGGCGCAACCCATGATTTTCTCCTGGAGGACGTGGGTAAATCATTGCGGACTTTCGGCTCAGCAGTTACCAATGCGCGTGGTGGGAACAACAATGGGCGGTGGAGAATCGCGACTTACGTGAGCGCTACAACGGTGACGTTGCGCGGGGTGGAACAAGCAGATGCTGAGACCAGTAGCGCTGCTCCCACCCAAATCACTGTCCCTCTTTTTGATGGGCTGGGCCCGTTTGTCTACCCGGACGATTTGGGCAAGCAGCTTGTGATTTCTGGGTCGCATTACGGCAATGATGGCGTCTATACCATCTCCAAGCTTTTCGACTCGAATGGTGTCGATTACGCGACTACGCGCATTTCTGGAACAGCTCGATCGAATGTCTGCCAGGTGACCACGCCAACCATTACTACCGAAGTGGGGTTGACCTGGGAATTGCGCCCGGCTTTTGTGGATGAGACGGGGCTCTCTTTCGAGATGAGCGGCGCGGGGTCAATTTCTGGAACAGAATTGACCTTGCGTAAGTCGCTCTGGAAGAATGATTTGATCATGGAAATTTTGGCGATTGATGAGCATTCTGCGCAGCTCGTCGATCATTCGGCGGCGAATTTTGTCAAAGACGAGGGGCCCCCTCCAGTCTTCGCTGCCTACCCATGGTATGTGGCAGATCCATTGGCTATGCTGAAGCCGTTTAGTGACCAACTGACGGCGGCTGGTGTGGTGCCTAAATATTACATAGGAGACGAGCTAAATGGCGACTGACAGATTGCGCGTGGAAGGCAATGAGCGAATGGATTTGCAGGATTTCCAATACCTGGTGGGGGAGCAGCAGGTGGCCGCTGAGCGGCAGCTGCTTTCGCAGCTCATTTGCTCTCCAGATCGAGAGCGCAAATGGGTGCTCTCGGGTTTTGCCATCAGCAATCCCACTGGCGCTCAGGTACAGGTGACCAAGGGCAGGGCCTTGTTGGCCGAGTTTCGAAACGGGGCGGCCTACTATGGGATGCTTACGACGGAAGGGGATGCTACGAAGATTGTGGACATCAACACCTACGCAAATGGCGTCTATGGGATTTACGTTCGCTTCGAAGAAATTGAGGGTGCCTTTCAACCACGAATTTTCTGGAACGCGGCGGGGCTTGGTTCGGAATACCCCGAGACCATCGCTACCCGTTATCTGGCCAACTGGGCAGTGCGGGTAGAAGCAGCAAGCCCCGGAGAGGAATGGTTACAGATCGGCACGGTGAATCGCGCCGACATGGCGCTGGTGGATATGCGCGATTTCTATTTTGAAGGGCCTGTGGATGACAGCTACAAGAGCGGCTGGTCAACGGACGGGGGCGGGAGCGCCAATGATCGCAGCGCGGATCGGAAGACCTACGGGGTTAGCGATTTCCAGAAATTTAGCGCAGCGACTCGCCAGTGTCTGGAAGACATCAAAGGCCGGGGGCTGCGTCGTTGGTGGGAGAGGGACATTGGTGGGATGAATCTCGGCTTTGATGCGGCTCCAGTCGAAGATCGACTCGCGCTCGGAGACGCAGACTTCTACCTCGATGGCGGGGCTACCAAACGCTGGCAGTTTGCGCCCAATGATCATCTGACTTACGACCGCACGGGCAACGTGTTGGCGCTTTCTATTGGTGCAGATAAATATAAATGGGATGCAACCGCATATTTTCCAGAAACCGCTGATGCGGTTGATCTGGGCAAGAGTGACAAGCGCTTCAACACCCTTTACCTGGGGGGGTTGGCTCGTTTTGCGCATGCGACAGCGGACGAAGGTGAACGCAATTGGCAGATTTCCATTGCTGAAGTGGATGGAGCTGAGACTCTTCGAATTGGTACGGCGACCGCAGCTTGGGCGCATGCCATGGCTGGGATTTCTTTTACTCGGACCCTAAATGGTTGGTCTATCACCAAAGTCAATTTTCCCAATGGGCTTTATTACGATGTGGCCAATTACGCACTCTGCGCCGATACCACTTATGGTGCATTGGGCAAGACCGATGAGCGCTGGAAATATGTGTACGCTGATCTTGTTCATGGTACCACTGTTCAGGGCCCTGCTGTGGTCGCTGAAACAGCTTTTCTTCCCGATGCTCATAATGGAGCAAATTTGGGAGCAGATGACAAATATTTCAATAGTGGGTGGGTGACCACTTTGACTATGGCAACCGGTATCGTCAACACGGTTATAAAACCTGATGTAGATGAAGGCGCGGATATCGGTACAAATCTGATTTATTTTAATAATGCGTACCTTGAATCAGTGTTTATTGGCACGAAACTTATGCCCCGTTTTCATAACCAGCAAGATTTGGGGGATGTGAATACGTGGTTTCGCAATGGGTACGTAGATAATTTTAATATGTATACGGCGACTATTGGGCATTCATTAGTGCCAGATGATCATGGGGGAGCAAGTTTAGGCACTGCAAGTCCGCTTAAATGGTTTAGCACTACTTATACTCTGAACCTGATGTTAAGTACTGATGTTGGTGGCGGAGTGGGTACTGATCTAAGACCTTCTGAAAATGGTACTCTGGATTTAGGGCATTCAAGCTATCGTTGGAAAGCTGGGTACGTCAATTCCCTGTATTCCGCATGGGTATATACCGAAAAACTTTCTCGGGCTGATGCCGGAGACATTCTTGTCTATTATGATTTGGTGCCTAGTACGAATGGCGCTGCCAATCTTGGTACGGTAGACACAACCTGGGGTACTTTGTGGGTGGGTACGATCACTGGAGGGGTAGGTGGAATTTCTTCTGGCGGCGTAGTTAGCGGCGCGGGAATGACTTGCAGTGGCGAGTTGTACCTACCAGGTTTTGCAGGGTCGCATGGACGGGAGATCAAGTGGGAATGGGCGGCAGGTGGAACTTGGTCGCCGTGGAATGTGCTGTACTCGGAGGTTGGCGCCTTTTATTCCGTAGGCCTTTATACGCAATATTGGACGAAACTAGGGGGCACTCTGCCGATCCTCGTCAGCGGGCAAGTATTGATTGGAGAAGCATATGACGCGCACATAAACCACAACGTCAGTGAGATCCATGGGGTTGGCGCAGTGGCCAATCGTGGGTTCCTTACCCTCCGGTTCAATGAAGTTGATTACGTGATCCCGGTTTGGTATTGGACCGATATGGAAACTCCCTAATTGTTTGTAACCGAGGAACCCATGCCTACCATTATTCCAGAAAATGTGCAGATCAATGTACCCAAGTACCAAGAGAAGCTCAATCAGTTGCTCTCGGTGACTTTGGACGCGGCTACTGTGTTCAGCTACATCCAGGCGCATGAGATTCCAGAATTGGCGGATATCATGAGCACCTTCAACATTGGCAAACCAGACGCGGTGAAAATAGGGTATTTGGCTCGCGATTGGCATATCGGAATGTGCCGGAAGAAGCTAAATTACCCTGAGTATAACATGCTGTAACGAGCAAAAAGGAGAGCGAGCATGAATCCAGAATTGAAGAAAACAATGGAATTCAGTGGGGACGAAGAACGATTGCTTCAGCGTGCAGAAGAGCTGCGGCAAAAGAAACTGAAGGAGAAAAATTCCAGGGCCGCTGCCCTGGTCAATGGCGAAATCAAACCGCCCAATGAAATGGTGTCATATCTGGTGCAGCGAATTCGCGCTACCCGTCGCGAGTACGAGCAAGTCACGCAGCAGATTCAACAGCTCAATACCCAGCTGCAATCATTGACGCAACGGCAGGCCAATCTCGAAGGCGATCACAATAGCCATGTTGCCGATTTGCAGTTCTGGGACAAGGATTCGACAGAATCTCTGGAAAATCCCAATGTCATCTCCATGAAGTTACCTGACGTAGAAATTCCCGTTCCCTGATTTTTCTTTTCTCCCACAGCTGCGGTAGCCTGGATGAAACTTCGATACGGAGGGCAATCATGATTTGCCGCGTCTGGACTTGGATCTGGGTGGTATTCTACCGTTACGTGCTGCGCTTGATCATGGAAAAAGACGAAAACCGCAAACCGATAGTGTCTCTCGGGCGGCTGGCTTTTGCGGCGGTGCTCATCCAGTTTTTCATTCTCTGGCGTCGCGCCTTATTTTCTGGAACAGAGGTGCAATGCCCGCCCGGTCTTCTGGAAGTTTTTTACACGCTGGCCGCTTACGTCTTGGGCACCAAAATCGTTCGCGCTGGAGTGGAAGCAATAGAGGCGCGAAAAAATCAAGCGGTGTTGCTCTCCAGGGATAAGGAGCCGCAGTCATGATGCCTGGGCAGTGGAGATTGGCGCTGCGGGTGACCGGGATTGCGCTGGTGGTCACGTTGTTGGTGGTGGGAGTGGCCTTGCTTCACCGGTTTTTCCCACAGCTCGCCAGTCGCTCTATCGGGCGATTGCAGGGGCGACTGGATGCGGAGAAAGCTGGACTGGCTGTTGCCAAGATTGAGGCACAAGAAGGAGCTGCGGCAGCTCGGGCTGAAGTGCTCGCTTGTTACGCCCACCAAATGGAGGTGCTTGATGTGCGGCAAAAGGCTCAGGCCGAATCGCTGGAGAAGGACCCCGTGGCTCTCGCTCGTTATCTGGTGCGGGTGGGCTCTACTGTTTCTCGGTAGCCTCTACGTGCTTTTCTGGGCTGCGCAGGCAAGCGCGCAAGAGGGCGAGCGGGTCTGTGACCCCAAGGACGCAGGGAAGTGCTCCCAGGCGCTCGAAAAGGGTGAAGAGGCGCCATTCAGCGGGCAGTTGTTGACACCAAAGCTCGCAATCGCCTTGGCGCAGAAGGCTGAAAGGTTCGACATCGAGCTGCAAATCGAGCTGGAAAAGGACCGTGCGCTGGCCCGAATTGACCTTGAATTGCAGCGGCGTCTCAGACAGCTCGAAAATGCCAGTTTCGAGCGTCAAAAAACGGAGTACGAAAATGCGATTTTTCAGTTTTCGCGTTGGTTTCGCGCTCCGATCGTCGTTTTTGGCAGCGGTTTGCTTATAGGAATTTTCTCCACACTACTGATTTCAAGCATTTAGCTTCAAAAAATGCACAAACTTTGTGCATTTTGCCTGTCTGTTTTGCACCAAGTTTGTGCATTTTTGCGTCCATTTTTGGGGCAAATGGGGGGCATTTGCCAACAGGGGAGGTTTTATTAAATGATTTTGACCAATGTTTTGTGGACCCGGGGGATCTCTTGCTTTTTCACCCGAAACGTATTCAAAGGTAGTACCTACTCCCATAGTAATAGATTTTTTATTTATTGATATTACTTCATAAATTGGAAATTTTTTTTCTGGAATTTTTCTGGAATATAGGGTGCTCTAACCGAAAAATAAAACCCTGTGGAAAAAGTTTTGTCATGCGCACAACATTTGTGCATTTTCCGCGCAACATCTTGGAGCACAACGATTTTTAGGCCTGCCGTGAATCACGCTATTTTCCAGAAAATTCGTGAACTTTTTTCGTTTGGCTGCCCCTGATCGACTGGCCGTAGATACTTGTTCTTATTATGGAAAAAAATAATCCTTGACACGGGCAAAAAAAAGTTTTGGTAAGTATGCATCCCTGATGCAGGTCTGCATGTTTTGAAGATTTTCCGAAAGGGACTGAGCGAGTACCCGCAAACTCCAAAAATCGAGGTTCCTGCTTTTAGCGTACAAGCTGGGGAAACGATCAAAATCTGGAAGTAGCAGATCGAAGACGATCAAAGCTGGGAAAAGACGATCAGAGCAGATCAAAGTTGGGGGAAGACGATCAAAGCGGATCAAAGCTGGGAGAAGACGATCAGAGCGGATCGAAACTGGGGGAAGGCGATTAAAGCAGATCGAAGCTGGGAGAAGGCGATCGAAACCTGGTAGCAGTAAACAAGCAAAGAGTGGTGAGTGGATAAAGAGGGCGAGGGCGCGCAAATGGGATCCTCTGCCCACAAATTTTGAGAAGGGGGATAAACGATGGAAGTGATCAGGCGGCTCAAGCGACGGCAACGGAGAGAAGGGGTACAGCGATTTCTGGTGAGGTGCGCGGATTGCGTGCATCTGGAGGGGTGCCGGCAGAAGCTTGGCGGGGAGTTGATGGAAGACGGTCCGTGCTCGTTCTATCCCAGTTCTTGGCAAAGGCGTCCGGAAAAATAGCCGGTGCGCCTTTTCTGGACTTTTTGTGCTTGCACTTTCTGGAACATTTTCGTAGAACAAAGGTACGCGCGTAGTGCGCGGGATGTCCAACAACGGGAGAATGAGATGCCAAGAATCGCAAAAAAAGTAGAATCAAAGCGCGCTACCACTACGCGCGCTGCAGGTACAAAGACCGCGGCCAAGTCAACGCGAGGTGCGAAGAAGGTGGCCAAGAGTGCGGCCAAGCCCGCCCAGGCCAAAAAAAGGAAGAGCCGTGTCGCGAAAGCCACGCAAGATGATGACGCTGACCTTTGACAGCGTTCTTCGCGAGAGTGAGAGTGGCTTTGCCTTGCTGTTTGACTTTGGCAAAGGAAAGCGTGAGTGGATTCCCAAGAGCCAGATCAAAGAATTGGTGGAGCCGGCGGTAGCAGGGGATTCGGGTACGGCGCTCGTCCCTGAGTGGTTGGTGCTGGAGAAGGGATTGGAGGCGTTCGCCGAGGAGTATTGACGTGGTTTTGTTGCGCGTCCAGAATTCCCGCACGGAAATTTATCAGGCTGATCCATTTTTACTGCACATCCTAGACACGGAATTTCGATATCCGACTTCTACGGCGCATCTGATTGCCCGGGCGGGGCCAGAGGCTGTTGAGCAGTCCGGGGGATGGGATGGCTGGATCCGTCTACTTCGCCAGCCGCGGTCTAGTGCTCCTTGGGTGCCAAGTGGGCTTCTCGATCGCGTGATCTATTTTGCGCAAAAATTTGGGTATCCAGTGCGCGTCGAGGATCAACGCCAGCGCCCAGAAGGGGATGTGCCAGATCCGGTGCGCATTCCGTTGCGGCATTATCAGCTCGAAGCGGTGGAACGCGCGGTGGAGCGTGGGATGGGCGTACTTGATTTACCTCCGCGTTGTCATGCTTTAGGGGAATTGGTGCTTATGGCTAATGGGGAATGCAAGCCGGCGGAGCAAATCTGCGTAGGGGATCGGCTGTTGGGCCCGGATGGGCGTTCTCGGGTAGTTTTGGAAGTGCATCAAGGAGAAGGGCAACTGTACCGTGTCACTCCGTTTTGGAGTCAGGAGTCTTTTGTGGTCAACGGGCACCACGAACTAGTTTTGCGCAAGCATTGTGATCGGGGAAAGCAGAAGCATAAACTGAGATGGCATTGGGAAGATCGGGTTGTCGCAGTTCAAGATTTCGTCAATTGGCCGCATAATTCCCGCAGGAAAAGTTATTTGATTTACCCTCAGACGGTGGAATTCCCGGAAGGATTTTCGGGAATTCATCGAATAGATCCCTATGTGCTTGGGGTTTTGTTGGGAGATGGGTATTTTAGAAAGACTGGTGTTTGCGTGTCTACTAGTTCAGTATTGTTACAGCGCAAATTGGTAGCTGAAGGACTGCGGTTAGGGTGTGAGCGCTGTCGAGTTGTGCCAAGCAGGACGCGGGTTCCTACGGTTGTTTTTTCTAGAATGCGCGGAAGTTGTCAGCGGCGAGGGGAAAGAAACCCCCTCATGTTGGAAGTAGAACGGTTGGGGTTGGTAGGGTGTAGGGCTGGAAACAAATTTATTCCGTGGGAGTATAAAACCGGCTCGGTGCCATCGCGGTTGGCGTTGTTGGCTGGGCTGATGGATACTGATGGGCATTGCACGGGCACTAGTTTTGACTATGTGAGCAAGAGTTTTCAGTTGGTGCAGGATGTCATGTTTGTGGCGCGCAGTTTGGGTTTTTGCGCTAGTCCAGGTAAGCCGCGGGTGGTCAAGGGGGTGCAGTATTACCGATGCGCGATTCTGGGAGATATCGCGAGAATCCCGACCATCCGTCGCATTAGCCATCATGTGCCAAAAAATAGGGATTTCAGAAACGGGAGTTTTTCAGTAGAAGCGATAGGTGTTGGGGAATTTGTTGGGTTCACGGTGAATGCGGATAATCTGTATCTGCATCGTGATTTTGCGGTATTGAAAAATAGCGGGAAGACTCGGGTTGCTTGCGAAGTCACCCGCAGACTCGCGCTGCCGACCATCTGGATCGCTCCTACCGATCGCATCGTGGCACAGACGCAAGAGGTGCTGGAGGGATTTTTTGGCAAGCATTACTCAGCGCATTTGATCGGATCGGCTGGAGCGTTGGCGGCGTCCAGAAAAAGGATAGTGCTGGCCACCGCTGCTACTGCGTCGCATTTGCCCGCCGAGTTCTATGCTTCCAGAAAAGTGATAGTGGTCGATGAGTGGCATCATGGTGGGGCGGCGAGCTACCGTAAGATTTTTAATATGTGCGATCACATCTATCATCGCTACGGGATGACTGGGACCTATTTTCGCTCGGGCGATGACGATATGGCCATGCACGCGCTGATTTCTGGGACCATCCACCGCGCGACCTCCCAGGACATGCTGCGGTTGGGGCATCTGGTGCCGGTGCGGGCGGTATTTTTGCCTGTCGATGCGGGCCGGATTTCAGCTCGCTCAGCGAGCTTTTTTTCCGATCATGGGAAGCACGGCATTCATGAGCATTCACTACGCAATCAATGGGCGGCGTATGCCGCGCAGGCGCTTTATGCGGTGGGGCGAAAGGTACTGATTCTGGTCGGGACCAAGGCTCAGGGCAACATTCTCCGCGATATGTTGCTTCCTGCGCTACCTGCTGCGCCACAGGCGGCGGAGTTTGCTGCGGCGGAGTTTGTCTCGACGGCTTGTAGGCGGGATCGGCAAGGGCGAATTTTGAAGTCGTTTGTAGCGGGGGAGGAAGTGAAAATTCTCATCGGGACTTCGATTCTCGGGGAGGGGGTTGATCTGCCCGCCGTGGACGCTTTGGTTTACGCGAAGGGTGAGAAAGCCGAGGTATCGCTGACCCAGGCGATCTACCGTGTTTGCACGGCCATTGAGGGAAAGCGCGAAGCGGTGCTGGTAGATTTCGCAGATAGGCATCATCGAAAATTATTGGCGCATGCGCAGGAAAGATTGCGTATTTATTATGAAGAGCCGATTTTTCGAGTCGAAGTAGTCAAGGATACGCAGGCCTTTGTCGCGTGGTTGGCGAATTTGGCTAGGTAGATTTCCGGTCTCTTTTTTTGGCTGGCGACTTAAATCTGATGCCGGGAACGTGAAGCATGTGGTATCGTGGCGGCGAACTTCCACGAGTAGCGCTGACCACGCACCAGGGCTCCGAGTTACCCGCTCGGAGCCCATTTTATTTTCTGGAAGGAGACGCCATGCAGCAGGTGTTGTTGCTCGAAGCAGAGGGCTTGAGTGAGCAGGAGAAATTGGAGCGTTTGGGCCGAGTGGCGATCAGCGATCCGGCGCATTTAAAAGCTTGGCTGCGCGACACAAATCGGCGCTGGCTCATTTTTGATGCGTTAGATCTGGTAGATTCTTTGCCTTTTCCAAGTGGGGTTGACAGTCTGGTGCAGCTGATCGCATGCTACAGGGACCACCGCAGAGCGATCCCCACCGGTCGTGTAGAGGTGCAGACCGATCCGGTAACCGGCGCCGCAGTCGAGGTGCCTGTATGCAAAGGAGACGCGCTGGAAGTGAGTGAGCTGGATCAGGTGATCCGCTACCTGGTTACGCTCATTCATGAGCGGGATCCTGCCTGGCCGTTGGGTTGGGATGCGAGCGGTAAAATATAAACCAGGTAGACGTGGAGAGCGAGCATGTCAGGCCTGATCGAACAGCTGTTTGGGGATTACTGTTTCTATCGTCGGCAGACCGCCAACATTCGTGCCTTGAAAAACAAGGGGGCGCGAATCAGCGATCCAGAATTGAACGCAGAGCGCGCAGAAGTATTTGGGGCGCTGGTGGTATTTTGCAAGCAGCATGCAGTCCCGCCGCGCCAGTGGCTCTATTATATTTTTGCGCGCCGGAGGTGGCTTTATTCCCCTCGCTGTGATCGGGCCAATTTGCTCTGCGAGCGGGCGCTCGCGGGATATCGTAGTTGGCCGGATTTTTCTGGATTCCAGAAAAGGATAGCGGCTACCGAGGCCCAAAGAGAGGCCATTTACCTCGATCATGTGTACGATCCAAATCGGGACTTGAATCATTCTGTGGAGCTGCTAAAAGGGGCGTTGGTGGCTCGCGGGCAGGTTGACCGGTGCCTCGTGGGGATGCACTCCCAGACGTTTGGCTATCACCCGCGAAGCCACATTTGTCAGCGTTGTATGGTGCGTTTTGTTTGCGCGGAGCAGTTGCGGGGGGCTGTCAATTTCGACATTCTGGCATTGCGCCGGGGCGAGATAACTTCCGCCCAGGCGCAAGCGAATGCGCTGGCGGGGGTCAATCGGTATGCCCGTTGAGCGGACCCCGGTACCGGCTTCGGCTGCACCTGCGGCTGGAGATAGATTTCCATTTGGAGTTGAGTATCAAGCGTCATTGCTCAAGTTGCTTGCGCAGGATGGTTCTTTTGCGTCAGCTGTTATGCCGCATTTGAAGCCGGGGTTTTTCGAGAACGAGGTTTACGGCTGGGCCTTCGCTCGCATGCAGGAGTACCGCGAGAAGTACGACAGTGTTCCTTCCTTGCGGATCGTCTGCGAGCAGACGCGCGCGCTCGATGCCCGCGCGCGTGAGTTTTTTCGGCTGACTTTGGAGCGCGTGCTGGAGGCCGATCTTTCTGCTGAGAGTTGGTTGCGTGATACGGTCATTGATTTTGTCAAACGCCATCTATTCGTGTCTGCTTTTCATGAGTCCCGCGCTTTTTTCAATACCGGAAATGTCGCTCAGAGCTATGAGGTGATGTACCGGGCCATGGATCGCATCTTTCATACCCAATGGGAGACGGCCGATCGGTGTTTTTTCTTTGAGGAGTTGTCTCGGCGCATGGCCTACCGGATGGGTACAGATGTGCACGCGGATGCGATGCCTTCGGGTATCCCTGAGTTGGATCATGTGCTCTCTGGCGGGCTGAAAAAAGGCGAGATGGGTGTTTGGGTCGCTTACCCCAAACGGGGGAAATCGACCATGCTGGTCAATCTGGGCGCGCAGGGTGTTCGGCGGGCAGATATGCGCGTGCTGCATTATGTTTTGGAGGGTTCCAGAAAAATGGTGGAGAACCGCTATGACGCGGTTTTCGCCCAGGAAGAATATTGGCGGATCAAAGATGGATCGCTTTCTACTGAGGCGTGGCAGCGCTTGCAGTATGAGTATCAGGCATATCGGTCGAAGCTGGTTATTCGCGGGCTCACTGAGCGCTGGACGTATTCGGTGGCGGATTTGCAAGAGGAGATTCGCGAGCTGAAGCAGCGTTACAATTGGGTGCCGGATGCACTGGTCGTCGATTACGGGGACTTGCTCCGTGCGCGGGAAGAGCATCTGCGCACTGAGACTGAGGTGCAAAGAGCAGCTTTTCGCGATCTGAAGACATTGGCCAATCGTGGCTACGTGTTGTGGACTGCCTCTCAAGCGCAGCGGCCAAAAGATGATATCGATGTGTCCACTGAGATTCTGCAAGCGCGGCGAGTCGCTGATTGTTACGACAAGGTGCGGGTGGCTGATTTTTTGGGGTCGATCAATCAGACGCAAGAGGAACGCGAAGCTCGCCAGGCGCGATTGTACGCAGAACTTTATCGGGACAATGCTGCCGGGCAGCTGATTTTGGTTTACGCGGATTTCCAGAAAATGACGATCGCTTCTGCTTCGGCGTTCGGGAATGTAACGCCGGTGGGAGCGGTAGCGGGGGTGGGGCCGGTAGTTCCGTTGGGCTACGTGAAACCTATAACTCCGATCCAAATGAGGGCGCCAATATGAGCTGGTCCGCGATCGATCGTTTTGACGTGTCAGGTTATCTGCAAAAGTTTTCTCCCAGGCGGGTGCAGGCGGATGAGGTGGTGCTGCGATGCCCGAAATGCGGAAAAGACAAATTGACGGTCAATGTTCAACGTAGGACCTGGCATTGCTGGGTTTGCGAAGAGTTTACGATCGATTACCAGACTGGCCAGCGCCGGGCGGTGAGCGGGGCAGGCGGGTTGCTCGCGCTCATCTCCATGCTGGAAGGGATAGGGAGGGAGCAGGCTGCGGAATGGGTGCGGAATCGGAGTGGGCTGCTTGGCGAAGAGGCCTGGATGCGCGGCGGGCAGATGGAGCAGCGGCCTGAGTCGTTTGAGCTACCTACGCTGCCGATGATCCTCCCGCCGGAAGGCGCTGCCCCAATACACGGCACCTTGCCGTATTTAGAAAAACGCGGTATACTGGAAGATGATGTGCGGCTCTTTGGTTTGTTCTGGTGTTCGAGCGGGCGCTACGCCAACCGGGTGGTGTTCCCCGTCTATGAGACCGGGCGCATGGTCTACTACCAGGCTCGGGCGATGTGGGATCCGTTCCCAGGAGAGCGGTTCCAGAAAGCACTCAATCCGCCGGCGGCTCCGGGGGCAGCGACAGCGGGTGAGGTGTTGATGAATCTGGACGTGGCCAAGAATTTCCCGCGGGTGGCGATCGTGGAGGGTCCGGTGGATTGCATTCACGCGGGGCCCAGTGCGGTGGCCACCTTTGGGAAGAAGATCACTTTGGTCCAGATGCTCAAGCTCCGGCAGGCCGGGGTGCGGGCAGTGGACCTGATGTGGGATGGGCCAAGCGCCAGCGAGCCGGAGGGCGCATGGCCGGAGATGGTAGCCACCGCTCCAAAGCTTGCGGGGCTCTTTGATGTTCGATTGGTGCGGCTGCCGCAGGGGGACCCTGGGGAGTACAGTCGTGGAGCGCTGGAGGCCTTCCGGTTCCAGGCCCGGCCGGTGGGAGCGGTATCCAGGTTGGAGTCGTTGTAGGCGTGAAAGGAGAGCGAGCAATGACCAAGAAAAGTTTGTTGGGGGCCCAGGAGGATCGGATCAAAACTGACCTCCGGCTGCCTCCGGAGTTGCTGGATCAGGTTGAGCAGATCACCACGGCGTTGCAGATACCCAAAAACGCTTTTTTCGTCTTGGCGGCGTCGTTGCTGGTGTTGCAGTTATCGCCTTTGGTGCGGGTCAAGCAGCGCAAGGCGCTGGTAATGGCGGTTCAGGATCTTTTCCAGAAAGTGCTGGGAGAGATTGCAAAGACCTTATAATCATGGGTTAGAAGTTGCCCTTCCAGATTTTGCGTCAATTACATTTTCTACTGTTGACATTTCCGGCGTAGAGCCGTATTCCAGATATGGGTGTGTGGGAAAAATGATGCAAGTGATCAAGCATGAGATCCCGGGAACGGGCATTTACCTCGATCGAGTCGAGGGTTTTGTTCATCCGCTTATCCCAGAAGGCATAGGTGAATATTGCTTTCGCCGTGATCTGGTGGAGGAGATTGCGTATTGCCTGGAGACGGCTACGCACTGCCTCTTAGTTGGAGATGCGGGGACGGGGAAGAGTTCGATCGTTGAGCAGCTCGCCTTTCAGCTCAATCGGCCGCTGCGGCGGCTGAACCTTCATGGTGAGTCGGATACCACGGTGCTGCTCGGGCGCGACTATCCTTCGATCGCTGAGGATGGCACTAGGATTTTGCAGTTTCGCCGGGGACCGCTGCCCGAGGCGGTGGCTCTCGGGCACTGGATTTTGCTCGATGAGATCGACGCGGCGCTGCAACCGGTTCTCTTTTGCCTGCAACAGTTGCTCGAAGAGGGCGGGAAGATCGTGCTGGAGGACGTGGAGGGCACGGTGATCCGCCCGCATCCGGCTTTTCGGTTTTTTGCGACCGCCAATTCGGTTGGGATCGCTAGCCGGCATAAATTGTTGTACACCGGGACGATGGCGCGGATGAATGAGGCTACTTTGGATCGGTTTGGTGTGGTGGTGCACGTTGAGTCGATGTCGGCGGCGTTGGAGCAAGAGGTTATTCGCAAACGGGTGCCTGCTTTGGATGCGGATTTCATCGAGGCTATTGTGCGCATTGCTGGAGAGGCGCGAAAAGATTTGACCAACGACAAGATCGCCTGCACGTTTTCCACGCGAAGGTGTTTGCAGTGGGCGCGGGCGATGACCCGCTTTCATCCGTTGCGCGCGGCCAAACTGACCGTTTTGAACAAATTGGCGGAGGATGACTACCGGGTGCTGGAGGGGGTTGTGCAGCGCTATTTTGGAAAGGAAAAATGACGTGGACGATACTGTGTATCGATTGGAATATTATTCGGTGGTAGTGGAGGAGGATTCGAAAACTCCAGTGTTTGTTACGCTGGGTGATACTGTGGACGAAATCAAGGAATGGGCAACGCTTCAGATGACTGCGATGTTGGCTACGGCAATGGAGGAAAAGGTGATTTTGCCGTTCGACGCATCCAAGATGCAGTTGTGGCCGCGGGCAAAGTTTCGTCGGGAGATTGGGCAGCTTGATTTGCATACTGCGGAGTACGCTGAATGGTACGGCCGTTCGATAGTGGCGTATTTGACATTTCGGGTGGGCAAAGAGGTCGAGTGGCTCAGCGCAGCGCTGCGTGCTGGGGAGCACAAAGAAGCTACAAAATTTGGGGATTCGCTGCGAAAGAGTTGGTTTCATCTGTTCGCCGCGTTGGAATCCTGTGATGTGCGGCCGGTTATTATCGAGCATGAGCCGGATGCGCGGTGTGCTTCTTGCTCTGAAGTGCATGATTGCTCCAAGGGGTTGGAGTATATGTTGCACCTGGATCCGGCAAAGAAAATTCTGAACTGATGCCCTTGTCGTTTACAGAAGCTGCTTTGGAATCCCGGAGTGAACGCATCGCGCGGATGATGACCCGCCAGTACGGGGTGCGGGTGCGCATTGAGGGTTCGCTTGCTTATGTGGATTCTTGCACGCTGGAAATTGTGTTGCCCAATTTTAGTGATGCGCATTTAGGAGCATTGGGCAAGGCTTTTGACGGATTTTTAGACCATGAATGCGCGCATCTCCTGTTCACAAAGTTTGACTGCGTGGCAGCGTTGCGCGAGCCCACACGCGGAATCTGGAATGCGTTGGAAGATGCTTGGATCGAGCGGCGCATGTCGCAGGAGTATCCCGGGTGCGGGGAAAATCTAGGCGTGTTGGATCAATTGATTGGCGAGAAGGTGCGGGAGGAATGGGAAATGGTGCCCCATGGGGCACGTTTTTTGCACATGGTTGGTTGTTATGCGCGAAAAGGGCGCTGCCCAAAAGAGTTGGAATTGGATGCTGTGGTCCAGAAATGGGTGGAGGCGGCGCGGGCAGAGCTAGAGCGGGCTTCCAGGATCGCTTCGACGGCCGAGGCCGCAAAATTGGCCGAGGCTATTGTCGCGGCGATATGCTGGAAGGCGCTTGCGCCTCCTCCATCAGCTGTTGGGGGGATGGAGGGGATGCCTCTGTCGCTGATGGGGGAAGGGGAGATGGATGCTTTGATGGATTTGGCTACGGGTACGGGCCCGCGATGCGATGCTGAGTGGCTGGTCAATTCTATCGGAGAGCGGGTAGCGGCAGAGAGCGCAATCGGGGAGAAAGGGAGTGGGCCAGCGGAGTACAACGTGTTTTCTACTGCTTACGATTTTGATCGGGTTTTTGATAGGGAGGAGCGGCTCGAATGGAGCGCGGAATATCGAGCGCTACGTGAGAAGGTCGCGGACTATATCGGCACCATGGCAGCGAGCTTAGAGCTGGCTCTGGCCTCCCAGTCTCAGGTGCGTTGGATTGGGGGACAGCGCCGGGGGCGGCGATGGGATCGGCGGGCGTTACCGCGTTGGTTTTTGGGGGGAGACGATGATCGTGTTTTTGCCGTAAAAGAGCAGGGGACGGCGCTCGATACGGCGGTCACGTTGCTGTGGGATTGTTCGGGGTCAATGGGCTCTGTCCGGCACGTCACTTCAAAGTCTGTGTTAGCGCGTTTGGCGGCTGTGGCATTTCACGAGGCGTTGTTGAAGGCGGGAGTGCCGCATGAGGTGCTTGGCTTCAATACCTCTGCCAGTCCACCGGCAGAGTTGGTGGACCGGGTGCGTCGAGTGATTGCTGCGGGGGGGAATGTTTCTGCGTACAGTAGGCTCGATGAGATCGATAATCGGATGGTGCTTGTACCTTTTTCTGGAACGGATGGGCGCGCAATTTGTGCGATTGATGGGCATGGCGCCAATCGGGATGGAGAGTGTGTGCTTTGGGCTGCGCGGCGTCTTGCTGCGCGCCCGGAGAGTCGGCGGATTCTCATCGTGGGTTCGGATGGCCTACCCCAAGGGGCGATTTACAACGATACCGAATGCCGCTATCTCAAGCAGGTGGTGGAACGGATTTCGGCTGCGGGGATTGAGACGATTGGTATTGGGATTCAGAGCAAAGCTGTGAAGGAATTTTATCCCCGTTCGGTGGTGCTGCGGGATATTTCAGCGTTGCCGGGCGTGATTATGCGAGAGTTAGTCACCCTTTTGACAAGTGAGGCACATCGTGGAAGTGCAAAAGGAGCAGGTGGAGTATCTTGAGTATCGAGCAAAGATCGGAGCGCAAAAGTTGTGTAGAAGTTTGCCCGGCGGAGAGTCTGTCCTTGGATCTGGGTATCAGGAGCGTCTTTTTGATCGTGTTTTTGACGCATTTGTTTCTCAGAATCCAATAGCGGAAAGGGATTTTGAGCATTTTGTGCATTCGGTGATTTTTTTCGAGGCACGGAATATTCGTAATTTGGTTGTGCGAAGGGGATATCTTGATCTGGAATTCAGGGGATATTGTTCTGCTGGCGATGATTGCAGCGATTTTTATTGCCGTCAGTTGGAGGCCCGCTCTGACATCGAGTTGTTGCGCAAACGGCTCTCGAAATGGGATTTGGCGTTGATATCTATATTTCTGGAATATGAGAAGGTGCGTCCGGCGGCGAAGGCCTGGGCCCAACAGCGCGCAGCGGAGGGTAAGTTTCCGCGTGGGCGGAATTGGTGTGCGTATCAAATACGGCGATCGATCAGGCGGGCGCGGGAAATTTTGGGAGAATAGAAAAATCTGGATTTCTGGACTTCGCTGCGATAGGTCTGAATGCGGGCAGTCCAGAAAAATTCCAGAAAGGATCTGAGTCATGAGCATGCCAAGTTGTTACGGTCAGGTGTGGGAAGGGGTTGCGGGATCCATTTGCGTGGATCAGGGATGCGGGGTGATCGATGACTGTCTCATGCGTTTCGCCAGTGGGGTGCTAGTGGACTGGCAGCGGCAGCTGGGTGAGTCGGCCAGCGTTGAGCAGCTCTCCCAGGCCATGGCAGTTAAGCCAGAGGCGATTCAGCGGGCGCTTGAATTCCAGAAAACTGCAGGGATTATCCCGTTTGTCAAATCAGTTGTGATCCCAGCTCCGGTAGAGCAGGTACTGCCGCAGGCTTCGCCTGCAATGGTAGAGGTGGCGGTTACTGAAGTATCGGAGGTGGGGTGCCCGTCTGAAGAGCAACAGCAATCTGTTGTGGATGCTCCATTGGCGGAGGTGGTCGAGATGCCCGTGACCGCGGAAGCAACGCGGGCGCTAGAGGAGGTAGCGGGGATGGTCATTCGGAAGAAAAATAAGGGCAGGGCAAAAGCCGCGCCCAAGGGCAAAATGCCCAGGGGTACGGGGACGAAAAAGGGGGCGGCGTCAACTGTTACCCGCCGCCCCAAGTCGGCCGGGCCTGCGAAGAGTGCCAGGGTACCGGCCAAGGGCAACAAGGCGTGTGTGCGCCTTGTTGCGGCACAGGGCGCCAGCAAAAAACGGGGGCGCAAGCCGGCACAGCCGGAACAGGGTGCGCACAAGAAGTTGGAGCGCAAGTCAGCGGCGGAAGAGCAGAGCCGGCAGTGGGGCCGATCGGCAGCGATGAATCGCAGTCGGTGGCAGCGGGAGCGGGAGCGGTCATCTCTCATTGCGCAGTTGAAGCCCGGCATGAAGTTGAAGCGACTTTGGGAGGGCAAAACTCTGGAAGTCGTCTGTGTGCGGGACGGGTACCGGTACCAGGGAGATATCTATCCGACGCTTTACAGCGTGGTGATGGCGATTGTGGGGACAGTTCCCAGAAAGAAACAGAAGAAGGCGGACGGCACAATCCCTGGGGGTACGCGCAATCTAACAAACTGGTCAGCGCCGAAATTTTTCAGACTCCCCTGGATCATCGGGGGCAAGAAGGGCGCGACGTAAATGCTGTGCCGGTGGCGCAGTGGGTGCTGAATTTGACCTCGCTGCAGATGGCGCGGGTCGATTGGCCTGGGCATCCTTCACTTGCGACATTGGCGAGTGGGGATCAGATCATGCAGATACTCATCTGGGTTCCGGCGTTGAACAAATGGATGCGGATCGGGTCCCAGGGCAAAGGTATTGATGCGCATGGGACGGTCAATGTGACATTTGCGGAATTCACGTTTTTGGCGCAATCAGCTGAGCGAGGGCTGCCGTTGGATCAAGCTCTCGCTATGTTGCTGACGCGATAGATTAGGCGGTGCGGGATGGCGGTGCAGACAACCGGTTTTCACGATTACGTGTTGGAGCATCGCCGTCCCGACTGTCATTTGATCATGACGGGAGATCGCTTTGAGTGGATGATTCGTTTTCTGGAGGCAAGCCCAATATTGGTTTATGACACTGAGACAAGCGGGCTTGATTGGTTTCGCGATGCCCGGGCGTGCGGGGTAGCTTTTGGCGGAATTTCTGGAACGGAGGCCCATCAGTTTTACGTGCCTTTCCGCCATCGCACTGGCGAGCAGCAATTGGACATCGAGCGCATCTCGCCGGCGATTCGTCAGCTGCTCGCCAGTGCGAAGTTTAAGATCGGTCATCATCTGAAGTTTGATAAGCACATTTCGCATCGGGAGGGTTGGAAAATTGCACCTCCAGTCTATGACACGATGGTTGCGGCCAAGCTTTACGATGAGAATCGTTTTATCGCGCTCAAGACCCGAGCGGTCGAGGATCTGGGTCGTGAGGATGCCAAGGTTGGCGAGCGCAGAGTGGCGATGATGGTCGCGCAGCTCGCCAAGCAGCAGAAGATGGGTATCTCTGAGTACCGCTCGCGGTACGGTTACAGTCAGGTGCCGATTTGGCTGCTCGGGGAGTACGCTTGCGGGGATGTGGAGTTTACCCGGTTGCTTTGGCAGTTCTACGAGGATCCGCAGCGCTCCATCTCCCAGCGTTTCCCGCGCATCTGGGCCACTGAGATGGACTTGATCGATGTGCTTTGCGATGCCGAGGAGGCGGGGATCGCCATCGATGTGGAGTATCTATCGCGGTTGCGCCAGGAGCTGCGCGATCACCTTGCGCAGATCGAGGCTGAGATCAGGTTGTTGTTTGATGGGCGCAAGTTAGAATTGGGATCGGATGCGGCGGTGCGTCGGTTTCTGTTGGAGGAGTTACGTTGTCCGCTGACCAAGCTCACCCGCGGGGGTAAGAGCGGGGAGAAGCAGTTTGCGGTGGACAAGGAGGTGTTGGCTGAGTTTGCTCATGTGCACCCGGTGGTCCCGCGTATCGTGGCTTGGCGAGAAGCGGAAAAGTTGGCGAACACGTACACCTCGTCGATTCTGGATCGGATTGATTCCAGAAATTACCTGCATCCGGAGTTTCAGCAGGTGGGAACTACTTCGGGTAGGCTATCTTGTAGTTCACCTAATTTCCAGAATCAGCCGGTGGACGATGACGAACGGGCCAAGCGCTATTCTGGAAAGTCTCTGGAAGAGGGCGGGGTTGATCCTTGGTCTATTCGTCGGGCTTACGTGGTGGGAAGGCCGGGGTGTGCTAGATTGTTTTTTGATTACTGCCTTGCGCCGGAGACGCTGGTGGAGACGGTTGCGGGTAAGCGCCCGTTGGGCGACCTGCAAGCGGGAGACAAAGTTTATACCTATCGCGATGGGAAAATTGCGTGGGGGGCGGTGACGCGCAGCGTGCGAGTGGGATTTCTCCCGGCGTACCGGGTGACGTTTGACAATGGGGAGAGTGTGGTGGCGTCGGCGGATCATAGGTGGCCGATTCGGGTGCGTAGACCGGGGAAAGGGGGGCCGCTGGCGGAAGAGATTCGGACTACCAGCGAGTTGCAAGTTGGGGATCGGATGATTCCGATGAAGCGGGTGCAAGCTAATTACGTCCACCTCTATTCTCGGGGAGCTACGTTGTACACCAAAGAGCATTTGTTGGTGGCAGAAGCGGTATTAGGGCCTTGCCCTGCGGATTACGTGGTGCACCACATAGATGAAGATAAAAGCAACAATCATTTTTCTAATTTGAAATATGTGCCGCGGGGAGCGCATTTCAGTGTTCATGGGAGAGCGAATTACCAAAAGCAAGATCACATAAAGCGGCTGGCGGCTTTACGGGTGGGGTTGGCGGATCGGCGTAACTATGCTGGGGCGGGGAATCCCAATTTTGGGAAGCAGAAAGGCGCGCCAGTGGAGTGCGCTTGCTGCGGGAAAGTCTTTTATCGTCCGCCCAGTCATGCGGCTAAGTTTTGTTCGCAAAAATGCTATTTCCAAGCAAAGCGCGACGGGAATAATCATCGGGTGGTGGCGATTGAATTTCTTGGGGATCGGGAAATGGCCGCGATCACGGTAGAGCCTGATCATAATTTTGTATTGGGTTGTGGGGTGGTGACTTGTAACTCGCAAATCGAACTTCGCGTTTTGGCGTTTTATACTCGTGACCCCATTCTGGTGGACGCTTACTTGAAGGGCGAGGACATTCACACCCGTACTTCCCAGGAGGTGTTTGGTACTGCTGACAAGGCTTGGCGGAGGAAGGCAAAGGTAGTGAATTTCGGCCTGTCATATTGTATGACAGAGTACGGATTTTCCCGACAAGCCAAGATACCGGTCGATGAGGCGCGGGCTTATCTGGAAAAGTTTTTCCAGCGATACAAAGGTATTATGGACTTTCGCCGGGCGTTCTGGACGCAGGTGCGGGTGCAGCATGGGTACTTCGCGAATTTATTCGGGCGGCCGCGGCGGGTTACGGGCATCAGTTCGGCGGATGATTACAAGCGGGGGCAGGCTGAGCGCGAGGCTATCGCTAGCCTGGTGCAGGGGACAGCGGCCGAGCTGACCAAGGAATCGCTGGTGCGCATTGCTCGATTCTTCAAGGAACGCTCGCTGCCCGCTCAGATTGTCTCGACGGTGCATGATGAGATCCAAATTGATTGCGACTCGCGGGCGCTACCGGAAGTGGTTCTGGGGGTGAAGGCCTTGATGGAGGCGTTTCCCGAATTCGCCCCTATCCCGATCAAGGTGGATGGTGATTACAGCGCGACGAGTTGGGCAGATAAGCGAAAGTTACCAAAGGAATAGAGGAGAGATCATGGTGGTATTGGCTCAGGACCAAAAGCGCAGTGAGGCGGAGAAAGAGTGGAAGGGGGCGGATGCGCTTTACCACGAGCGGCGTGCTGTGGTGCGCAATCATGCGGATGCCAGGCGGAAGGCAAAAATGCGGGAGGGCACGGATAAGGTGGCTGCGGTTACCCGCGAGCAGCAAGCAGCGCGCGAGAAGGTCGATAAGTGGCGGGATCAGGCGCACAAGCAAATTGAGCAGGAGTTTGCGGCGAAAATAGCTGGTATCACTGCGGACAAGCATCGTGCGTGTTTGGCTATCGAGGAAGAGATTGCGCGGGTAACGCGGGCGATCGAGGACGAGGAGCGCAAAGCCATCGCGCTATTGGAAGTGGAACGCGAAGTGGCGGTGCAACGTTATTTGGGGGTGATCGATTCTTTGAAAGTGCCGGGGGTACCGGTGGAAAGCGAGTAGGGAAATGAGCGGTACTGGAAGTAGCAGGGCGACGTTGGAGGCAGCAGTGATGCGTTTGGCGACCATTCACCCGGTGAACATTTGGGAGGTCGATGAGGCCACGGGCGATGCCCGCCCTTGGTACCTGGTGGATGGGTCAATTGCGCATCAGGTGGTCATCCGGGAAGTGGAGCTGCAGGAGCAGGTGCAGCTTATCTCGGGGCAGATCATGCATTGGGGGCGGCTCGCTGCGCAGGCCAAGCGGGTTTGGGAGATTGAGGAGCGCAACTACCGAATCTGGCGGGATGGGACTTTGTTGAAGTTTGTGGGGGAGGCGGGAGAGGGCGAAAAAAAGAAAAGCCCACCGCAGTGGCAGGCGGAAGCAATGTTGCGGGCTGATCCGTTGTACCGCGTGCATCAGGTGCGGTTGGAGCGAGCGGAAGAGGCCTACAATGTTGCGCATGCAATTTTGGAAGGGTTTATGGCCAAGAAAGAAATGATGAAATCGGCTGTGATTCGCGCAAAAGAAGACGGGGCGCCCCGTCTTTCGGTTTGAAAAAATTTGGTCGCTTTTTAGTGCTGGTGACTTAACCGAGTGGAGGAATACTATGAACCAATTTGGATATCCGCCGGGGTCCGTACCACCGGTTTCTTTACAGCAGCAATGGCCACAATTCGCGGCGAACCCAGCACCTATGGGGGCGCCGGCGTACCCCGCGGTGGCGAGTCAAAGCCATCCGCAGATGGGGCCACCGGGCTATCCGGGGGCGGGCCCATTCACCCCAATGGCGACTCCTCCGGTACCTACCATGGCGCAAGCGCCTATGGCCTCGGCAGGTATCGGAGGAGTTCCTGCCTTTTACATCCCAGATGAGGAGATGGTCCGGGCCCAGTATCGCGAGTTCCAGGAGGAGGCCGCCCAGCGTGGAGGGACTCGTGCGCAGTACGTGAAATTTCCGGGGCCCCAGGGTCAGACCAAGTGGGATATGGTCCCGGCGGGGTATGCGGTGTCGTTGAATGTGTACATTTTGCCCGCATGGAAGTCTGGGGTGAATGTTTACCGGCGCGTGCGTTCACATTTTTGGCGAAGCCATCAGCATCCCAAAGGCGCGTCGATCAATTGCACGGGCCCGGAGACATGCCTGCTCTGTAAGGCGCGCGATGCGGGGATCAATTCCACGGATCCGATGATCCAGAAACGCGCCAAGGATTACGGGCGCACGCGGACCCAGTATTTGTACAACGTCGTGTTGCTGGACAACCCAACAGGGCATATCGATCGCACGGGGCAGATGCGCCCGTTTATTTTGGGCGCGGGGCAGACTTTGCACGATGCCATTCAAAATTTCATCTCTGAGCGCGGATTGATTTCTATCGTGCATCCGCTCAATGGGCGCCCGCTGAAGATCACGCGCAAAAAGACAGGCCCAAATGAGATGGATGTGGAATATTCCGTTGTGGATATGAATCCAGCGCCGTTACACCCATACTATTATCCAGCCCTGGCTGCGTTGTGGGACTTGGATGCGGAGGATAAACAGGCCGCTCCAGATCAGCAAATGCGAGCAGTACAGGAGCTTGGATTGCCGATGCCGATGGAGGCGATGGGGAGCGTGCCGGGATACACAGCGCAACCCGGGATGCCGATGGCGCCGATGGGGCCTAATCCGTTTCCAGTAGGATCCCCGACAGGCCCGGTCATGATGCCCCCGCCGGCTTTCGGGCCGCCACCGATGCCGAGCGCGCAGCAACAGTTCGGTGGGTTCCCGCCAGTTCCGCAACCGCAGTCCTATTTTTCTGGAATGGCAGCGCCGATGGCACCACCGGCTCCGTTTTCTGGAATGACACAGCCCCAGATGGTTCCGCCTCAAATGACACAGCCCCAGATGGCATCACCGCAAATGGCACAGTCGCAAATGGCACAACCCCAAATGGCAGTATCGGCACAGTTCGCCGGGATTCCGGCACAGCATACCCATTCGCCGTCGCCTATGGAGCCACCTTCGATGCCGTCTATGCCACCACCTCCGATGCCGTCTATGGGGCCTCCGTCATTCATGGCGCCGCCACCGATGCCGATACCGCCTCCGGTGCAATCGGGATCCATTTCGCCCAGTCCTTACGCCCCCCAGCCGGGGTCCGGGATGGCGCCGATGCCATTGGCCGCTTCACCATCTCCACCGGTGTCTGCTTTGGCATCTTCAGCGCTCTCGGCTCCGGCTGGAGGGGCGTTTTCGCCTCCCAATGCGGGGCCACCGATGGCGGGGGTATCGTTGCCGGGCGGGAGGGAGCGTTGCTTTGGTCGTTTTAGCGCTCAGGACCGTTATTGTCAGGAGTGTCCGCCGGATATTGGAGCCCAATGCCAGCGGACTGCCCAGGCGATAGGTGGGGCGCCTTTCGCGGCTCCATCGCTTGGAGGTTCTCCGCCACAACCGGGGGCACCTACGTTAGCGCAGCTGTCGAGTCAGTTGAGTGGGGGGAGCTAACGTGCCCAAGCGATCGAGCACGAGGCCGGCGCGCGCATCGCCTAAGCGTACACCGGTGCGCGCGCCGGCTAGGCGCGAGAGCCGTCAGCCCCAAATCCGCAAAGACGTGCTGCGAGACTATGAAGAGGCTATGGGCAAAGATGGCTCGGTTGAGGTGCTGACTCTGGCGGATGAGGGATGTTTGGCCAATGTTCCGATGCATATTTCTACTCAGTCGGTGGAGCTGGATCGGCTGCTCAATGGGCAGGGTATTCCTTGCGGGCGTTGCATCGAGATCTATGGACCACCGCATATAGGGAAAAGCACTTTGCTTGATCATATGTTTGCTTCGGTCCAGAAAATAGGAGGACTGGGGATCCTGATCGACGCTGAAGGGGCGCGGGATGTGCGGTACTCGCGCTCCATTGGCATTGATGCAGGGAGGCTACAATATCTGATGTTTGAGCGGGATCAGTTGCACGTCGAAAACATCCTGACCAAGATCATTGAGACGGTCGAATTCTGGACGGAGAAAGACCCGCAGGTACCTATCGTGATTGGGTGGGATGCCCTCGGTGGGACCGCGACTCGCGATGAGCTAGAAGGGCGGTTGGAGAAGAATGAACGCCCTGCGCAGGCTGCAAAAGTGCTGCGGACGGCATGTCGGCAATTGCCGGCGAAATTGGGGAATACCAGGATCGCTTTGGTGGTCTGCAATCACGAGTATGAGAATATCCAGATGGGGTTTATGGCCAATAAGGTGGGCAAGAAGCGCGAGACCTATGGTGGGGAGGCCATTCGGCACTTGTCGAGTATTCGGTTGCAACTATTCCCAACGGGCTGGATCAAGCGGGCTGATGGGGCGATTATCGGGCGGGAGGTGGGCGCGAAGTTGGTCAAAAATCGTTTGGGTGCTCCTTGGGGCGAGGCGCGGGTGGCATTGCTTTCTGGAATCGGGATCGATAATGTCTGGAGTATTTATCAGCGTCTTGCTGCGGCGAGATTGATTTCTGTTTCTGGCAGTTGGGCGGCGATCAATTTAGATGGCGCTGTGCTGAAGTTTCAGGGTTGGAGCGGCTTGGCGGCGAAGTGCGCGGAGGATGTCACACTATTTCCGCGATTGGTGTCGGTCTATCAATCGCTCGGGTGAGATCATGCAAGTAGTCATGTTTGATTGCCCGCCGGACTGCGGCGGGTGCAGTTGCCATATCAATCCTCCATGTACGCATTGCGTCGAGCATGCGGCAATAGAGGAAGCACCATTGGCATTGGTGGATGATCCAATAGAGCAGCTGCATCTGCGGGTGAATGGATTACAGGAGATGCTCGATGGGCTTGTCTCTGTGGTCCATACGCGCCTTGAGTGCCAGGCTGAGGAGATTGGGAGGTTGGCAGAGTTGACGCGGCTGGCGGTGGAGAAGGTGCGGGAGGCTCGCGATCGCATGGAGCACAAATACCAGCGGGTGCTAACCGCGTTGGAGAGTTTGGGTGGGGAGGAGTAGATGCCTGTCTATGATTATGTTTGCGCGCAGTGCAAAGAGTGCTGCGAACAGCTTCGCGCGGTGGAAGAGCGGGATGCTGAGATGCCCGTCTGTGGTTGCGGAGGAGTGTTGCGTCGGGTGTTGTTGGTTGCTCCTAAGTTGGGGCAAGAGCGCTATCAGATGAAGGCAGTATTGGGAGATGGCAGTCATGTGGCGGGGCATTTTGGCAAACAAGCGCCACTCTACAAGGGAGCTAAGCGATGATTGTGTTTTCAGATCTGCATCTGAGCGAGGACAGCGAAATAACGGTGTTCCAGAAAGTTTTGCCGGGGATTCTGGAAGCTGCAAAGGGGGACGATGGGGTCATCGCTTGCTTGGGAGATTTTTGGCATGTCCGGTATAAAATTCCAGTTGCTCTCCAGAACCAGGTGGCGATGTGGTTACGCGCGTTGAAGCGGGAAGGGTTCCAGCTGTATTTGTTGCCTGGTAATCATGACCAGATCAATAGCGTTGGGGAGAATGCGCTGGAGGTGTTCGCGGACCTGGATCATGTGACGGTCATCACTGAGCCGGTCTGGAATCGGTATGGGCTTTGGATTCCCTATCGCAAGGAGCGCGCAGACATAGAGCGCGCGTTGGCATTGCCAGTTCCGCCGATGGCAGCACCCCCGGTGTTGTGGCTGCATCATGGGGTCAAGGGAGCTGAGATGGCACCTGGAGTTTTAGGGGAGATCGGGATGGAGCCGGGCGTATTCGCCCGTTGGCATCTGGTGCTTTGCGGTCATTTTCACAAGCGCCAGTGGTTGGGCAACATTGTCTACGTAGGATCGCCGTACCAAGTGACTGCAGCTGAAGCAGATCAGCCAAAGGGGTATGCGATTTGGAATCCGGATACTGGAGAGTTTGTTTGGCGGGATACGGCGTGGGGAAAGCGCTATCACAATGTCGATCTCACCCAGGGCAATGCGCGGGAGATTCTACAGTCGCGGGTGGCAGTGCCGGGTGACGAGGTGCGCATTCATGGGGGGAATTCGCGGGAATCAGAGGAGTGGGTCAAGGCGTTCCAGAAATCGGGAGCGCATTGCGTGGCAGAGGTAAAGGCCGAGGCGCCTCCGCAGCGGTTAGAAGTTGGGTTGAACCCTACGTTGGAGGGTTATGCGCGCGCTTTTGCGCAGAAGGCCATCAGTCTTCCAGAAGAGGCCGAGGCTGCGATGGCTGTTTATCGGGAGATCGCTCAGTCATGAAGTTCCAGAAAATATGTTTGGCGAATTATGGTCCGTTTTTTGGTGAGCATACATTTTCTTTTTCCAGAAAAGGGTTGGTGCTCATTTGCGGGCGGAATTTGGATGATCCCCGGTGCGATTCTAATGGGGCTGGGAAATCTAGTCTCTTTGACGCTTTGGATTGGGCGTTATTTGGTAAGGTTCCGCGTGGGGATCATGTGGATTCTGTCATCCATGATTGCGCTACCTCTTGCCAGGTGCGGGTGGAGCTGGAGGATGACGGCGGGAGGCCGATCGTCATTGAGCGCCGGCGGGGCAAGGAGAGCAGCTTGCGTTTCTGGGTGGCGGGGGAGGATCGGCAAGCGCTCGATGTACGGGAGACGCAGAAGCACATTGAAAAGGTGCTGGGGGTGGATCGCGACACGTTTCATGCTGCGGTGTATTTTGGCCAGACGGATCTCATCCGTTACGCGGATTCGACCGATGCCGAGCGCATGGAGGTGCTGACCCGCATTCTGCAGTTGGAGGAGATTGACGGGTTGCTGGAGCGGACCAAGGGGCTCTTGCAAGCGCTGTCTGATCAAGAGGCGGCCAGCCGCGAGCGTCTTGCGCGTTTGAGTGCGGAAGAAGGGGTACTGCGGTCTCAAAATTTGGTGGACAAGAGCGCGGAATGGGAGGGGCGGCGGCAGGCGGATGTGCAGGGATGGGCGGCGGATCATTCGCGACGGACTAATGATTTGCTGGCGACTGAGATGCGCGTGAGAGAGCTATACCCAGCGGCACAGGCAGAGGCGGAGCGGTTGGCGGCAGAGATGGATGCGTTGGCGGCACCCCCAGTGTTGGTGAGTGACGCGAACAAGCGTTTGGCTTCAGCGCAGGAGGTCTGCGGGGTGGCTCGCTACCGGATGACTGAGGCGCAGCGGGTGCTGTCGATTTTTCAGCCGTTGGGTGAGACATGCAGTGTATGCGGTCAGCCGGTGCCGGAGGCTTTGCGCAGTGGGGAGAGGCAGAAGCGCGAGTTGGCGCTTGCTCAGGCGACGGCCGAGTATCAGCAGGCAGAGCAAGTCATGCGGGCAGCGCAGGCTGAGGTAAACCACGAGGAGATGGTGCGCGCGAGAGAGAATGCTGCCTTGGTCCAGCGTCGTCTGCAATTGCGACAGCAGGCAGAAGGGGCTCAGCGGGCGGTTCTGCAACATGAGCAAACTTTCCGCGCGGTGGAAGCTGGGCGTTTGGCTCTCGCGCAGCTTTGGGAGCAGATCCAGCGCCGGGCGATGGAGGTCAATCCTTTTGCTTCGCAGATCGAACAGACCGCGATGCGGCTAGCGGAGATCGGGGAGACGTTGGCGCGTGAGGGAGCGTGGGTTGAGGGGGCGAAACGGCGTAGGAATTTTCTGGAATTCTGGAAAGATGCTTTTGGTCCACATGGGCTCAAGAGCTACATTTTGGATGCGCGGTTGCATGATCTTACGGAGGCGGCCAATCGTTGGGTGCAGCAGTTGACCGGGGGGGTTTACTGGGTCCAGTTCCAATCTCAGCGGCAGACACGGGGGAAGAAGATCGTCAATGCTCCGGAGGTTCGGGTGGCGCGCTGGCAACCAGATGGCACGATCACTGAGCGAAACTATCGATCGCTTTCGGGCGGGGAGAAGCAGCGGGTGAGCTTTCCGATTGATTTTGGCCTGTCGCATTTGCTCGCGAGCCGTTCGCGGCAGCGGTATGATTTGCTGTTGTTAGACGAGGTTTTTCGCCATCTCGATCGCACGGGCAAAGAAGCGATGGTTGAAATGTTGGAGTTGCTTGCGAGGGAAAAGGGAGCGGTCTACGTCATTGAGCACGATGCTGAGATGCAGGGGCTCTTTGAGCAACGGGTGGTGGTCGAAAAGAAAAATCGCTGTAGCGTGATCCGAGAGGAGACTAGCCATGGGCAACATGCAAAAGAAGAGAAACCAATTACAGCGGCGCTTGAGCACAGTGTACCAAGTGGTGCCATTGGTCAGCCCCCGATCCACCGACCCGTACAACGCACTCCTGTGCCCCGGTGAGGACTACCAGATCCAGGGAGAGGTAGCGGATTACGTGGTCGTTTCTGTGCCGACTACCATGAGCCAGAATTCTGCGGAGGCGTTGCGCAAGCGATTGGCCGAGGCCATTCAGCGTCCGATTATCATGGTCACTCACAACATTCATTTTCTGCGGGCGCGGAAGTTGCCTTTTGCCGAGGCGCGGAAAGTGATCAACCGCGCGGAGGTGGGGCTTGAACAAGTTACCCGGGCCATGCTCGCCAATCAGACAGCCAGTGAAGAATCAATGGGCGCCCAAGCCGGCGAGCCCTCCAGTTCTGGAGCCATCCCAGTGCCAGAAATCAGCGGAGCAGGCGACTGTGGGGATGGATGTGGTGATGGGGATCGATCCGGGGTTTGCATCGATGGGAGTGGCGGTGATCGGGCGCTCGAATGCGGGGGCGCGGATCCAGCTGCTGCATCTGGGGACAGTATCGACGGCGAAGGCCACAAAAAAAGCGCGGGTGAATCTGCGGGCGACCAATGACGATCAGCGTCGATACGATGAAATTTACGATGCGATCGAAGCGTTGCGGCAGCGTTACCGCCCTACTGCGGTAGGGGTTGAGGCGTATCATCCCTATGTCGAAGCTGCGACTGGATGGAAGACGGCAGTGGTGTACGGCGGGATTATATTTTGGGCGAGGGCGTCCAATATTTATTGCGCGCCTTACATCCCTCAGGACCTGAAGCGGCGGTTTTGTGGCAATCAATCGGGCAGCAAGCTTGCGGTGGCGTCCGTGGTTATGCAGTTGATCGTGGGCGCTCCGGAGGCGTATCTTGCCACGAATAAAACGCAGCGGGAGCATGTGGGGGACGCTTTGGGGCATGCGGTTTTGGTGTTAGAGGAGATCGATCGTGTGCGAAAAATTGTGCGAGGGATGCCATGATATTTTTGCTCAACCCGGCCAGGGTCCTGTTGGAGAGTCTGGAGCTTGCGCGTCTGAAGCTTGCTGCGCGGACCAATACTGTTCCAGAAAAAGTTACTGCACGATTGGAAGTGAACGATGGTAAGATTATGCCGGTGTTCCAGCTTTCTTGCGATATCGCTGGAGCCTTGGAGAAGGAGTACATTGAGAAGTTGATGCGCGATATCTGGAAAGAGGGACAACCAGAGTTGATCGAGCGATTGCGCGGATTGTTGGAGGTGCGCTATGGGTGCGGCCCATCCAAAGAAGCTGAAACGGGTGAAGATACCCAAGGGACCAACGTTGAGGAACGAGGCGGTGAATCAGTTCGGGGTCTCGACATGCGTTGAGACGGCGGCGATTGGGCTGGCGGAACCAAGCAAAGAGGTCCCGGGGTATTTGTGGTTGCGTCGGCTTGCCGAGGTCCAATACGCGACGAGTCGTGAGGGCATCACGGTCGATGAGATGGCGCGGGATCCGCTCTACAGCAATTTAAGTAAGATGACCTTGCAGCGTTGGAGCTGCGAGGATCGTTGGGTCGAGAAGCGGCAGAAATATTACGAGGGCATCAGCTGTAAAATACAGGCCAAGATCGGCCAGGGCATGATGCGCGAGCAGTTGCGCGCGCTGAAGGAGATTCAGAGTCTCGGGGCTGAGATTCTGGAAAAGCTTCGAGACAAGCAGGTGCGGGTGGGGACGTATGAGGGGCTGGTGACCGCCTATTTGAAGCTGCTTGATTATGAGACCGAAATGCAAAAAAAGGTCTCCAAGGAAGTGGTGCACGAGAGGGATGGCGGGGTACGCACGGATGGAGTGAAGGTGGCGGCGTCGCTCTCCGAGGCCGAGGCACGGGTAGCGGTGGATACAATCTTGAGGATGCGTCGAGACCAAATCCGCGCGGCTGCGCCCTCCAGTGCTTTGCAACGTGAGGCGGCGAAGAAAGGCGATATTGTTTGATTTCGGAGGTAGCATAGCGATGGGACGAGGTAAGCGATGGACCAAGCAAGAGGAGCAGGCGCTACTGCATGGTGTAGGCGTATATGGAGTTGCTTGGTTCCAGAAAAATACTGGAGATGCGCTCGATTGGCCGGCAGCGCCAAAGGGTAGGACGCGTCGGGCGGTTTACTCGAAAGCCTATCGGATGTATGGGATTGGGGGTTTGAGCCGCGGTACCTACACATTGCGGCGTTTGATTTGTGAGACTGGATATGGCCCCAGCCATTTTTACCGCGCGATGCGCGCTTGTGGGCAAAAATGGAAACGCACGAGCGTTCGTGGTAGATACTTGATTTGTGAAGATCAGGTAGACGAATTACTGGCGTGGCTGCGTCAAGATTATTGGGGTAAGCGGCATCGATTGTATCGGTGCAGTTGGTGCGGGGTTGAGCATCGGCGGCACCATGCCCAAGGGCTCTGTCGCAGGTGCTATCAGCGGTATGCCCAACGGTTGTGGCGGGCTGGACTGCCGATTGGGCGAAAGGAGTTGAGCGTGGAACTTAGGAAAATGGCGCAATGTGAGCAAGTAAGTGATTTTTTAGCTATGGCAATGCGTCATGCTCAACGAGGGTGGGCAATCCCAGAAGAGTCGCTGCGGCGGTTGATTAAGGAGCGGCGCCATGCTGATTGACCTGGACGAACAGGAATTGGGGCTACTTGTGCGGGTTGTGAGCTTGGCCAGGCACGCCGAGGTGGTGTTATTGGATTGCACAGCAGAAGAGCAGGCGCGCTTGCGTGAGTTAGGGGGGAAACTCGACCAAGCGCGAAATAAGGAGATGGATGGTGGATCTACGAGTACAGGAGTTGGTGCGGATAGCTGATCGGATGGCGCTCTACACCTTGGAGTCTGCATCCGGGAATACGGAGCGCGCGCATCGTGAGGCGATCGTGATCGCGTATCTTACGCTGCAGATGTTGAAGCTGACTTACCCGCAAAAAAATGTGACAAAGGTTTTTGAAGCGTTGCAGGAAGCTGAGGGAGTGATGGATTTGCTTGCACGCCCTAAGGGAGTCGTCTGATGGATTTGGGGCAGGCCATCAAAACAGTGCTGCGAATTTGCCCCAAGGAACAGCACTATTATCGGTCTGTACGGTTTTTTCCTGGCAGTGATGGGGGTCCGGATACGGTTTGCGCTACCGATGGCATGTGCACTTTTGTTTGCGCTTTGCCCTCTTCTGGATTGCCCAATGCGCTGCTCTCTGCTGATTTGCTCAAACGTGCTTTGGCAGGCGGGACGGCGCCATTGGCGCTTACGGCTGCGCCTTATGGTTGGGTGACTGGGCAAGTAGGTGGCGCTACTTATCAATTTCCGGGTATCGATTTTGCGAACTATCCTGGCATCCCGCAAATACCGCAGTGGTCTGGGAGGATCGATGCGGAGGATATCGCTCATGTGGCGGTGGCGGCCGAGAAGGCGGGTGGGGAGCTGGATTTGATTCGTTTTGGTAACGGTTTTTTGGAGGCGACCGATCGCGCGCAATTCATTCGCTTGGAAGTTTCCGCGGCTTTTGATGCGGTAGTTCCTGCGCGTTTGTTTGCGGGGTGGAAAGACGGCATGGTGTGGATGGGCAAAACGGAATCGACGGCGTTTTTCGCCCGTGATTGCGAGCTACGTTTTGCGGCGCTCCAAAAAAATGTTTTTCCGCATACTGAGGATACGCCAGATGAGCATATGGGCCCGTGGGCGCTGTTGCCGACAGAGGCATTTGCGACGGCGATCAAGCGGGGAGCGGCAGTATCGCGTTTTCATGTAGTGGAGCTATCTTTTGCGGCGGACAAGGTGACGGTACGGGCCCTCATCGAAGATCGCTCCAAAGGTGATAAGCTATACCTGGCTGAGGTGCCGGTGCTTGGTGGCGTAATCGAACCTGAAGTGATGGTGTTGTCCGGGAGGGTTTTCTATCGCATTCTCGGTCTGATCAAGACGCCTAATGTGAAGGTTGGTTACGGCGGTCCGTTGCGCCCGGTGCGTGTGGAATCGGCGAATTGGTTTGCGCTACTGTGGCAGATGACCATTTGAGCATCATCGGAGGTGCGCAGTGGCAGACGCGACGGAATTTTTCGCGCAATTGGGAGAGTTCTCGCGGCGGGTTTTTTCTATGCTGGGGCTTCAGAACACGAGTAGTCCGTGGGTCACTGGGGTTTTTCCTGAGGGGCAACCCACTGGGGCGGTGTTGCATTACACTGGTTCTCGTGATGCTTACTCCACGGCTCTTTGGTTTATGAATCCAGAATTAGAAAGCAAGGTATCGGCGCACGTAATTATTGGCACTGAGTGGCCGCAGGGGGTGCGCGAGCGGCATGCGCATGATTTGCTTTTGGTGCGCGAGCTGCCGACGATGGTTTTGCAATGTGTCGCTCCCAACGTCATCGCGCATCATGCGACCTGGTGCAATCGGCATTCGGTTGGGTTGGAGCTGGTGAATTGGGGTGAGGTGCGTTTTAATTCTGAATTGGGTTGGGTTGTGTACCCACAGGGTTGGACCAAGCGTTATCAGGCGCGGGGCAATGACTTCCCGCAGTCTGCGTTGAAGCGTTATTGGGAACCCTACTCAGCGGCACAGGTGCGTTGCGCGGTCGAGGTGCTGCGTTGGTATCGGCGGTGGATGGGAGGCCGGATGCGCCCGGAATGGGTGCTTGGGCATGAGCAAGTGCAGGGTGTGGCTACTATTGGTGCTACTGGCGATAAGCGGGATCCGGGTCCGTTGCTGCCGTTACATGATATGCGGTTGGCCGCTTTGGGTGATGATGTGGTGGAGCAGTTGGGGTGGTTCCAGAAATTTTCGTCGGATCCGTTATACGCCAGCAAAATACGCGATGGGATGCTGATCGATTGGTATCTCGGGCATCCTGGCGCGGTGGTGGGGGAACGCGCTTTGGATGTGGCGCAGAAGCGATTTGCGGCGGCGGTCTATGAGTTGGGGACGGCAGGATCATGGAAAGCTGCTTTTGGTGCGTTGGGCAAAACGTGCTTGCGGTTGCTGGGTTATTATATTCC